CAACTTTCCACAGCGTCTTAGCGTAATCTCCTTTGTACCCTCGGTTTCCCGATATTTATTAGGGGAGTAGACTATATCTTCATCCCAATGGGATGGCTGGCACTTCGGGAATAGGACTTTCACCCATTCCTTACTCCCTTACGGGATAGTCGTTGCACCTTTCCGATTTCTCGGCTTGGCACAGGATTGACTTGATAATTGCTTAACCGTAAACACGAATATGTCTACGAACTGTTTCTTCTTTAATATCATACTCTTGAGCTAACTCAGAAATTTCTTTACCGTGTGTAAACTTGTCTACAATTTCTAAAATTTGCGCTTTAGTTAATCTTTTCTTTCGATGCTGTGAATAGTTTTCGTACCATTCTTCCCATCCATCTACTTTAATCGCACTATAATTATTATTAGAGATAATACTATTAACACCCTTATAAGGAATTTCCAAGCAAGAACAAATATCTTTAGATTTAACTCCTGATATTAACATTTGCTTAACTTGCTTCGCTTGCTCAAGAGTTAAAACATCATTTTTTCGTATTGGATGTTTACCTTTTCTCGTCTTAGACATTTTCTTGCGAGTTTCTTCACTTGCCTTACTGCCAAGTAATCGTTGACGATTTTTTTCTCCTACAAGTTTTCGCATCTCAGGAGTCACATACCGAATCAAATCATGGGGCTGACCACCTTCTTGAATAGAATAGCACCCAACAGTATTCCGATAACGCTCTATCCAAAATTTTTCTCTTTCGTCCAAATTATCTTTTGTTGTAATTTCAACCACTTCAAAAGAAAAATTATCTTTACCGTATTTATTCCAAGCATTTTGTAAATATTTATTATCATGCGAATTATTTTTTAATTTCCATTGATGATGCCAATATCTACGTTGAAAGTTTTGCCCAGTTTGTCCAATATAAACTTTTCCGTTCACTAAATTCACAATTTTATAAATACCGATTTCTTTCTTAAACTTTGATTCGTCTATAAAAATCATTATTATCACCCCTTTCTATAATAAAATAAGCAATTATTTTAGTTTTCCCCTGTTAGCCATTGTCTTAAACATCATTTCCTATGTTTCCTTAGCGTGACAATGACACCTTGCATTTGCAAGTTCACCAGCTAAATTTTTCTATATGTTGCCATATAGCGTGACTATTATTTAATCACTTGATTATTGATATAAGTAAACAATTTAACTGTTTTTAAAGCATCTTCATAACTTTTTGCAAGATTTGAACTATTCCAAACCTTAGTAATCTGATTACTTACAACACCAATATTGCCGCCAGTATAGGCTTTAACCATACTGTGATAAATGTTATCAGGAGTGATACTGCCAACTTTCGCTTTTTTAAGGTCATAAGACATTGGCACAATACCCTCCATATTGCGCTTTGCAATCGAAGTAAGCAATTTATCTTTAACAACTAAAGATTTATCACCATCATTATCAAACATCAGATAGCGGCTAATCAAATCATGGCAACTGGTGTACACACATTTCGTTTCCCCAAACCACTTGTTCAAATCTTCATTCTTTACATTTTTGCGAATCGCCCATTCACGGTACAAGTGTGGGCTTCTCAAGCAAGCAACTTCATCACCATTACTAAATTGCGTAGTAAACACTTCACCGTCTTGAAGCAATCCTTTTGGGTTCGCTTCGTCAAGAAACAGCCATTCACAAAACGCATATAGGTCAGGAGATAAAAAGAGATATTTACCATTCACTCTTAAACGTCCTGATTTTGCTTGTTTAATCAAACTCTTTTTAGTTTCTTTCAAAATATCACGGCTATACTGGTCACGCATAAGTTCTGGATAAATCATTAACGCTTCTTGCACATAACTTGGATTTTTGTTATATGAAGTTGCGCCAATCAATTTCATAGAAGTTTGAAAATCATTGCCAATAGCTTCAATTTCTTCGACTGTTTCTTTAGTCAATGTAGCAATTTCTTCGTCGGTCATATCGGTAAGTGTTTGAAGCATCTGATAATTGATTCTGGCACGAGGAATATCTTGTTCTTCCATGTTACAATAGCATACTTCGCAACGATATTGCTTGAACTTTTGTTTGTAATCTTCCCATGATTGGTAAAACTTATACATCTTAAACTGACTTTTTGTGAAAATATATCGAATATCTTCAGCAAGAATATCATGGTCTTGACCATAAATATCAGTTACTATTGCTTTGCCATTACATTTTTCTTGAATAAACTTATCAAAAGGAAAATATACAAGCAAACCCTTGACCCACGGAGCGCGAACCATTCTTGTAGGTTTATCCAACATTATTCCGCAACCGTCCATATGAGGAATCATTGTGCCTGTAATTTTTCGTTCAATCGTATAGTCAATAGAAATATGGTCAACTTCGGACTGAACTTCGGTTTCAAAATCATCAACTACAATCGACTTATCAATATCAAAATCTTCCCAAACATCTGTAGCTGAATTGCCAAGAGCAAGATAAGCAAGAAACTTATTCTCATTTGTGCCACCAGCTTCGTTGATTTCTTCAACGGTTAGTCCGCACATCATTCGCATCTTAATACGATTAAAAGTTGATTCTTTTATAAAAACTGCTTTCTTTGTGCGTATTTGCCCTGCTGAAGCCGTAAGAAAAATATATTTTTCTCCGTTATATATAAACCCATCACGAACAATGTTATGAAATACTTGAAAAAAATAAACGCTGATAACAAAAATATCTTCAGACAACTGATTGTGTTCAATTCCAATAGCGCGAGTAAGCGAACTAACAAACAATGAAATAACATTTTTATCCTTCAAAACTTCTGGATTCATTGTGCGTGGTTCGGTACTTTCCAGACGCTTATTGAGTAATTGTTCAAGTTGCTCTTTTTCTTTCTTGATTACTCGATTGATACACGCTATGCCCCATGAATAATTATTTTCTTTTTCTTTGTACTTGCGATTAACCGCTCGTAGCTTATATAACTTCAATAAGCGCTTATGGATAAATTGCTCGGATTCATCATAAAATGCGTCCGTACCCACCGAATAAGCATGAATTTGATTTGTTAGACTCATTGTTGCTCACCCTTGTACTTTTTCTTTAATCGTTCTTGGCGCTTCTTTTCCATCTCTTGATGTTTTTGTAAGCGCAAGCTATATGTATCATCCAGATTTTTCTTTGCTGGACGTTGCTTTTCTTCGACAATATCTTCGGAATGATATTTGTTATAACTCATTTCTGACCAAGCCAATATTCTCACCTCGATTCTAACTAAAAATCAGTTATTTATTATAACTATTGTAACACATTTTTACAAAAAAGTCAAGTCATACTCCGTTCATATTTTATTTACAAATTGTTTACAATTTAGGACTTGACTTTTTAACAAATATGTGCTACGCGCACGCGTTATAATATATAAATATATTATAAATATATGTACTACGTTAATCAAAGATTAACTGCGTATACACTTTAACATACTAAAGCGTTAAATTACTAAAGTAATTAATGCTTGAAAATTTTCTTTTAGTTATAAAATGACGGCTTTAGATATATATAAGGACTGCGTAAGCAGGACTTATATATAGATAAAATGGTTTTTTATAACTAAAAGAAAATTAAATAAAAGAAAAGGTTTGTTTCGGTTTAACCAAACTCGCCAATTTCGGCGCTTTAATCATACCGCTCTTCTACACTTTCGTCAACCCCTTCACTTGTTTCTTTTACACAACAGTTGTTTCCTTTGCTTTCAGCTACGAATTTTCCTTTTCGCATTTCACAGATAAACTTTCACTACCCTTGCTACTCAAATAAAAAATTTCGTGCTTTGACCAATGATTACTATTGACTTCAAGCCAACAGTGTGCTACACTGTCTTTAAGAAATCATAAAAGGAGTAATTATCATGGGATTGTTTGATGCGCTATTTAAGCGCGATGCTCTCGCTAAAGAAATCCAAAGTCTTGAAATGCGCAGAAACTCATTGCTTCACGATATTGCCGACCAAGAACGGTTAAAGACTGATACTGAAAACAAGGTCATGTCTGAACTTCAGCATCTTGAAGAATTACAGTCTGCCACTGGCGCTCTAAACGGTTATGTAGAAATGCAAGACATGGGTTTAGAATATACTCCATTGGACACCAATAACGAAGAAATTACCAAAAAGATTGTTGCTATTGAAAGCAACATTGCAAAAATGTATAATAATGCGACTGTATGCAAGATTATTCGTACTTATACTTTGAACAATAGTGTCCCTAAAGGGGTAAAAATGCAGAAAGAGTATAGTAATAACCTGCTTGGAGCATATAATAATTATTTTGAAAAGAAAAAGAAAGCTGTTACAGAAAATAATTATTCACGCACGATTGAACTATTAGACAACACTTATAATCGTCTTAACAAACGTGCGGACACTCTTGGTACGGCTATCAATTATGAATATCATGCGCTGTGCAAAAAGCTAATTCGATTATATCTTGACTTAAAGTTGGCTAAAGAAAAACAGCGTAAAGAACAGCGCGAACAAAAGCGCAGACTTAAAGAGCAAGAACAGCTTATCATCGAAATGAATCGCTTAAAGAAAAAGTTAGAAGAAGAAAAGAGAGCTATGGATATTGCTTTTGATAAAGCTCTGACAGACGAAGAACGCGAAAGCATTAAAGAAAAGATTGCTGATATTGATAAGCGTATGGCTGACGCTGATTATCGCCTTACTAATACTAAGTCTGGCTGGCTTTATGTTATTTCTTCTCCAAGCCTTCCCAATCTTGTGAAAGTGGGTGTGAGCAGGAGAGAAAGCCCGTGGACGCGAGTTCGAGAACTGTCCAGTTCCAGCTTGCCTATTCCCTTTAAGGCACATTGCTTCGTATTCTCCGATGATTGCTTTGAACTTGAATCAGCAATGCACAAATATTTTGATGCACAAAGAGTAAACAAAGACAGAGAGTTCTTTGCAATTACGCCACAGCAAGCTATTGACGCTCTTAAAGACCATTTCAAAGTTGATATTTGGTATGTCGATGATGAATACGCGCCAGATGAAGATTAAAATACCACTTGCATTTTTATCAAATTTATGGTATAATTAGATTATCAAAATATAGCGTAAAAAGAAAAGAGGTAAATGCAATGAAAGAAAATGTAAGCACAATAGAAGAAAATAAAATCTATTCTTCTCCGAAACTTTATAAAATTTTTGTAGAAGTTTTAAATCATATCTGTAAAACTCCCAGACATTATTTCAACGCTGAAGATATGAGTACAGCTTTTAATGATATTGGTGTTCTTAGCGAATTAGCGCTTGCAAGCAAAGATAAAGAATTGATTGACCTTGTAGATAATTTTAGAGAATATCTTATTCTTATGGATAATTGTGAGTTCAAAGAAGATGAATTTTTATATCATCATTTATTTGATATTTATGGTCAAGAAGTAATAGATTATTGTAGTTGGGGAATGTTAATTGAAACCACAGAAGAATCTCTGAATAATGGAAAAGACATCCCTGATAAATGGGTAAAAATCAATGGAAAACTCGCTCCTGTTGAAATTAAATTTGGACAATTTAATAAAGCGGCTATCAAACAACTGAAGCGATATATGACAGTTTATAATGCTGACTATGGTATTGCCATTGGCGATTGGTCAGACGATTTATATGACGTTAATGACAATATTCTCTTTATTGAAAAAGACCTGTTTCGCAAAAAATATATTAACAATGGTTACAAATGCTAACTATTAACAATTTGTTCACAATTTAATTATTGACTTTTTGCCTAAATTATGATACACTAAAAACAAAGACATAAGGAGGTCTAAGCTATGGCAGACGCTATCAACCCTTCACACTATAAGCAAGGTAAAGTCGAATGTATTGACGCTCTTGAATCAGCAACAGCAAATAAGACTGGACTTGAAGCTGTATGTGTGGCAAATGTAATCAAGTATCTTTGGAGATACGAAGCTAAAAACGGCTTGGAGGATGTTCGGAAAGCGCAATGGTATCTCGCCAAGTTGATTGATTATCTTGAGCACAAGGAAAAAATTGACGCAATGATTGCTGAATCAGATGCCGAAGAAGAACTGATTGACCACTTACCTATAACAGTATCCTACGCTAAATAAAAAGGAGAATTAACTATGCGAATGATTCTATGCTCAACTTGCGCTAACGATATGCTGGCTGATAAGCTATATGCTTTCACTAAGAAAGATAAGTGTCAATGTTGTGGTAAGAAGTGTCAGTGCGGTACATACAATGTAATTGTTGAAGAAAAGAAAGAAGAGGTTACTGCATAATGGCGTTTGAAACTTCTATTCTTAAAGATAGTGACCATAATTACCTTGAATTTGGTACAAACGAACGTAAATATATCAATCATATTTACAAGCTAAGAGAACAATATCCAAACGATGTTGAAATTGTGGCTAAAAACGCTGATGGCTATGTATATGCTCGTGTTCCTGCAAATTGGTTTAGAGCACCAAAGCCACCAATTAAGCGTGAGTTCACCGAAGAGCAAAAGGCGCAAATGGCTGAACGAATGAGAAATATCCATAAAAAAAATTAACATAAAGGAGAAATTACTATGGCTAAGAAGATTGCTGAAGAAACCAAACAGGAATTTAAGCTGATTTGTACTTCCATCAATAACGAAGGTAAGACTATTCCAGTAATTGTCGGTGGTACAGTAGAAAATGGTAAATGGGTAGACCCTCATGACATGACTTCTGAAGCTATCCAAGCTGTACGCGATTATCTTTTTGCTCAGATTGAGAATGAAGATAAGGGCAGTGGTTATCAGTGGAGACGCGAAGATGGCAAGTATGTTAAGCTGATGCTTACTATTGAAGATGAAAGTGCTGACGAAGCGCCAACTGACGAAGCTGAAGTACAGGAAGATGTTGGTATGGTATCTCAACAGCCAGCCGAAGATACAATGTACGCTACTGCTGAATAAGGAGAATTATGATGAGCCATCGCCCTGATTGCGTTCATCTTAAAGATAATTCATATAAAATCACAATACCATTTATTTTACCTTCATTGAATACTTATATTGTTCAATGCTATCAAGGAAGTTCAACTGCTCAGAGTTTTAAGCAATCTTGGGAAAACAAGATAAAGCGATATTTCAAGCCTTTGGATAGCTTAGAGCATTTAAGTATTTACATCATATATCATTGGTATGAGCCTAATCAGGTACGAGATAAGTCAAATATATGCTCTTTTGGAATGAAAGTTATCGAAGATGCCTTGATTAGGTTTCATATCATTGATAATGACGGCTGGAAGAATGTAATAGGGTTTGAACATGAGTTTCAAGTTGACACAAAGCGTCCCAGAGTTGAAGTTGAAATAATGGTAATAGACTAAGAAAAGGAGTGTTCCCTATGAGAACATTTAGCATTATCAAACCACCTCGCCACTTGGGGGGGGCATTGGTTAAGTAATCGACTGCCGAAAGGTGGTGATTGCTGATGAATGTTATTGTTGCTGGTAAGCAGGAAAAGCAAGCAGGAAGTTTGGTGTTTAAGACTGAACAAATAGCTGATTTATATAATACAGATTATACTTTTTATACAAATATAACTAATAAGTATATTAAAGTTGTGACAAAAAATAATTTAATTTCTATTATTTGTGCTTTTTGTACTGACCCGGCTGCCCTTAAATATTGGTTTTGCTTCTATCCAGAGCCTTATAATAATACGGTTTGGACGCGATTTACGAGACCTACCAATAATAGTTATGTAAATATAACAATGTACAATAATGACCAAGATTTTTTAAATCTAAATGATTATTATACATCTATTGAACTTGGAACACTCGAATAAACAAATAACTATGACGGACTAATGCTAAAGACCTTGAATAATATCAAGGTCTTTTTCTTTTGCTTATTCCTTTTCTTTTAGCGATTCTAAATAGTTAATCTGCTTCAACACTTCTTTGAAAATAACTGGTGGGTGCAGGTCAATATTATAATCTACAAATTTATCACGTTGCATAATAGTAAAGTCGCTATCAATAACTTCGTCACCTTGTTTATCATAAGTAATACCAATATGTTTACCTGTAAGAATTTTCGACTTAGACTTGCTATTGACTTCTTGTAAAGCATTAAGTTGCTCATTCACATTCTTTAACTGTTGTAAAATCCATTCGTCTTTAGACGGCTCATAAACAGTAATGCGCCGAAGTTTATAATAATCGCCCTTACCTTCAAAATATTCACTGGTAATTTCATCGAGGTACTTTTCAAAGTTCTCCCAAGTCTTGATTGAAACCCATTCTCCTCCCCAGCTTCTTGGCAAACAATGATTAACGGCTTGGTTGAACAGCGCCATACATTCTTTATTTAATTCAGTTTCTCTCGGCACATCATGCTTAGTTATATACATACCATACTGTCCTCTATGATAACGATATAGTCTAAAGCCAAATCCCGTATGAAACGTCCCACGAATAACCATCTTTTCAATCTTTCTTTTAACCCAGACTGATAGCAAACGGTAAACTGGCATGACCATATCCGACATATAAAGCAGGTTCTTATCAATTTTGTTTAATGCCTTATAGTCGATACAATAAGCGAAATTTTCATTAACTGCTCCAACGGTCTTTAGCAACTCCATATTAGATAGATATAAACTTTTGCCATTATTATTTAAGAATGCTTGAAAGAGCGCTGATTCCATAGACAACTGAATCCGCATGACATTAGAATTTAAGAAATCCATACATGGCTGTAAGTAGCTAAAGACTTCAGTAATAGTATATCGAGTTGGGCTGGAACTAATATCAAAATTACAGATAACCTTTAGGTCGTTTAATTGCGCTGTTTTAGAATTGCTGGACTTCTTCGGCAAGTTCAATGCTTCACATAGTTTAGAATAAGATAACGGCTGGCCTTGTATCTTTCTCAAGTTGCCAATAAACTTTTCTAATTCTTCTCCTTTCATACTTTCTATTGGATTCTTTTTTGGTTCTCTCATATAGAAACCTCCTTTTAAATTTTTGGACATAAGACAAAATATGTCGTATTACCTATACTGGCTAAAGCCGTTTTAATTTTTGGACATTTTTTGTATATATATCATAGCCCTTGTTATATAGACATTTTTTGTCCAAAAATTCTTAACGGTTCTGCCACTCCTTAAAACTCATGAAAAACCACAGATAATTTTAGGTATATTTTTGTTGTTAAAACAACGTAACTTTAACGCGCATCTTAATTTGACACACATTATAACATTATCACAAACTTATTATAACAATATGAATAAATTGTAAACATTTTATTAACTTTTCTTTTATTTAAAACTCGTTTGAAAAATATGTGAATTTAGATAAAAAGTCGTTTGAAAAATATGATGGTTTAGGTGAAAACTCCCTATAAAAATATGACGGAATTTCAAGGGGAAATTTGAAGGGTTGAAAATGGTGAAAATGACCGATTGGAATAGGGAAGGAAAGGCTGGTGAATGGGCAGGGGGTGGGGTAGGAAGAGGAGCGAATGGAGAGGAAAGAGGAGGGAAAGGGGGTGGTAAAATATGGGGGAAATGGGAGTAATTAGGGGTGGTGTGTTGGTAAGGACTAATGCCGAAAAAAGTTCCAAAAAATGGTTCTTCATCCAGAATTTACCCCCTCTTCAGAATGGAAAATGTTGGTAATCAGCACCGCATAATTGTGATTATATGGTAAATCTGATACCCTCCCCCCTGCATTCCTACGGGAATATAGGGATATAAAGCAATTTCCTAAAATCCTATATGAATACAGGAAATTGATACAAGCTGACAAAAAGTCGCGTTTTTGCAACTTCTCGCGCGTGTATATTACGATTTTCTTCTTTTCTGGTATAAACTCCGCACTTTCCCCCTCATTCCCCCTTCTATCTCCTCTCCATCTCCTTCCTATATAGTATTCATCTCTACATCTAATCACCTTGTAACCGACTTGTAACCATCTTACATTCTATCATCAATCATCATCACTCTTTATTCATCGTCTTGCATATTCTTGCACTTGCTCCTGCTCCTCCTCTTCCTCTCTTTATTGTGTACTCATATAGTATATGTTTATTATATACTCGTTCGGTATACGTTTGTCATGTGTGTGTAAAGTATACAATAATAGTATACATTCTATTGTATACTATGATAGTATACATTAAAGTGTACTTGTCTGATATATAATTATTGTATACTTATCTGGTATACATTCAAACGGCAATCGTATACTAAAATGATATACAATAATCATATACAGAAATAATATACATTAACGCGAACGTGTACTATAAAAGTATATAATAGAGCCGTTATAATGTGTATCGTTTAAGTATACTTTAGTTATCGTTCGTTCTGTCTGATATAGTACAACGAATACGATAATAGACATTTATATATTTAAATGTATATTATCGTTCACGTTGTTCTTTATCTCGTCTCATTTATGCAATAGTAACAAATATAAAGTCCTACTTTTATATAACATTACTAAATAGCACAGAAAACGCACAATCAATAGGCAAAGTATACAAAATTAAAGCGCTGTTTTTGACAAATCGAAGCCCGTGCGCTTTTCAGAAAGTCCGCATATAAATTCACGTTTGAAGTCAAAAAGCGCATACAGGGCATTCTCGCGCCAAATAGGGGCATATGCAATGTTATTGATACGAATTATCAATAATTTTCTGTCAAGTAGTAAAATATACAAAATGAAAGGCGTGATATTATATAAGATTATTATTGACAGGTTTTAAGAGTGGAATAGATGTCTATTGATATAAAGTATCAATAATAATCAACAGGATGCGGCGAGAATGAAAAGTATACTAAAATAGTATACGTTCTCTATTATGTATTATATAGTATAAAATATTATACAAAAGAGAAATAATAATTTTATGTAGTTTGACGAAGAAAAAGTCTTGTGTTATAGCTTACGTCATGTTATACTTAGTATGCCGAAAGGGAAAAGACAATAAATAAAATACCGACTTTTGAAAGGAGTCAATCAATTATGTTAAATTTTGGTATCTGCGCGTCTCTCGTTTCTGCTCTTATTGCTGGCAACGTTTCCACTTCTGCCGCTCCTACCGCATGGAGTGATGACAGCTTGCGTATTGAACACGCCGTCGAGGTCGTATCTGTTGACCGTGGTTTAACCTATCTGGAGACAGAGGACGGCAACGTCTGGGGCGTGTATGGAGAACTGGATGCAAGCCGCCTTTATGCTGTCGTGTTTGATACTCGCGGCACGGACAATATTGAAGATGACCGTATTTTAACGGCTATCGCTATGGATTGAAAGAGAAAGAGGGCTTTAAAGCCCTCTTTTTTTCGTGTCTATCGCTATTTATGCAGTTTTGCTATATATCCATTGAGTTTATATCGAAAATTGAACAATATATACAAAATTAGAAAATCGTGATTGAAAATGGTTGACGGATTGCAGAACGTGTGATATTATTAGGACAAGCTAAAGCGAAGGGAGTAATAAAAATGAAAATGAAGAAGATTATGAATAATGTAGCACTTCAGACTGTCGGCTATGTCATTGGCGGACTTGCGAACGTATGTATTTATGTTCGGGAAAATGGTTATCGGAAACAGGAAATTTACAAAGGTCAGTATAAGGGTTTTGTATATGGTGGAATGAACAAATACGCATATTGTAAAGTTACTGAGCTTTACGCAAATGAAAATGTGCTTTATATTGGAATTGAAGAGTAACGAAAAAGAAAAATAAAAATAATGCTTGACAGTGTGTAAATAATGTGATATATTAGTATCACAAAGTCAAGTAGACAATTTGAAAGGAGTCAATTAAAATGAAATATGTATGTGAAGATAGTTTGGACAACTTCAAATTTTGGTCTGGCGGCAAAGATACCGCAGATGACCTCACTTGTGAAGAACTGGAAACGGTCGAGACTTTATTAGAAGATGTTTTCTGCGAAATCCCAACAGATACGGAAATCAATGATTTTTTCTGGTTTGAGCGTGATACTATTGCAGAATGGCTCGGTTATACTGATTGGGAGGATTTAGAAAACAATAGAGAATAAAAAATTGGTTCTGGGAGGTTTATCTGAAAGCCTCCTACCATACGCGCAAAGCGTAAACAATTTTTGAAAATGGAGTGTTGAAAAAATGAAAACGGAAAATAAGGTTATGTCGTTCATACCCGCGCAGAATATGCCCGCAAGCTATCGAGAGCAACAGGAAAAGCATTTTTACTTTGGTTACAAAGTTGTGACCATTATAAATGATGAGATGGAAACGCTGGTCGATGCTCGTCTGGGCGCAACAGAAAATTGTCACTATTCTAGTATCTGGCTGAATACTAAGTATACTGACTATGATTATTATATTCAGTATGGTGATGCTCGCGCAAGTGCAAAGGCTGGCGGCTGGGGCTATCATCGTGCAAGCGCGGCGCTCGATTCCGCTTTTCATCGTGCAGGAATGCGTTTTAATGTCGGATGTAACGGAATGGGTGAAAGTGCAATGCGCGATTGTCTGCTTGCCGCTGGCGAGTATCTCAAACCCGTAAACGCAAAAATTTATCTTGTCGAGTGCTACGGTTAAGAGGTACGGCACAATGACAAGACAAACGAAAACCATGTTAAACGAATTACTGCTTGAGGAGTACAAGAGGGAGCACAAAATTCCCTCTTCTCTCAAGCTGGGAACGTATGGTTATTGGGTAGCGCAAGGCTACAGACCGCGCAAGGGCGAACCTGCAAAACATAATTGTAAATTGTGGACGCGCAACGGTTTAGTAGATTGCTGGCTATGGTTTGAAAAACAGGTGAATAAAATTGAAAGCTAAATTTATTGGAAGTGTACGCGATAAAAACGGCTATGCTGTACATTTGTTTTATCAATATCGCGGACATGAATATATGATAACGGCAGAAAATAACGGTTATTCTGAAACGTTACGCGAAAAGCACGAACAAGAACAAAAGCGAATTGATGACGCGATAGCAGAACAAGAAAAGCCAAAAACAGGGGAAACATTTGATTTATCTATTTTAGATTTATTATATCAGGAGGATTGAAAAATGACTGTTATTTTTCGTGACATGCTCGGTTCTGTTCAGCTTGAAGGCGTAAAGCATTTTCAAGTGCTGGACGATACCACTTATTTTGATTTTTTCGATGGAGCGGAAACTATTGAAAAAAATATTGAGATTGTCGAGGTTTTAGCTTGACAAGATAGCGCAGATGTGATATATTAGTATCACAGAAAGACAAAATGGTTTTTGAAAAGGAGATTTTTATCATGACCAAGTACACGCAGAAACAGCTTCGCGCAATGGTAGCCGATGGAGTAGCGGAGGACATCACGCACGCAGACAATAACGTGCGTGAAGAACTGGAAAAGAAAGAATTTTGGTTGCGTCAGATTGGTTATTCTACTGGCGTTTATGGCTGTAACGGGATGCTGTTACAAGGTCGTAATAGTGGTACGCTTTACGCTATCACTTCTCGTACAAACGCAGTTTTTATTTTTGGTTAAGGTCTAAAGGTTCTCGCGGATTTATCCTTAAAAAGTCCGCAACCATCCCGACAAAGGAACAAATTTGAAACGGAGCGATGAAAAAATGAAAAAGATGAGTGCTGAAAAGGTTCTTGAATATTATATTAAGTTAGCGAAGAAGGAAACAAAGCGCAGAAAAGTATATATTCAGCGTAAGGATGCGACTATTTATTTTTCTAATGGTGAATTTATCGCAAGTTTTGCCGCTGTCCGCGAAAATATGATTGATTTTCTGCAAGAAACATTCAATTTTACCGCTGGCGGTAATTTTTCCGTTGAATGTTTGGGTGATTATTGCGTTAAGAGTGAACAGACAATAGTGGAATTTATGCCGACAACGTTAGAAGATGGTTCACTGCTGTACACAGGAATTAGCGCAGAAAATACATGGCGCACGCTTTGCGCTTTTTCTGATGGTGAAAAATTGTTTGTGTATGATGAAAAATATGTAAAGCCTATTCGATGGTGCACGTTTGGCAAGGCGTTTTTGCGTAACACTAATTTTATCATGGGCGTTTACATGAATTTAGATGTTTCTATTGCAATTTTACCTAACGTTAATCATGAACAGTTTGCAAAGTTTGCAAAGCTGTTAAAGTAAATAAAAAAGCTGGGAGCGCATAACTTCCAGCTTTTTCTATTTCTGTTTTCTTTTTTTATATAGTGCCCTTTCAGACTAACATAATTATAACGCTAAAGTCAAGAAAATTCAACGTCAAAATAAACAAAATTAAAGTTTTTATTTGTGCGGTTTGACGGAAGATTTTTAGTAAATAATTCTTGACTTTATGCGGACAAATGATATAATTATAGACGTAAACAAAAGCAAGCGACTTTTGAAGGGAGACTTTTAAGATGAAAAAAATTGATAACCCTGTTTGGTGCATTCTTCACGCGCTGTATTTACTGCGTTATATGTTCGCATATGGCGCAATAATTTATATTTTCTTGTGGGTCGGTTTTAGCTGGCTTGCAGGGATAAACGGAACTTATTAAAAGGAGAGGGAAAAGATGAAAAAAAGTATATGCGGAATGGACGTTAAAAGGCGTTTTTGGCAACGACTTTTTTGATACGTGGGAAGAATATAAAAAATTTACATTCAATCCCGAAATCAATATTTTACTTGTCAAGGAGGTTTAAAAAAATGAAAAGGTTTATAAAGGAATATGCGAACTATAAACTTTCGCGTAATCCGTTTTATTATGATAATGTTAAGAATCAGCTTTATATTTATCGCATAAATAAAGCGGTTGAAAAATGCGAAGGGGGATTTATAACAATAGACGAAGCGATGGAAATGATAGTAAACGCGGAGCATTACGCATTTAAAGAGGCTAAAGCATGAAACAGATAATTAAATATCGCTATCCAGTACAAGCAATTCAAATTTATACAAACGAAATTGTTTATTTTATTTATTCTTCGGATGAACGCGGAAGATTAGACAAAAACCAATTTAGTAATTTACATTTAAGCATTCTAAAATCTTGCTGTTGTGATAATCTATTAGCCGCAAAGCGCGCAATAGCGGAATGGAAAGAAGAGGAAGAATGGAAAGGAAAAGAAGGTCGATAATGACCTTCTTTTTTGTTTGTTGCTCTGCTCGGTCTGTTCGTGCTGTTCCGTGCGGTCTGCTGTCTGATTGCCTTCTTTGGCGCGAGGATGTGCTATAATCGTTTTTGGTTGGTCTGACGTATGTTTATAGGTTTTACCCGTTCGTGCGCTTGTGGCGCGTTCTGAGCCGATTATAGACTATATACTGTAGTCGGCTATAAATGCGCTGTATTGCGTTTTAGGCGTTCAAGGTCAAGTTATACGCTTAACAGTTTAAAAACGATTATAGGCGCGTTCTCGTGCGCTTATCGTTATGTTATGGATATGCGGAGCACAAGAGCGGAACAAAAGCAGGAGTAGAGCAAAAGCGGAGTAAAGGACGGACGGAAAGCACACAAAAAGAAAATGATAATTTGTACAGTTTGTCTATTGTAAAACCTTGCGAAAGTGCTATAATATAGATACAATAAAAAATATAGAAGTGACAAGTAGTACCGAGAAAGCTAAAGTGAGGGGAAGGGGAAGATACCCATTTTGCTTTAGTCTGCTAAAGTATGAAAAAGTCAAGGGTAAAATGAACAAAATTTGAAAAAGTTTTTTGTGCAATATACAAAAATGAAAATATGGCTTGACTTGCTCTCTTTTTTGTGTTACAATAACCAAGTAAATTGAATATGGTTCAATTCCAGCACAAGCGACACTTGCCCACTATGGGAAAAGATACAGCAAGCGCAAAACTTTATTCACTGATGCTTTCAGTGTTTAGGTTTTGCGCTTTTCTTTTTGTCGCTGGTTCTGTATGGTGTATTTTCGATAGGAATACAGGGAATTAAGGTTTTCCGATAATTCCTATGGGAGTGCAGGGGATTGAGAAAATTCCGATAAGAATACAGGGTTTTAACGTACTAAATCGCTAAAGTTTTTCCAAAAATCCCCAGAGTTTACAGGATTTGGAATTTTTCCGCAAGGTGGGGGAGAGCCTTCGCGCATTACGCGAGATTAAAATTTTCCCCACATATATATGCCTATATATGGTGATGGTCACGCGCATTATGCGAACGCGAAAAATCCCCCGCTATACATATGAATAATAGATGGTATTGTTACCAGTTAATTAGTAATTCAATTCCAATTATATATTATTCGTATAATAGTTGATATTTCGCTTCACACCGCAGTTATTCTTTGTGTGACAGACAACAGAATCGCGTGTGGGATGGTCAGCATATTGATTTTACGGCTGATAGGATAGAATGAAAGGAGAACGCAGTGCATGAAGAGAAAGTTAAGAACACTGAAAGATATGTATACTGCGGACGTAGCACGGCTGATTGTGTCATCGTTTGTTGTAGCGTCTATGCTGATACTGACAATAGCTAATGCCGTGGACAAAGTGATGTGGCTGAAGATTGTTTTCTTTAACTGAAAAAAGTTGTTGACAAGTTGGTGACAACGTGATACAATAGTTACAGTCAAGGAGGTGACGAGATGGCTAAATACGATATTACGGTGAGAAGATTCCTTGTAGGGCAAAACACGGACGCAACTAACGTCTACAATTTGTTCATTAAACGATACGATGGCATGACCGCTGAAGAAGCAACTGAATGGATTCAGCATTGGTTAGCAGGAAGTATCGCGCAATATCGTGAAGGAATAATTCCTTTTGCAATTTCTAAAGAACAAGATATTGTAGATGAGTTTTATAAAATAATTGAGATCATAAACAATTTGGAGGAACATCATGTCGTTGAATCGGCAACGCTTAAAGTTTTGGATTCTTACGTCACAGTTCAAGTCATTTTCTCAGAGGAGGAATCGACATGACAGAGTTTAGATTATTGTTTGTTTGCTTCGCGCTTAGTGCGGTGATTACGATTTATTCTTTTTGGTTTTATTTCGCAATTATAAAATAATTGTAGAATTGAAATCGAAATTTGAGTTTTGGATTTCAAATCGAAATTTGTGTTTTGTGTTTGGAAAATCAAAATCGAATTTTATATTCGATAAATGAACTGTATAATCGAAATCGAAAAACGAGCAAGAAAATTCAAATTCAAAATTTTTCATCCAAAATTCAAATTTAGGGTTGACAAATTAAAAAATATATGGTATAATATATGATATGAATTTGAATTGAAGAATTGAAATCGAAAATTTGAAAAAATCTCTTGACATTTCGCGTTACTTGTGATATGATTATATTATAAGAAAGGTGGTGAGAATATGAAAGCCTATAAAGTAAGATGTTATCCAACCGAAGAACAAAAACTTCTTATCCGTAAAACATTTGGCTGTTGTCGTTGGTATTGGAACGAAGCGTTACGCGATAATATTGATTTTTATGAGAAGAACGGAAAGGGGAAAATAAATACTCCTGCGTCTTATAAAAAACGATACGAGTGGCTTAAAGAAGTTGACTCTATGTCATTATGTTTTACTCAAATGGATTTACAATCTGCTTTTTCAAAATTCTTTAAGGAAAAGAATGTTGGTTATCCAAAATATAAAAGCAAGAAGCACCCTAAGAATAGTTATAAGACAATGCAATCTTCTGGATATATCGTTACAGAAAATGATATTAAAATTACAAAGTTGGACAAAGTAAAAATTATCAATCATAGACACAAAACTGGAATAGCAAAGTCTTGCGTTATCTCTATGACACCCACAAACGAGTTTTATATTTCTATTCTGTGGAGAGAAGAAGAACCAACAGTAAAATTAAAACCAACGGATAAAGAAATTGGTATTGATTTAGGACTAAAAGATTTAGCGATTTGTTCTGATGGTGAGAAGATACCTGTATTGCGTTCTTTGCGAAAAGGTCTTCCAAAATTAAAGCGAGAACAAAGAAAACTTAGTAAAATGACTCGTGATAGTAATAACTATAAGCGACAGAAGTTAAGAGTTGCTAAATTACATCAGCACATTTCTAATCAACGTAAAGATTATTTGCACAAAGTTTCTTATAAGCTAATTAACGAGAACCAAGTTATAGCTTTAGAGGACTTAAATGTAAAAGGACTTATGAAAAATCGTCATTTAGCTTTGAGCGTTTTTGATGTTGGTTGGGCTGAATTTGTAAGTATGCTGGAATATAAAGCGGTTGCTAAAGGTAGAATCATTCAGAAAATCGGTAGATGGTTTCCAAGTTCACAGATTTGTTCGTGTTGTGGAACTATCACAGGAAAGAAACCATTGTGGATTAGAGAGTGGAAGTGTCCTGTTTGCGGTACTGTTCACGACAGAGATATAAATGCTGCTAAGAACATACTTGTCGAGGGAAAAAGAATTATAGGGGCAAGCGCGTGTCCTGATAGGTAATTTATGCTTACGAATAACCTATTACGCCCTAAAATGTAATAGCGAAGTCGTATCGAGTTACAAGCCCATCGGTTTTAGATGATGGGTCGTTGACTATAAACAGTTCAGAGATGAACAGCGCTTCAAGTTCTTTGTTAGTTGGTCAGCGTATTCTTTAAAGGATAACGCAGTTTCATTGAGGTATTTAATACAAGAATTTGAAATTAAATCAAGCTAATCCCATAATGCTTGACTCTCTTTGAGATGAAAAACTGGGATGACTGGTAATCAAGAGAATTACATAAAGGGTATGTAACAGCCAATAGATCCCTACCACGATGATAAGGCTATGTCGTGGATATTATATATGCTACTGTAACCCAATTGGCAGATAGGTGACGAACTCAAAATTCGTAAGTTGGAGGTTCGAGTCCTCTCAGTAGCACCACTTAGCGATAGGGTAGCAATAATAAAGCTAATTATTGAGACAACAAAGCCTTTTCCTTTGAGCCTTCGCTAAAATTAAAATTCAGAAAAGGTGAATTACAAATGAATAAGATTGAAGATATTGGGATTTATACAAATATCTATCAAACTGAGCAACGGAAACATGGTCACATTCTTTATCATGCAAAATGTAAAGTGTGTGGTATGGAAGTGTATAAGCCATTAAAAGAAATTCGTGAATGTCATACTCAATGTAGACATGGCGAGAATAACGGTGAGTATGCGCGAACTGTTTATGGCATGGGATATAATTCTTTGTCTAAAGATGTTCTTCGTGACGAATTTTATAAAAGAGTTTACGAGAAATGGCGACACATGATTTATCGTTGTTCAGATAAATTTCAAGAAAAATATCCTACTTATAAAGGCACAACTTGTTCTAAAGAATGGGAAGATTTCGCAAATTTTTATCGAGATGTAACAGAGTTACAAGGTTTTGAATTTTGGATTCAAAATCCTTTACAAATGATTATGTTGGATAAAGATACTCTTGTTAAGGGAAACAAATTATATAGTAAAGAAACTTGTTGTTTTATTTCTCATGCTGATTCAAACAGAGATGTTGCTGAAAGGCATCCAGAAATCCTTGAAAAAGCATCTCAAATTTTTGCTGAAAAAGCATCACAACCAGTTATCGCAATCAATAAACATACAGGAGAAGAGCAATGGTTTCCTTCTCTAAAAGAATGTTGTAGACAATTACCTAAGGTGACTTTTCGACATTTATGGATGTGTCTTTCCAAAGAAGAAAAATACAAATCACATCATACTTCCGCTGGTTATATTTTTAGATATGCAGACGAAGAATTGTCAGATGAATTAAAACAAATTCTTCATAAGTATATGGAAAGATATAAGAAACAACAAAAGAAGATTAAATAGACCACATCTTTTTCATTTTTCATGTGCTTCTATTACTACCAGAAGCACGACTCCTTTCAAAAATAATCATCACAACCGTTACCTGTGGCTTCAGGTTTGATGAATAAAGACGGGTTTATATTGACTGATGGTGTAATTGGGAACACGCGTGTGAGATACAGGTTCAAGTCCTGTTCAGCCAAACATAAATGATATAGCGTATGAAATGAGCGGCGTATGGTGCGACTACGCACAAATATTTGCAGATATTTGTTCCAAGTGTAGAGCCATATATAAACAGAGACAAGAACAAATTTCGTTTCGCTTCTTGCAGTAGTACGCAATATCAAATTAAAAATTATACTTGACAACGGCGAAAGGTCGTGATACAATGTTTAAGTGAACAAAGGAGGTAAGTATCATGGGTTATCAGTATGACAAGTCAGTAGACTTTGAAGAATGGTGTTATGGTGACTGCACCAAGCGTCACAGCACTAAGTAAAATACTGAGGGCAATATGCCCTCGATATATAGCCCGTTAGCTAAGTTGGTTAAAGCATCCGGCTCATAACCGGAAGATTTCGTGGTTTCGAGCACCACACGGGCTACCATTGTTCAAGAGAACAAAAACCAAAATAAACGAAAGGACGCGATACCAATGAAGTTTGGAAACAAACTAACAAAAAGTTTCGCTACCGTAGTGATGGTTGGTGTATGTCTTTCTACATCGGCTTTTGCTTCAAGCCAGACGAGTGCGGAGATTAAATCCAATCTCGATGAAGCAATCACAATGCGAAACACTGCTCACCAGCTTGCTGAATGTGCAAGAACTCTGGGAGCAGAAGAAGATGATTTCATTATTCTCCATGCCAAGGACAAGTGGGATGAACATAATGAAACCGTAGTAGCACTAACAGAAGATTATAACAAAGCGCTCAATGCTGAACGCGAAGCAGAAGCAAAGCGCAAGGCTGAAGAAGAAGCTAAGAGAAAAGCAGAAGAAGCCAAGCGTGGTCGACTTGTAGCTCGTATGAAATGTACTTTCTACACAGGCTCAGCCGATGAAGGCGGTTCAATTACTGCTCTTGGTACACCAGTAACACCGTGGTATACTGTAGCTGTTGACCCTCGTGTAATTCCTCTTGGCTCTAAGATTAGAATTGAAGGTTTTAATGGTGTTTTTTATTGCGCTGATACAGGCGGTGCAATTAAGGGCAACATTATTGATATTGCAGTAGGCTCTAAGTCTGAAGCAAGCAACCTTGGTGTACAATATCGTAATGTGTACATTGTAAACTGATTTTGAAAGGAACGAAATGAAAATGGCTAAGAATAACCGCCGAGCAAAGGAAAACGAAAAGAAGAACAAGCCTATGACCGAGAAGCAGAAGTATGACCTTGCAGTGCAGAATATGCTTGAGGACGCAAATCATAACCTTCTGCCGAAGTTTAAGCGATAACTTCTAAAACATAATAAACATAAGTAAATAACAGGGAACGAGATTTTTTCTCCTTCTTTTGACATACCTTCTTTCTAACTCGTTCCCTGTTATCATATGCGGATGTAGTTCAATAGTAGAATTTTAGTTTCCCAAACTGAGGACGCGGGGGCAGTACCCGTCATTCGCTCCACTAAAAATTAAAAGGAAGATACTTATGCGCGAAACAAAAATTTCAAAACTGAATAATGAACAAAGAAAGCTGGTAGAAGAAAACCACAATCTAATTTATTCTTTTTTGAATAATCAAGCTCTAAGTATCAACGAATGGTATGATATTTGTGCTATTGGATTGTGCAAAGCGGCATTAACTTTTAATGGCACAACAAAATTTTCTACGCTTGCTTATAAATGTATGCTTAATAGTATACGCAGTGTAATGAGACATGATAGCTTATTTGGCATGGAAACACTTTCTTTAAGCGCAGAAGTTTCTTCGGTCAGCGAAAAAGCAACATATGCTTTAGAAGAATTTATTGCTTCTAAGCAAAATACTGAAGCTGAAGCGCTGGGGAAGATATGGGCAGAATGGTTTATCGAAAAACTACCATTGACAACGCTTAAAGTTTTACTTGGTAGAATTGAGAATAAAACGTGCCGAGAACTAAGCGAAGATACAGGTGTTTCTTTTAGTAGATGTTCTGCTGTTGTGAGAAATTTGCGAGATTATTATAAGCGCAATTCCAGATATGTAAAACGTTATAGTGACGATGACGCTGAAAGAAAAATTTATATCGAAAAAATTCTAAAAACACTTGACAAAATGAGATAAGTGTGATACAATAGATAATGTTAGGAGGTGATACCGATGGGTGTTAAGAGCAATATTAAGCATTTCTTCCGTGGTCTCTATGAAGCAAATCTTGAGATGCAGAAGAATATGCGCGGTGTAGACCGTTACAATCTACGATAAGTGATGGGGCATTTGCCCCAATCAAATCTTCCATTAGCTCAGTTGGTAGAGCACTTGACTTTTAATCAAGAAGTCCGCAGTTCGAGCCTGCGATGGGAGACCAATGCCTTCCGTACAAGGTAAATTTTTTGTATTAAGTGCAGAAAATAAAAATATACATTCCACACACATCGTCTGGTACGGCAGACAAACAATTTAATAGACACGCTCAAACGTGTCGGCATAATTTCATATTTCTCTCCTGCGACCCGTCATCGTAGGAGAAATATAGCGGTGTAGCCAAGCGGTAAGGCAATGGACTTTGACTCCATGATTTCGTGCGTCCGAATCGCACCATCGCTACCAATGTTCCCCGTTTGTTAAGTTCACGTTTATTGCGGTTTAGCTCATGACTGTACTGCGATTCCCAGTGGAAAACAAGTCAAGTGCACATGACGTACCTTTGGGTCGCGGGACAATTTGCGCTATTAGTTTAACGGTAAGAACCTCAGTTTTCCAAACTGAAGATAGCGTTTCGATTACGCCATAGCGCTCCATATGCAAGACTGATGTAATTGTTAGCATGACAGTCTCCAAAACTGTTCGTTTAGGTTAAAGTCCTAAGTCTTGTGCCAACCATATCTGTGCCATAGAAGGCTTCGTTCTTCATGGTTTTTCACCTCCATAATTCCCGACTCATCTTGCCATGTATGAGTCGGGAAATTCTTTTCTGATTTTTTTGAAAAATCTATTGACTTTTGGCTTGTACCATGTTACAATACATACATCAAGAAACGAAGGAGAGATTTCAAATGACTAACATTAACGAGTATTACAAGGCTTCTCTGGTAGCTGATAAGAAATCCAAAAACACTATCAAGAATTATCTGCTTTATGTAGATAAGATGCTGGCGTTCGTTAACAAGCCTGTCGAAGAAATCACTTTCCTCGACTTGACCGCATGGAAAGCGTCTATCAGCAATCTGTCTACCGCATCCATGAATATCCAGATTAGTGCAGTTAGAAATTACTTCAAGTTTCTGACTTCTGCCAAGGTTATCAATGAGAATCCTGCTCTTGACTTTACTTCTCCTAAGATTAAGAACAAGGAAAAGCATTATATCTCCGCAGAGGACGTAAGCAAGATGCTTCATAACTGCAAAAAGTTCAGAGATGTTGCAGTTATTGCTCTGTATTGCTCTACCGGACTTCGTTTTAGTGAACTGACTTCTATCACTTTTGAGGATTACAATAACATGATTGACAATCAGATTGTTATTCTCGGCAAGGGTGCGAAGGAACGCACGATTTACATCAACGAACAGGCAAAGGAAAGCATTGATAACTATATCAAGTTTGAACGTGCAGATGGTGAGTATCTTTTCACTTCTGAACGTGGTGAACATCTTGATAATAGCAATCTTAACAAGATGCTGAAGTTGACCGCAAAGCGTGCTGGCATTCCGTTCTGGAATGAAATCACTAATCATGCGCTTAGAGCGGGAGCGGCTACTATTGCTAATGCTAATGGCGTAGGTGTAGCAACTATTAGTGCAATGTTGGGACATAATTCTATCGCTACTACTACTCGTTACATTAAGCATGAACAGAATCAGATTAACGAAGCTATTAGAACTCTTGTTTTCTGAATAAGAGTTCTAATTAGCCTAAGTCTTTAATGACTACGTTGTTTTAGTTATAATACCAAAGGATGTTTAACTTAGTCCTTTGCTCTATTGTTTGGCATTAAATCAGTGTGCTAAATGTAAAAAGCTATTACAACATTGGCGAAGGTTACACAACAGACTTTTGTCTGAATTACTTATTTGATAAGTGAGGTAAATAATGGTTTATGTTTTAGACGCTCAAGGCAATCCCCTTATGCCTACTTCCAGACATGGTAAAGTTAGACGTTTGCTAAAAGAAGGAAAAGCTAAAGTAATAAAACGATGTCCATTTGTTATACAACTTTTGTATAATTCTACTAAATATGTTCAAAATATTAGTTTGGGAATTGATGCAGGGAGCAAGTATATTGGAGCATCTGCTTCTACTCAAACAAAAGTAATGTATGAAGCAGAAATCGAGTTGAGAAATGATATTGTTAATTTGCTTTCTTCTCGAAAAGAATGTCGAAGAGCACGAAGATATAGAAAAACGAGGTATCGAAAGCCAAGATTTAATAATCGCGTTTCTTCAAAAAAGAAGGGGTGGTTAGCACCGAGCGTTAAGCAAAAGGTACAAACACATTTAACAGTTATTGACAATATTTGTCACATTCTTCCTATCAAGAATATAATTGTTGAAGTAGCTTCTTTTGACACTCAAAAACTCAAAAATCCAAATATTAGTAATACAGAGTATCAGCATGGAGAGCAAGAAGGCTTTTGGAACGTAAGAGAATATGTATTATTTAGAGATAATCATACTTGTCAATGTTGCAAAGGCAAGTCTAAAGACCAAATCTTAAATGTTCATCATATTAAGTCTCGCAAAACTGGTGGCAATTCTCCAAGTAATTTAGTTACTTTATGCAAATCATGTCACAGAGACTATCATAAAGGTTTGATTAAATTACCAAATACAGTTTGTAGCGGAAAATCTTTTAGAGATGCTACTTTTATGAACGTTATGAAGAAAACTTTAATTCTTGAATTAAAGAAAAAATATTCAAGTGTGCAAGAAACTTATGGATATATTACTAAGCGAGTTAGAATTTCGCATAATTTACCAAAAGGACATTATATAGATGCTCGTTGTATTAGTGGTAATCCAAATGCACAATCTCTTGGATATTATTATTTTCAAAAAAAGGTTAGATGTCATAACAGAAAAATACACAAGCAAAAAATTTACAAAGGAGGGCTTAGAAAAAACAATCAAGCACCGTATTTTGTTAAAGGTTTTAGATTATTTGATAAAGTTAAATACAAAGGTGAAGAATATTTTGTTTTCGGAAGAAGAAACAGTGGATATTTTGATATTCGGAATCTTACAGGAATTAAAGTAAATAATGGCTCTATAAATTATAAAAATCTTCTTTTTGTAAGTACAAAAACTTCGTTTTTGACTGAAAGGAGAAAAATTTGTGGGGCATTATAAAATACAAACAACAAAACGGAGGTAAAAACAATGGACAAGAACAAAGCACCTTATGAAATTGAAGGAGGTTTTATGCTGACAATTAACGGTAATGAAACCGTTATTACTCCTGTTGGCTTTGAGGACGCAGTGCATTTCTACAAGAAAAACCGCGATAAGAGTAAGAGTTACAAGTGCCATCCAGACGATAAGTTTGACGCTGGTTGGGTACTAAATGACTACTTTGAGCATAAGGACGAGATTATGGTTACTGATGAGGTAACAGTGGCAGACAATGGTTGGTGTTACCCAACGGCTCGTGATTGGATTGTTACGTTTGCTAATGCACAGCGCGACTTAGGTAATACAAAGTTGGCAAATGATATTCTTCTTGATTGGGGCGGTAGACTGTCAAATTATGATTCTGGTACATTTCGTGTTGTTGATTCCGCTGTTTTTGAACAGACTAAGGAAGTCTATCTAATTGTTAATGAATTGAGCAAGAAGTATTTTCTTGTTGGTCGAAAGGGTCTAAAGAAGGTGCAGTAATGGACGAGTTTCAGATTGTACTAAAGAAAGAACTAACCAAGCGTTTCACCGAACAACGTAACATTGGCATTCTTATTGGCTATTGTGCGGCGATGATTGCTTCTAAGCGCATCGCCAACAAAATGAATAAGAAGGACGCTATCGAGTATTTCAATGCCGAAGCTGAACGTATTCAGAAGAAGCTAAACATGGACAACAAGACGCTTAAAGCAATGGCTTCTATCGAAGATATTGTGGCAAACAAGGAATAATCGGGTTTAACCCGCTTATAATATTTATTTTCATTTATTTAAGGAGATTTATTTATGGAAACAACGCTGAATAAGACTGATTTTGTATTTGCTTGTGTAGGAACTGTAAGCGAGTTGAACCTTGAACTGGTTGATGGCACGCAGAAGATTAACCACGGTCAGGAAACTGTACCGTGTCAGGTAGTTCGTGGTACTGTGGCGATTAAGACCAATAATCTGATTACTACTATTCGCGCATACTTCCCTTCTGTCGGCTATGATGGCGGTGAAGCGCGTCAGTGGGGCATGGCACAGTCTATGCTTGAGTGGAATCCGATGATTAACGGAAATTCCAATATTCCGGCTACTCGCGTCCGCATTAAGGGCGAGATTCAGCCGAATGATTATCCTTCCTACAAGGAGAAGAAGGCAGGTTATTCTCTGCGTTACAATATTCGCTCTGCGTCTACTAACGTACCAGACGATACAGAAGATTTCTTTAACATCAATCTAAAGAACGGTTTTGTAACTAAGGTTGCTCCTGAGATTGTGAATGATGAGGAAACAGGTCGAGCACTGATTAAGATGCTTGGCGTTACCTACAATGGCGAGGTATTCCCGATTGAGATTACCACCGATGAAGATGCTGGTGAACTTATCCTCGAAGGTGACAGCGATTTTGACGCTTTTGAGCCAGCACAGACTCGTTCTAATCTAAAGATGGAGCTTGTTAATGCTATGGGTCAGCAGGTCGAAGTTAAGAAGCCCACTAAGGGTCGTGTTATTGGCAAGAAGGCTCGTACTGGCGATGACCCGTCCGAGAATAATAACTCTATGTATCGTAGCATTATGGTTCTGCGTGAGATTGACCCAATGCAGGTCGAAGAGCCAGAAGAAAAGACCTATACCGATGAAGAGGGTAATGAAGTCGCTATTGAGACTATGTGGCTTGACCCAGAAACTATCAAGGCGGCTCTAAAGGTTCGCAAGGGAAAGATTGAAGAGCTTGAAGCTGAAGCAATTAAGGGTAAGCCACAGCAGAATAGCACTCCTACCTCTGGTTCTGCGTTTAACAATAGCAAGGCTCGTGCCAAGGCAAAGGCAACTGCGTCCGCTCAGAAGAAGAAGCCGATTGCTGACCCAGTGCCAGATGGCGACCCATACGACATTGACAACATTGACTTTTAATCAAGAGGTGAAATCCAATGGCTAAAGTTAATCTATTAGACCTTGAAGAAGAATCAATCGTTGGTTCTATTAAGGGTCAGAAAATTTATCTATACGGAACAAATGGTACAGGCAAAAGCTATGTTTGTTCTAAACTTCCCAAGCCACTGTTGCTTATGCTTGAGCCGGGTGGTAATGGCGTAAAATGTTATAAGACCCCAGTCACTCGTTGGAGTGTATTTAAGGATTTTGTCAATCAGCTTGTCAATGATAAGCTGATTGATGACCCAGAGAATAAGGGAGAGAAGATTGAATCTTGGAAGGTTATGCAACGTAAATTCCAGACAATCGTTATTGACCCCGTTGAAAACCTCGTAGAGCTGGCTGAAAATTCTGTTTGTCAAGAATTTGGTGTACGCGACCTAAGTGAGATTACTGGTAAGCAGAATGGCTATTCTATTTATCGTAAGGATTTCCGCACACAGATTAACCGTCTATGTTCTGTTGGCTATACAGTTGTATTTATTGGTCACGAAGAAAAGATTGAAGTCGCTGACGAGATTTCTGGCGAGAAGTTTGAGTTTACTCAGCCAAAGGGCACTAATAATATCAAGTCCTCTACTCGTTTTGTCCGTGATATTTGCGATTTCTGTTTTTATCTAAAGCCAAACGGCATTGATGAAAATGGTGACGTAATTCCTTCTACCGCTATTTGTAAGCAAACAAAGACCGTATTCGCTCGTTCTCGTTATGCTGTACAGACTTATATTAAGCCGTTTACTGCAAAGGGACTTGAAGAAGCCATCACTAAGGCTATTGAGCGTTCCGCAAAGGAAGAAGGCGCTGAACTGTCTGACTGGACTGAAAGCCATGACGGCTATGACAAGGATACATGGATTGCTATGATTAAGCCTTACTTTGCCGCTGTTGGTCATAAGTATCCAGAGAAGGTTAAGGAAGTTGTTGCCATTGAACTTGGTGAAGGTCACAAGATTAGCGAATGTACTAATGACAATCTCGTTGAACTTGAGAATATCTACAATCAGCTTGTAACTTTTGCTTGTGATATGGGAATTGTTGTAGAAGATTAAAAATTTTTCTTGACAAACCGATAAATATGTGGTAGAATAAGACCGTAGTTAGAGATAGCTACGGTCTTTGTATTGGAGGTGAACAAACAATGACTTGTGACGTATGTGGGGCAGACATCCCCAGAGGTCAGCGATATAATGGTAAGCGTTATAAAACGAACCATTTTTGCAGTCAAGAGTGCTATGACGCATACTTACTTGCCAAGGCAGAAGAACGTCAAATTCAAGACGAAACCAAAGCAAGAGCGCGTGAAGAAAAAGCACGACAAAAGCGTGAAGAAAAACAACGCCAGAAAGATATGCGAGATAATGGTGATGGCGAATATCGCAAATTCTTGGATTTGCTTAATGTGACATATCCAGAAGATTATCGTAACTTCCCATTGTGGCAACGTCAAGCCAGCAACTATATGGAGAAATTTGGTCTTGACTATTCTCAGCTTCGTGGTATAATAGTATATGCACTAATGTACGACAATCATCAGTTCGACCCAAAGATTAGCTTGACACAATTTTTCCCTCGATATATTGAACCGTTTTATCAGTTCATGGAAAAATTGAAGGCAAATAAGACGTTTGTTCTACCCGAAGAAGAAAGTGTAGAAATCGAGCGAGAAGGAAACCGAACTAACTACAATGTGAAGGCAGTTGATTTTTAGTGACAGAAATGGCAAAGTGGTTTATCTTAGCCATTGCTATTGCTTTTTTAATAGCGATAAATGACAAAACAGATTGGGGTTGATTCCGATGGAACTTTATGATGTAAACCTTGCATCGTTGATGCTTGGTAGTTTAATGAAGCGACCACAGTTGCTATCATTACCAGAATATCCGTTGGATAAAGCTACATTTGCTCCATCAAACTTTCATCAAGTCATCTTTGTGTGTATTGCAAAGCTGGCAAGAAGTGGCGTAGGCGAAGTTACAGAAGTTGAAATTGAATCTGTACTTCAGAATCATGTTCCACAAATGGAAGTTTGTCGAGACAATAATTACCTTGACTTTATTTACACAGTAAAGGAATTGGCAAACCCAGATAACTATGAGTATTATTATTCTGTTATCCGCAAGTTTGCTCTGCTAAGAGAACTTGACGAGCAAGGCGTGGATATTAAAGAATTTTATGATACGCTTGGTAATGAATCTGATGAACGCGCAAAGCTGGAAAAGCTAACTATTGAGCAGATTCTTAATGCTGTTGAGTATAAAGCAAACAGCCTAAGGACAAAGTACGATAGCAAGTATGTGCGTGAAGAGATGACAGTAGGCGAGGATATTGAAGGATTGCTTGCTGAATTTGATGAAAAGCCGTCTTATGGCGCGTTCTTATATTCACCTTATCAAACAGAATTAGCGCATGGTTTTAACCGTGGACATTTGTTTATGCGGTCTTGTCCAAGTTCTGTGGGTAAAACTCGTATGGCTGTAGCCGATATTTGCGGTCTTTGTGTAGACCAATATTGGGACGATGAAGCGCAAGACTTTATTCCTAATCCCAATTATCAAGGCGCAGGATTCTTTATCCACACTGAGTTGGCACAGCGTACAGAGATGCAACCTATGTTTCTTGCGTGTATAGCTAACGTACCGTCAAACACAATTACTATGGGTAACTGTACTGATGAAGAACGCAAGCGAGTTATCAAAGCCGCAGAGATTATCAAGAGTTGCGACCTTAGATTGATTGATATGCCTGATTTTACATCGGCTAATATCGACCGTAAGATTAAAGAGTGCGTAGAAGGCTATGGCGCAGTGTATGGCTGTTTCGACTATATGATGCTTAACAGCGCATTGTCTATGGAGTATCGTGCAAATACAGGCGTGCAAGCGCGTGAAGATATGGCTTTAAGAGGACTGGCGACAGACCTTAAAGCATATGCAGAGAAGTACAATGTTGGCTTGCTTACAATGACGCAGACCAATGGCAATGAAAAGCAATTAGACTTCCCTGACGAAAGCTGTATTTCTTCTTCTAAGGCTTCACGAACTAAGGTTGACTTTGGTTGTGTTGTATTAGCCGCTAAAGACAGACCGAAAGAAATGAAGCTGGTAGAGCCGTTTATTAAGCACCAAAGAGAAAAGGGGCTAAATAACACGCTTGTTCCTAACCGTATTACATATATTCACAAGTCACGATTTGGCGAATATCAAGACCGTAAACTCAAGATATTCCATTATTTTGATATGAGCACTATGCGTAATACCGATTTTTTTGTGTGCGATTCTTACAATAAATTTGTATCAATCCCAAAGCCTAAGTTAAAGTGAGGATTTTCCTCATAACATAAATTAAAGGAGGGCATTTTTATGTTTAAATTAGTAAACTTTGTTTCCACTTGGGGGGGGCATACGGCTTAACGCTGTAAGCAGTAAGGAGGTGATTGCATGAACGCAATTATCTCTGGTAAAATGGAAAAGCCAGCCGGAAGTTTGGTATTTAACGAAGTTGCTGTATGGGATGTTGCGAATGACAACTCTCCGTATGAATTAAGATATTATGATTTGGTTGGAAGATTTTATAAATATACGCTAAGAATAGGTATGCAACAACCAACAGGAATAGCATATACTTATCTGTCTATAAATTCATTCAGTGTAGGTGGTTCTTTTGAACTTTTGGGTGAAAATGATTCAATTTATGAAAGTATTAAATTTTACCGCTTCCGGACACGTGATGATGACGATATATATTGGGAGAAACAACATATAGCAGGAACTTCTTCTTTTGGTTTATTAAAATCTTTAACTTTTGGATTTTTGGAATAAAAATTTTATAAATAATGTTGACATATCTCCTTTCTTGTGATATACTCTTATCATAAGAAAGGAGATTTTTATTATGAAATGTGTTTACATTGGTAAAGATGAGCTGGTATTTGGTAAAATTGGTGAAATGACAACAGATACTTTTGGGAATTGTCGTTTTGTTGCTTCGGATGGCAGTGCTTATTACCCCGATGACAGTGATGTAGTGGAAGCTGATTATTTTATTGAAAAGTGTAATGATTGGCTTCATGGTTTGGCTCTTGTGTGGGAAAGTGTTGAGCATTCTTTCCCCCACGCGCCTTCTGTTTTCGAGAAAGTTGGTTTTGATGAAAATTTCAACGAAGCAATGTTCTGGACTAAAGACGGTACTTGGAGCAGGGCTATTGATTCTAATGGCGCTACTTGGGTGATTGGTTATAAAACCGAAACAAGTATGTATGCACAGCGCCTTGACCAGTTTTTAAGAGAAAATTTTCATGAAAATCCTCAAGACCTTGACGATGAATAAATAAATAATAATATAATTATTAGAGGTGATATTATGGAATATAAAGACAAAGTGATTAACGTTGATGCTTATGGTATAAACTTTGGAAAAATGTTTAATTATCTTTGTACAGACCCTATGAAAGAAGATACCATGTGTTATGTACAAGATATGGATGGTGTTGTACACCATATTAACAACAAATACATTCTTTCCACTGATGATTTTACTGATAAGTGTAACAAAATTCTCAGAGATTGCGAAATTGGTTTTCTGCCTTTTATTGATGGCAATATTTATTGGCTTAAAAGTTATTTCAGTCACATGAGATTTTCGACCGTGATAGAAGATTTTTTTATATTCGCACAAAATGGTGATTGCTTGCGTTTATATGCAGATAATTATAAAATTTGGGTGCAAGATGATTATAGTGAAGAAGAAATTATTAAATATCTAAAGGAGAAATTTGCATGAGTAAGTTTAATGTTGGTGATGAAGTAATGATGAAGGATAAAGAACATCATGAGTACTGTCCAAAAAAATTTCCTGCAAAGGGCAGTATTGGTGTCGTGGTTCAGTGTGCGTCCAGTGGTGAAGTTGTTCTTGTTGATTGGGGTCAAGATTCGGGAGTAGATTGGAATATTTCTGAAGATAAATATGCTTGGTGGTGTACCGCAAAGAAACTGGAAAAAGTTAATGCAAATACACAAAAGGAAGTTTGTAATATGAATAAATTTAATATTGGTGATAAGGTTGTTTTCACCAATGGTGACAAGCATAAGAGATTGAGTCAATTTTATCCTGCCGTTGGGTCTGTCGGCATTATCAAAGATAAAGATAAAGATGATGGCGATGTATTGGTTGACTGGGGCGAAGCTGAAGGCGTGAATATCAACGGTAATTATGCAGCAAAAAAAGCATGGTGGTGTGAAGAAAAAGATATTAAACTTTGCGAATACACCGATGACGAAGTGTGGGAAATGCTAAAGCCAAAGATGAGACAGCTTGTTCCAGCCCATATTGAAAATCTTGATATGTATTCTCCTATTGTCAAGAACATGGTTGTCGCCGCATATCGCTCTGGATATGGTCGCGCTACCAAGGGTCGTAGCTTTATGATTAAGCCGAAGGTGGATGAGAAGCCGAGCATTGAAAAGTTGATTGATGATGTACTTGGTGGCAAGATGATTGTCACAATTTATGCAGACCTTGATAATAGCTATACAGTATCTGGATTTGACCACGCTTTTCATGGTGAGCAAGGCATGGAAATTTACAGTAATTTTATTTATGATTCCGATGGTGGTTTGTGGGCTGACGGCTTTGACGTTATTGGCGACCCAAACTGTGAAATGTATGTAGCTATTCCGTTTAGTAAAGCGGTAGGAAAGTTCGATAGTAAGAGCATTAGGGCTTTATATTGTGGCGATAAGTTAATGGCGCTGAGTGACATCAAGCCGTGGGCGATTGGTAAGTATAATGGTGTAAGGTGCTTTGGCAATAAACATTGTGCGTCTATGACATTCGAACAAGACGTTAGCAAGTCAGAGTATAATTCAGAAATTTATAACCCTAAGTTTAAGGCTCTTGTCCCAATTCGTGATTATCTTCGTGTAAATGGTGTGAACGTATGAAGGTACGCCCACTCTTAAATAAGGTTACAGGAGATTTCATTCGTGAATATCTTGTTGCTTGCGGTGTAAATGAAGAAGAGGTCGAGCATTATATCGACCTCTCTGGCAATGGTGATGTGGCTTATTGCTATGATTATGCTGGTGATTATCCTAACATTGATGTCGCTTGCGCTGAGATTAAGACAGCGGTTGAAAACGGTGGGAAAATTGCAATTTTAGTTGACTCCGATGTCGATGGTCAGTGTTCAGGCGCAATAATTTACAAATTTCTAAAAGAATATCTCAACGTGCCACAAGACAATCTTATTGTTTTTCATCACGAAGGCAAGGCTCATGGTTTGAGAGCACCAAACGAGAACATAGTACAACAAGTTATTGATTCTGGCGCAAAGCTACTAATCATTCCTGACGCGGGGTCAAGCGACAATGAACCTTGTATGACGCTGAAAGAAAATGGCGTATATACAATTTGTGTAGACCACCATGAAACCACGCCCACAAGCAACAACTACGCCACAGTGGTTAATCATCATCTTGGCACTGGGCTAAACACAGCCTTATCAGGTACAGGTGTTACCTTTAAGCTGATTGAGCGATATGGCGAACTTTATTTAGACCCAGATACCGAGATTAAAATTTATCAAGAATACACACCTTTTATCGCCGTTAGTCTAATTAGTGATGTATGTAATATGACAAGCCTTGAAAACCGAGCGTATTTTATAGACGGAATTAAGAATCTTGTCTACGCACCAGAACTAAATGAACTTGTGCAAACGCTAAATTATAAGGGTGAAACAGACCCACATGGCTTTTCATTCGGCTGTATTCCACCAATCAATGCCTTATGCCGTAGTAATGACCAAGAAAGCAAACGCATTTTCTTTGAATCGCTTGTTGGTGAACGTGATATGGCTGAAGGTATTGCCGTTCTTCGTAAGGCTGTAAACGAACAACGTAAGACTGTAGACGAGATTATGTCTAAGGTTAGCGAAGATATGGATAACGAGCATAAAGCCACTGTCGGATTTATTAAGAACGAACAAGCTAACTATACTGGGCTGGTAGCGAACAAGATGCTATCACTTGTGAATAAGCCAGCTTTTATTTTACGTCCAGTCAATCCCACACAATATTCTGGTAGTATGCGTTCGCCATTTCCTATTGCAAATATTATCAATGAATCACGACTTGCCAAAGCTGAAGGTCATGAGTGCGCTTCTGGCTTAATCATGCCTAAAGCCAATCTAAAAAAACTTCTAAAATATCTCGATTCGCACTTGACAAATGATGTGATTTGTGATACAATAGATGTTACAGCAAAGTTGTCTCCACAGCAAATCAATCTTCCACTCTGCATGAACTGTGAAGAATATAAAGATATGTGGGGTAGCGCAGGTAGCGGTGTTGTTGAGCCAGTATTCTATGTTAAGTTCACTTGCTATCAGAACTGGGTTCGCCTATTTAGAAAGAAAACAACTACAGGTAAAATCAGTGCTTATGGCGTAGATTTTATCAAGTTTAGATTAAACGAAGAACAATCCGCTGAATGGGAAAAATATGACAAGTTTACGTTTGAAGCAATAGTAACCCTTTATACAAACGAATGGAACGGTCGTTATTATCCCCAAGCTATGATTCAACAGTATGAGATTACGCCTAAAAGCAAAGTTAGGTCGCTTGCTGACAATGATGATTGGAGAGATTTATTTTGAATGAATATAGACACTTTCAGACTGTCCGTGTAAATGAGTACACACAGCTTGATATTATCCCTATTGAAAGCATTGACGAAGTTCGTTTTGTTAAACTGGCAGAACCGACTGAAATGCTTGAACATTATTATAATCGTGCCGAGAAGAAGCCGAACATCATGGTTAATGGCGGTTTGTTCAACATGAAGTCTGGACATAATGTTATGTCATTCGTTTCTATGTACGAAGAGCAGAATTATAAGAACAACTTTGAAGGCATGGGCACGGTATGGAATGGCGCACAGACTCTTATCTATGGTAAGGATGCAAGCCATGAATGGCGTGACTTCATGACAGCTTATCCCATGCTTATCATCAATGGTAAAGCTAATAAGGACTATGGAAACGCTAAAACTCTTAATTACAAGACAGCTCGTACTGCTATTGGTGTTAGAGAAGATGGCAGTGTTCTTATTCTTACTGTTGATGCACCGGGTATGACTTTTGAGCAAATGACTGCAATTTTTCTGCAATATCGAGCATTTTATGCTATGAACCTTGACGGCGGTGGTAGCGTAAGAAAACTGCATGACGGCAAGGTTGTGAATAATCCGTCTGAAAATCGTAAAGTGGATAACGCATTTTGTGTTTATCTGAAGAAAGACCCTCTGGCGATGTATGAAGATAAGGATAATGTTGATGATTGGGCGCGTGATGCTGTTGAAATCGTGACAAAGTACGGTGTTATGCAGGGCGATAATTATGGTAAGTTCAATCCTAATAAGCAAGTAACAAGGCAAGAACTTGCTGTTGCTCTAAGTAACATGATTACTAAGATTCAAACCTCTGCTTTTATGTGAGAAAAGGTTTTACTATCTCGCGCACACACTTTTATATAAAGAAATTCATTCAGAAATATGTCATAATGTATGGGAAATTATATGCAAAAAGGTATTAAATTCAGGGTCTATCCCAATAAAACACAGAAAAATTTAATAAATCGAATTTTTGGCGGTTGCAGACTTGTGTATAATAAAGGTCTGGTTATGCGTAGAGATTCCTATAAAAATGGCATTAGTGTTGGGTATAGTGGAACTTGTGCCATGCTAACGGCACTTAAACAACAAGAAGAATTTAATTTTCTTAAAGAATTGGATTCTATTGCTCTGCAGCAATCTTTAAGAGATTTAGATAAAGGTTATAAAAAATTCTTTGCTAAAAAGTCTAAATATCCAAAATTTAAGAATAAACATAACAATTATCAGTCTTATAGAACGATTAACCATGTAAATACTATTCGCATTGTAGGGAAATATATTAGATTGCCTAAATTGGGATATATAAAAATTAAACAATCTATGGAAGTTGGGCATATTAACAATGTCACTGTTGAAAGAACACCGTCTGGCAAATATTTCGTAGTTCTCAATGTTGATTTTGAGCCACAGCTTATGAACAATGCAAATGGAACTGTTGGTATTGATGTGGGAATTAAAGATTTCTATACAGATAGTAACGGTAACAAAATTCCTAATCCAAAGTTTTTAGAGAAATCTGCTCGTAAACTCATTAGAGCACAGCGCGGTCTTTCTCGTAAGCAATTAGGCTCTAACAATCGTAATAAACAACGTATTAAGTTAGCTTGTATCTACGAAAAGATTACTAATCAAAGAAATGACTTTTTACAAAAGCAGTCAACTATGCTGATACGCGAAAACCAAACTATCTGCATAGAGGACTTGAATGTAAAAGGTATGATGCGTAATCATAATCTTGCGCGGTCAATCGCAAGTGCTTCGTGGTCTAAATTCTTTGCTATGCTCAAGTATAAAGGTGAATGGTATGGTAATACGGTAATCAGTGTCCCTACTATGTACCCAAGTAGCCAGACTTGTAGCTACTGTGGTTACAAGAATCCTCTGGTTAAGAATCTGGATGTTCGTACTTGGGAGTGTCCTGAGTGCCATACTAAACATGATAGAGATATTAACGCAAGTGTTAACATCTTGAAAAAAGGGCTTGAAATAGCTTATTCATAATAATTATAAATAAACTGTAGGTTAGGGCATAACCGAGTAGGTTAGGGCATAACCGAACAGTATAATCTACGCTTGTGGAGATTGTATAAGACTAAAGCAATTATAACAATGCTATAATCTATGAAGCAAGAATTTCATTATTTTAGCGATGAAAATGTCAACAAACCATTGTTTCACTAAATATTAGCGGTAATTTAATATCAGTAAAAATTCCATAAGTTTTTCTTGACATTCTCCTTTCCTTGTGTTACAATAATATCAACATAAGGAAAGGAGATTTTTATTAAAGAAATGCTTATCAATCGCACAACAGAGGAAGAAAGAACAAGCCGTTTGTTGGTGGAAATGTAAAGGAGAATAACTATGCTTAAAGTTGGCGATAATGTAGTAATGGCGGACAAGGAAAGGCACGCTATGTATCCAAAGATTTATCCTCCTTACGGCACTACAGGCGTAATCATGGATATTGACGAAACAGATAAACATTATATCTATGAGATTCAGTGGGAAAAAGGTACTACTTCGGGTGATGATTGTTGGTGGATTTGCGAAGATGGAGTTGAATTCATAGAATGCACCGATGAAGAAGTATGGAAAATGTTGAAACCAAAAATGGAGCGGATTGTTACTTTTTTAGCAGATGTTGATATTTTTCACGATGAAGTAAAGAAGATGGTAGTAGACGCTTATCGTTCTGGTTATGGTCGCGCAATAAAGGGCAAACCGTTTAAGATTAAGCCTAAGAATACAGTTAAAAATTGATTCTTGACAAATCAACGTTCTTATGATACATTAACACATAAGAACGTTGTTCATCAAAAGGAGGTGTATCTTATGGAAATGCCAACGTGGATGTGTGTAATATTTACAATCGTTAGTTTCTTTTACACATTGGTTAATTTTATGAATGCAAAGCTACTGCTTGGTACAATTTGGTGGTGTGTACTTGTGTGTTGGCTTGTTGTTGATGGAATTAAAATTTGGAGGAAAACAAGATGACAGTGTACGAAAAGAACATGGAAGTAAAAACAATTTATGGTGACGGTATTGTAATTGATGCTGATACTATGACAAGTCCTGTGATTACTTATACAGTTATTTTGACACGAGGAAAAGAAGTTACCCTTACTGAACAGCAAGTTAAGCCACATATCGACCTTAAGTTTCTTGTTAATCATGGTAAGCTAATTGCCAGTGAGAGCATTACAAGCGCATGGGGCGATACACACAATATTTTCACCTATGAACTTAATGGTGAGATTTGGTATTATTCTTATTTTATTGATAAGGATGGCATCAAGCATATTAAATCACTATCAAAGATTGGAGAAATTACAGAATGACACTTTGGATATTTGCTTTAATTTATCTGTTCGTTGGCTGTGTAAAAACGGCTTATATGCTGGCTGACAGCGCAATGGATGGTGAACCAAAGGAAGTTAATGTTTCGGCTCAAGAAATCGGTTTTAATGTTATTTTCTGGGGAATAAATGTATTAACGTGTTTTCTTGGAAATCTTATTATTACTATGTATAATAATATCGGAGGTGATGACGAATGATTTATCTTGATAGCGCGGCTACCACTTTTCCTAAATATGCTTCATATCAATGTCATTGGCTGAACACTAATACACCTTATGGTGAAGAAAGCCGTGAAGCGTTAACTAACGCTGAAGCCAGTGTAAAGTGCTCTCTCGGTGTAAGTTCTGGTAAGGTTGTGTTTGGTGGTACGGCGAGTGTGATGTTCAAGTATCTATTTGATAAGATTAGAGAAGCTTGGAGCGATTCTATGAGTGACGCTGATGAAGATGAAAGCAAAAATGATAAAATTAAATGGCACACATTGCTTCAATCCCCCTATGAACACGAATGTATTGCTAACAGCGAAAGAGGCGTCTTTGTTTGCAATATTGATGAACTGAAAGACAAAGATATTGTAAAAGATAAGATGTGGCGTAATTGCATTCCTATCACATTCTGTCAGCTTGTTTCTAATATCACTGGTGAAGTTTTCCCTGTTGCCGATATTGGTGCTGTAGCACGAGAACTTAACGGCTTCTTTGTTTGCGACATGACCGCAAGTATTGGCAAGTATGATATTCCAAAGAACCTTGAAAATTTCTGTGACTGTATTATCGCAAGTGCACACAAGTTCCACGGCGAAAAGGGTCAAGGCTTCATTTGGGTAAGCGACCGATTTAATAAATGGTTAAACGGCATTGATTATATCGGTACTCCTGACGTTGACAGTGCAACAAGTACAGCTTATGCGCTTATGCGTAGTGTAGTGCATTATAATCATCGCTGTACAGAAGAATGGGACAATGCCGTTAGAAACGCGCTGTTTGAACAAGGTGTTAAGCACAGTACAATGGCTCTATCTGGCGCAGAAGATTACATCACTGATATTGTATGCCTTCGTATCAACGGTGTATACGCTGACGCATTGCAAGTTTTCCTTGCAAGCAAAAAGATTTATATTGGCGTAGGACACAGTTCATGTGAAGATGGTGAGGGGCGGTATCGTGTGCTGATGCACACTGGCTATTCTGAAAAAGAAGCAAGCGAATGTATTCGCCTAAGTTTTGACGGCGGTGTCAACCCTACTACACAAGCTGAGATTGACGAATTTGCTAAAGCAGTAAAGGAATTTATTGTAACTTACGGTATTTCACAAGAAGAACAGGAGGATGAAGATGAAGGTAATTAAGCACGGTGATACTAAGAGTACCGCACCCGAAATTGTAACAAAGCGCACAACTTGCCCTATTTGTGGTTGTGAATTTGAGTACGGCAGTGATGAAACGTGGCACAATGAATATAAGCAAACATATGTGCTTTGCCCCGAGTGTAGCGGGCATTGCATGGAAGAAGAAGAAATTTCACTAAATAATCCACCGCATTTTCCAGAAAATTTTTATGATTTTAATGGTGGTGTTCCGCAGAGAGACCAAATCATTAACGGTTGGATTCGCGAAGCCGCTGATTATTTTCGCACTCATCCAGAAGAGCCACTAAAGTTTATTGCTTGTGGTGATTCTGTCTTGTTTGCACTGAACAGGGACGATGGGATTTACTTCTATGTAGCTAAAGGATATTACGAAGCAAGTATCGACTAAGTAAAGGACGGGCTGGAAATGGCTAAGATAAATACTAAGGCTCTGAAAGCCCGATTAACTATTGACGACCACAAAAAGATAATGAAGTCGTTGGGTATTCCTATCTACATGGAACACCCAAATGAAATTGTTTACTTTACTGGCGATAAGAATGTTAATGCTTTAGATGGTTCAGCAAAGTTACTATTTTATCCAGATACAAGCATTTATCTTGGCTTAACCGCTGGACGTTCATACGACATTATCTCACTAACCCAAACACGATTATCTCTACTAAAGCAACCTTGTTCTTTCGTAGACGCAGTAAATTACATTCTTGATGTTACTGGTATTGAATCTTCTCAAGTTCAGCGTGTAGCCAACCCTAATATCACGGATTGGTCTGGACTTGAGAAGTTCATTACAGTACGAAACGGCGGTAGTTTATTGCCGACTTATGATATTTCTATTCTTGACGCTATTCCCAATGTACCATGCCAAGAATGGGTGAATGAAGGCATAAGCGAAGAAACGCAAGCCTTGTTTCGTATCGGCTGGTATGGACGAGAATGGGGAACGACCATTCCTGTGTTCAATGAAAATTATGACTTAGTAGGGATTCGTTGCAGGTATTGGGGTGAAAATGCAATAAATGGTAAATATCGACCTTTGCAACTGTTGGATGGCACTATCTATAAGTTCCCTACTAACGCAGTGCTATATGGATTGGCGCAGAACCAATATGAAATAGAACGTACTGGTACTGTAATGATTGCCGAAAGCGAGAAAGCGGTGCTTAAATTGCATAGCTTTCTCGGCTCACAATCAACAGCAGTCGCTATGTTCGGCTCACAGCTTGGCTTACAACGCAGGAATCAACTGTTAAAGTTGGGCGTTAATCATGTTGTTCTTATTGTAGATAATGATGCTACTGGCGGCACAGACACAGAGTTTGAGCAATGGAACAATAAGATTATGAAGCAAGCTGAACTTTGGTCTGGTCTTGCACAAGTTGATGTTGTGTGGGATAGCTTGGGTTTACTTGAACGCAAGGAAAATGCAGTAGACCGCGATTTTCAGGCATGGCAAAAGCTGTATGAAGCACGGACGATTGATATTCTAAATAATTAACAAATTATTTACAATTTACCTCTTGACAAATGTATAAGGATGTGGTATAATGCTAATATCAAAGGCGAGAGATTCGCCTAAATTTTGACAAAAGGAAGTGATTGAATGGGTTATGGAGCAATAACAGGGCAAGGTTACGTTTACCCTGTTCCAATCCCTGACGGTGGCACTGGTGCAACAACTGCCCAAGGCGCACGACAAAACCTTGAAGTAGGCAAGACCGTTTTTGGTACAGCTACTTTCTATTCTGGTGGTTGGAGTTCAAGTGGCGGTGTTTATCAGCAAACACAAACAATTAGTGGTCTTGCTATCAATATGCGCTATCAGCCAATTATTTATCTTCTGCCGAGTTCTGACGCAACAGCGGCGGCTAATCAGAAAACTGCATTTGCATTGCTTGCAGATTACGGCACAACAGGTACGAATACTTTGACTCTAAGAACTTCTGGCTCTACAAAGCCTTCAGTAGATTTTACTGTTCAAGTAGTAGGTGAGGTAGTTTAATGAAACTAATTACTAATAAGAAAACATATGAAAATGTAGAAGGTATCATCAATTCCGAACGTTGCTACATTACGCTTGATAAGGTTCATGATATTGAACTTGGTGATACAATTCGATTTGTCACTGACATTGACGAAGAACTTTGCACTCTCAAGAAGTCAGATTATAAGATTTGGGAATGCGTAGGTAATACGGTTCACTGGGACAAGGAAGAAGCTCCTACTCCTTATGAGCCGACTATTGAAGAACTTCGTGGTCAAGTTATCAATTCTCTTAACAATTCAGTTGAGCAAACTATTTATGCTGGCGTTGACGTTAAGACTTCTTATGGTGATGAACATTTCAGCCTAACAGCAAACGACCAAGCCAACATTGGTAATATCTTTAATGCAGTTGTTATGGGCGTTGAAGAATTTCCTTACCATGCTGACGGCAAGGAATGTGTAATTTATCCAAAGGCTGATATTGTCAGCTTGTACGTGAGTATGCAAACGCTCATCACTAAGCTGACTACACACGGTAACTTGCTAAAACAGTATGTAAATAGCTGTGAAGATAAGGACGCTGTTAAGGCAGTAACCCTTGCAACTGAACTAACTGGTAAGCTGGCAGAACAAGAAGTTAAGGTATTGGCTTCTGCAAAGGCTCAGATGGACGCTATGCTTGCTAAGTTGGCTTAAAGCTATGAAGCATAAACTAAATTCAATACTTGTCCATGCGCTGTTTGGTGTGATGGGTGGTATGCTTTACTTCGCCATCGAAACCATTTGGAAAGGCAAACCAACCAACTGGACTATGGCAGTTCTCGGCGGGCTATGTTTCGTTATTGTAGGACTGCTAAACGAAGGAAAACACCAATTCAAGCAATGGCAACAAGTAGTAATTGGAACCGTGGTTATCACAGTTCTTGAAGGATTAACTGGTGTAGTGCTGAATAACATCCTGCATATGGATGTGTGGGATTACAGCCACTTACCGTTTACCTTCTTTTTTGGACAGTGTAATCTATTCTTCTGTTGTGCATGGGCGTTACTATCGTTCGTTGCGATTCATCTTGAAGATAAGATGCACGAAATTGTAGACAATATGTAAGGAGAATACATATGATTAAGACTAAAACTCTCATTCACTTGGGGGGCATTGTTCTAACCTAATGATTGGAAATGCCTTTCCTTTGAGCAACAGGATTGGCAACCTCCGAAAGGAGGTCTTGTGATGAATGGTATAGTAACTGGCAAGATTGAAAAGACTGCTGGTAGTATGGTGTTTAAGAGTGAACAGTCGATTGATTTAAGTCAATCAAATTTTACTTTTGACTATAATGCTTTGAAGTATATTCGTATTATAGATAAAAGTAATAATATTACTTTAATTTGCGTGAAAAATTTCGTGATTTCGCGAGATGATGAAAGGCACATAACACTGGATTTACCAGACAACATTTATTGTAGCCAGTGGCAAGGCGCTTGTATGGTTCGAACTAATTCTGCTTCACGTTTCATTCCTTTTAGCGAATGTATGAACTCATTAGAACTTGGCATTCTCGAAATTTCCTAACCACTTAACCACCCTTCACACACGTTGCTCAATTAAATAACAAGGAGTGATACCATGCGTATCAAGTTTTCTCTGAGTGAACTTATGTTTCACTTGGGGGGGGCAATAACTTCCTAATAGGGCGAAAGTCCTTTTTGAGCAATGTTAGTCACCGAAAGCAGGTGACTGTATGAATGGGATTGTTAGCGGTAAAATTGAAGAAAAGCAAAGTATAAGTGATACTGTGCCTACAAGCATAGAAAGACCTGTTATTGATAAAACAAATTCTCCTTTCGATATATCTAAATTAAGGTGCATTAGAACATATATAAGTTCGCACGGATGCTATGAGATATATCCACAAGGAAAATATATCATATATCTCCCTCAACCCGTTGATTGGGAAGATAGAAAAATAATTACCGATACTGTCTATACTTTTTATTCTCCCGCTACTTCAACTTCAGCATTGTATACTGTCGATTTCTCAGCAATGACATTAACATATGTCGGAACGAATATGGCAGTTTTCATTTATTGGTAATTCCCTTCCATTGCTCAAATAAAAACTATACAAAAGGAGAACATTTATGTTTAACATTCAGTCAACCCTGACTTCAGTTGGGGGGGGGCAATGCGTTAGCATTCTCCTAAACTTTAATTTGAGCAATGGAACAGCACTGAAGAAAGTTGGTGCTGTTGGATGAACGGAATTGTAACGGGTAAGATTGAAACAACTGGTGGTAAAGTGCCAACTTCTGCTGTTCGGCAATACTACAATGGTAATGCAACGATTACTGATATAGATAAATATTCAGTTATTGCTACTGAAACATATCGTAGTTATTATACGACCTATTGTGTGATTTTTCCTCAAGAGAAATATGCGATTGTTATAAATAGCAGTTCTGGATATGAAACAGGGGCTATTTATAAACAATCGGTTATCACTCTTAATGGCATAGGTAGCTCTTCAGTTGCAACGCTTACCATAAATTTCAATACCAATACTATTACTACTAATGAATATAGTAATTTAGGTTTTGAATTATTTTCTTAACCCTTCCCATTGCTCAAATTACAAACAACACATAACAAAGGAGACACAAAAATGTGTATTTGTAAGTCAACCTCAGTTTCAACTGGGGGGGGGCATAGTCTCCCACTAAATTATTTGAGCAATGAGAAGTATGCACCGAAAGAAGGTGCACAAGAGTGAACGGTATTGTGACTGGTAAGCAAGAGAAACAGGCTGGAAGTTTGGTATGGAAAACTGCTTTAGTAGGCAGTGTTCCTACAGAAGCAACTGCACTCATGTATTTTTATGTGCCAAATACTTCTTATCTTGAGCCACCTTATTTCTTAAAAATAGAATCTTTTGGTGACAGAGTAGCTTATATTTCAATGCGCTTTGTAATGGTAGATAACGACAGTTCGACGATTGCGACATATCTTTCGCCTAACGAAGCAGATTGGGTAGAGGTTGTAAAAAAATATTCAGACCCCAGCATAAGACTTGCTTTGGGAGTTTCTGATAATTTTAAAATGAGAAATAACCTTTCTTCAGTAGAAATCGGCACTTTTGAATAAACCTTCTCATTGCTCAGAAAGGAATTTGAGCAATGAGCATTCTTCAGATTAAACTGGGGGGGGCAGAGTAAATGAACGGAATTATTACTTTGCCCATTGGATTAGGAACAAGCAAAGAGTTCGAAATAGTGTACAACAGTTCTTTTTGGATAGAATACCATGGAACAGTAATAGAAACACCAAAAGCGAACGACCCTTGTGTTTATATTCTTTACAGTTACGATTTCTCTATTGGAAAATGGGACGGAAAAACTTTTTCTGTCAGTCCAGACGCACCATCGGTTCATTTATATTTCGAAAATGGAAATATAATGGGGGCAACAAACAACAGAGAAGGATTAAATGCAAAATTCTATCGAATTTCCATAAAGTAACTTCAAAGGCGGTGACAGTATGAATGCTATTGTCACTAATAAACAGGAAACTAAAAGTGTCGGAGACACTATGGTGTTTCATGTAACACAATCATGGAATATGCCGAATGATTACAATTTAACGCTATACAATACAAATTTATATCGCACGCCGAAAAACAATATTCTTTTTAGATTTTACAGAGAAACTTCAGATGGAAAAGAAGTTATTATTTTCCCCACTAATTTTATGGGAGATATTAGTAGCGATGACAAAGAAAATAATTTCTATGTATCACCCAAAAACTATCCGAGGCAAAATTACTCATTATTTTCAGTTTGGTATAATTCCGACCGAGATGAAATACACATTAGAAGTTTAAGTGGTTATTTGAGTGACTATTTTGATAAAATTGAAATAGGCTACTTTGAATAAAAATCAAGCAAACAAAGGAGAAGAAAAAAATATGTACAATTACAAACTACAACATCGACACATCGCAAAGCTCCCCGGTGACATTGGTGTACAGCTCGACCAGTGGGACAACAAGCACAACATTCCTCGTGATGACCTCGCACGTGCGGTCTACATTAAGTGGCGCGAGGAAAAGACTGGCGCAACTCTCCTGTCCGCTGATTATCGCAAGCTACTTGCTGATAACGGTCTTTAATTTGAAATAAGGGGAGATATATTCTCCCCTTTTATCTTAAAGAAAGGAGACGATATAATGGCAGAAAAACCATATTTTCAATTTAAGGAATGCAATCCTTCCAATTTTATGTATGGTCGCACAAAGAATGGCGTAAAGCATAAGATTCAATGGATTGTTATTCACTTTACTGCTGGCAAGGGCGATACTGCAAAGAACAATGCAGATTATTTTGCTCGTTGTAGTGGGCTTAATGCAAGCGCACATTTCTTTGTTGATGAGAACGAAATTTGGCAGACTGTAAACCTTGCTAATACTGCATGGCATTGTGGTAGTGAAACAGGCTATTATTACAATAGCTGTCGCAACGTTAATTCCATTGGTATTGAAATGTGCAGCGACTGGAAGAATGGCGAATATGTAATTACTATGGAAACCCAGAAGCGTACTGTAAAGCTCGTGCAATGGCTTATGGAACAGTATGGGGTTGATATTAAGCATGTATGTATGCACTATCATGTTACACATAAGTATTGTTTACCTTTGGATTCAACCGAACTTCTAACACGCGAAGGTTGGAAGGCTCTTGGAGATATTAAGGTTGGAGAAGAAGTTATGCAGTATGACACTAATACTGATAGACTATCTTTTGGCGCTGTTAGTAGCGTGGTTGAGCCTTATGAAGCTGAAGTTCTAAGCTGTCATGGTCTTGAAGCAACTTCTAATCATCGTATGTGGGCGGCAAACAATAATTTTAATAAAAAGACTGGAACATATAAATGGCGTGAGCAACTATGGGGAGATATGCTTACAGGCTCTCGACAAAACTTAGTTAAAAACGGTGCTATGTATATTGGGTCTGGTTTACCTCTCACTGATGATGAAATTCGATTCCTTGTATGGGTACAAGGTGACGGACATTATATGAAGGGAACTTACCAAGATGTATGTGGCATTGAGTTTCATGTTAAGAAACAACGCAAGATTGATAGAGTTAAAGAGATTCTTGATAACCTAATGATTGACTATACTGTTTCTAACAAGAAAGATGGTAGTGTAAGTTACCGTAATTATGGCACAGACCTTTACTATTGGTGTGAACAGTGGCTTAAAGATAAGCATTTCCAATATAATTTATTGGAAATGAATCAACACCAATATGACGTATTTTGGAACGAATGTTTACAAGTAGACGGTTGCGAAGCAGGACATCTTTATACTTCTTCTATTCAAAATAACTTAGACGTTGTACAAGCTGTTTGCGCGACTAAGGGGTATCGTACTAACAAAACACGATTAGGTAGAAGCACTCGTTATGATTATCTTGCTATTGATCGCTTAACAGCTAATTATAGTATTGGTGGTGTTCAGAAGAGTGTAAAAACTCGTACAACTAAAGTGTCTTGTGTAAGTGTGCCAACAGGATATATTCTTGTGCGCCAAGGTACAAAAACATTTATTGTAGGTAATTGTCCAGACCCCTTCGTGCGACATTATGAACAGTGGACTAATTTCCTAAACATGGTTAAAGGAGTGGAAGATTTGACTAAAGCAGAAACCACAGCTATTGCTCAGACCGAAGCTAAGAAGGTTGCTGGCAATGTAGCTGAAGAAGTGTACGCTAAGTACAATAAGGTATATGATAGCATTGCTTCAGTTCCAGACTGGGGTAAGGACACTATCATTAAGCTCGTGAATAAGGGCTATCTCAAGGGTAATGGCAAGGGTCTTGACCTAAGTGAAGATTTGCTACGAGTTCTTGTTATTAACGATAGAGTGGGTATGTATGGGAGTGAAGAGTAATGAATCTAAAGGTGAGAATTAAAAACTATGCGTTTTGGGTAAATGTAATTCTTGGTGCATTCGCTACTGCACTTGCTTACGCAGGTCTAACAGCGGCAGATTTGACCACATGGGCAGGCGTGCTCAACGTGCTGAAGGGTACTATCAGTAATCCTTACTGTCTCTTCCTTGTCTGTGTCAACGTATGGAACGCACTTGTTGACCCGACTACACAAAATGGTGTTCTTGGTATGGGCGACAGTGAAAACGCTAAGTCTTATACTACGCCTAAGAAAGATTAAAAACAAAGGAGAAAATATTATGAATTACCAAACTATGCGCTCACTTGGGGGGGGCATTTCACAGTAACGTAAACCGTGTCATCTCTAAGGAGGTGGTACGATGAACGCGATTGTAGCTGGAAAAATTGAGAAAACAAGTGGGGCTATGATTTATAAGAAGATTGACGACTTGTATATGGGGTCTGATTTTTATAGAGAATTTTATGTTCCTGCTACAAGCTATATTTACATTAGAGACTATTACAATTCACGATTTTTGCTTTCACCGAAACTCATGTCTAATACGGGAGAGACTTGTGATATTTTAATGCAATGTCAAAATGGTGGTGTTCATTTAATTATCAAAGAATTTACTACAGGTAATGAGTATGGTTTCTCTATCAAAGTAGACGTAAAATTATCTTCTCTGGGTGATTATGGTGAAATCTCTTATGGCACACTTGAAATCTCATAAAATTTCATAATTTCTCTTGACACACAACCTCCTTTGTGGTATCATTGATACATAAACAAAGGAGGTTGTTTTTTATGGTAGGTACAATTATTATGGTTTCGTTGGGTATTACGCTGTGGACTACTATTTTTGTAGTGCTGTTATATTTAGCTATTACTTCAGAATACACACTTATTTTTGGATATATCTTAATTGTGTATTTTGTAACTTCTCTTGTTACTGTGTACTATCTTTTTGGTTGATGATTATGCCGTACATTGCTATGTTATATTAAGGAGGTTGTTTTTATGAAGGCGAAGTTAAAGTTTAAGAAAGCAAAGTTTAAGATTGGTGATAAAGTAACCAAGGAAATACCAGAATTTTTACAAGACATTTATCCTAAATTTCCGCTGGGGATTGTTACTCAAGTAAAGTGTTATGGCGATGGATATATTTATTTTGTCACAGGAGAAAATACAAGTTGTTTTGATATGTGGTGTGATGAAGAAGATAAATTAAAGCCTTATGTTTTACCTAAAACAGAATCATGGATTTATATTAAAAAGAACATTAACAAAAATGTTCTAAAGAATTTCAGCGCAGAAGAACAAGAAATCATTAAGGATTTGTTGATTGAATCTTTTAGAGCAGGTATGAACTATCATGTTTGAACGTAAATAAAGGAGAATAAATATGGAAATTCGATTTTGTGTTGGCGATAAAGTGCATATGAAGAACGATGTAGCACACATTGTTTCCCCTGAGTTCTATCCCGACTGTACAGTAATTGGTGAAGCAGTGATGACAACGAGGGATAAAAAAATGGTTCTCGTAAATTGGGGTGAAGATAGCGGCACTTCGGGTAATCATACATGGCTTGTTGAGAAAAGTCTTATTGTAAAGGTGGAAGAATAAATATGGCAAGCACATTTAACGTACTTCCAACTAAGGAAGAATATATGAAGATGATTCGTAAGAACATCGGCATCTTTAATAATCTGGTCAAGACTAAGCAGGGCTTCAAGGACGTAAGCGGTTACTCTTACCTCAAGAGCACTATGCACATTGAAATGATGAAGCGCATTAACGACGCTCAAGCGGTCAATCCTCGTATCGTGTACAATGCTAACCTCATTTCTGTATTGGCTGAACAGCGACTTATGAGAGCGCTTGAGCAAAAGGGATATAAGGTCGTGTCTAGTGATGTGCCAAATGACCAATGTAGAATGAGATATATCGAAGTGCTGATTGATTGGGAGCGAAAATGATGGGTAATGATAAGGTTTTTGTAGAGTTTATTCGTTGGACTGTTGTTCCAATTCTCTTGCTTGCTTTTGGTCTGAGTTCATACAATGTATATAAAGATATGAAGTATTGGCTTAGAAAGCACCAAACACCTGTACTGTTCTGGGGAAATTGGATTGAATGGTATATTGTTCTGCTGTGTATGGTTGCGTGGGTTATCCTTTTTGTATGCTAATTGTGAGGTGAATTATAAATGTTTGCTCTTTTTATTCTTTCTTTCTTTATGATGATTTTTATGACAGTAAACGCAATATGGTTAATCCTTGACGAATGGAAAGCAATACGTTTGCTGGATAAAGAATATTATGAAGAAAGCTGGGAAATTATTATGTTTGCTTGTTTATCAATTATCATTCTTTGGGTCTTTTACTTGTATGGTATAATTAAATGGTTCGTTTAATATGAACAAGAATGACAAGAAAATGCTGGCTCATGCCTTGTCTATTGCTGATTGCAGTGACTATGGTAGATACCATATGGGCTGTGTAGTGGCGCAGAAGAATACGGTGCTTAACACAGCGTTCAATACTTGCAAGACTCATCCCTTGCAGAAGAAATATAATAGAGAGCGTTTCCCAGAAGATGATAAACCGCATTATCTTCATGCAGAGATACACGCGCTTGCTCCACTGCTTAACGAAGAAATTGAGTGGTCTAAAGTAACGGTCTACATTGCTCGTAAGAGAAAATGCGATGGTGAGAATGGCATGGCAAGACCGTGCGCTGGGTGTATGAAAATGATTAAGAGTTTGGGTGTTAAAAGGGTGGTTTATACTACTAACTTTGGTACGGCTGAAGAAAGGATTGAGCAATGACTGCGCGGTATTTTGACTATTGACATAACAGATGTTCCGTGATACAATAGTCACATAAGGAGAGTGAAAACTATGGAAATCGTAAAGAAAAACATTTACTATATCCCTAACGTCTGTGATGACGCAATAAATCATAGCTATGCTAAGGGCAATGTCAGACCAATGTGCGTTTACTTAACTGATGAAGGTCTAAAACGTATTGTACCTAACGTTGAAACTTATATCAATGGTAAGCCTTGGTATGAAGTTCAACAAGTATCTTGTAAGGTCAGCGCAAAGAAATTTACCTATAAGTCGCATTGCTCCTATGAGCGTGAAGAACGTTTGATTTATCCTGAGAGCAAGGGAGCTATCCTTAACTGGCGTAGTAGACAAGCTGTATATCGGTATCTTGTTAAGGGCTGGCTTGTACCAATTTCTTATAAGAACGTATTCTACGTTGATTCAAACGCTAAAAAGGACGGTAATGGTTATATCCTTACTGAGAGAAGTTTCAAGCGCATGACACTGGATTCTTTGGCAAGAGCCGTGCTGATAGTATCAGATGTTTTGAGAACGAGATGTTTTTTACCTATGAAGAGTGTGAAAAATATATTGCTTATAGACAATTCCGTGCCAAACAAGAACTTGCACTGTCCGATGAAGAATATTCTGTGTGTAAAGCGTGTCAATATTTGAAGAATAAAGGTTTTAGTGCAATAGATAGAAAGAAGTATTTAGACGCTTTCAAAAAGGTAGATAACATTGCTGATAAGGAGCTGTGGGTTCGTGATGGCAAGGTATATGTAGATAGTGAGTGCTATAAGGAAATGCTAATGAAGAACCCTAATTATCCAGACAATTATGCTCGTAGTAAGAAAGCGCGAGAAGAATATAATAAGAAGTGCGCTGAAGTAAGACGTTATAATTGGACGTTGATACATAAGCTGTTGGAGGTATAATCAATGAATATTCGTGAAGGCATGGGAATTAAGACTATCGAAGGTGCGTTGGGAATTATCACCAAAGCTGAAATGAAAAGCCATAACGGCGAAGTATGGTATGACCTTTGCATTAAGCCAGTAAATAATAACGGATATGTTAGCGAATATCACGGTCTTGAAAAAAATATGTATAAATACTTTGTGTTTGTTGGCAGTGAGAATCTGCAAACAGTTAGTATGAGCGATTTCAAGGCTTTGCGAGAACAAGTTATTAGGCTGACTGAAGAAGTTAAAGCTATCAAAGAAACGTTGAATAAGGCGGTGTTACATACATTATGAACCTTAATGATATTTACATGGGCGATATTGCTATTACCAAAGAAGGCGTTAGATATAAAATTATAAATTTTTATTACACTTATAGAAAACGCGGAGAAATTCGACTTGATTTGCAACCCCTTGATTTTAGTTCTGTAAACACTATAAACAAAAGTGATTCTGAAACCATTTATGCGTATACCGATTATGCGTGGGTGGGACAGATTGACAATCTAAATAAAACTTTTGATAAGATTGGAGAGAATGTATTGAATCCAGTCAAGAGTGTTGTGTTGGAGCAATATGAAAAAGTTGCTCGTAAGATTGACAACGCTTTTTGTGAGTTGAACGCTTGTGGTGACGAACTCAGAAAACTTAGAAAAATGATGTTAGAATTTCTTGACAAGGAGTAATCAAAGGTGAGACAGTATGAATGTAAACGATATTAACATTGGTGACATTCTTATCTCTAAAGATGGAGATAAGTTTAAAATCACAGACTTCTATCCTTTGAATAATGATTATAATGATTATCAAATAGTTTTGTCATTCGTAGACGCTCCTATAAGTGATTGGATAGATGAACGCATATGGACAGGTCGCCTTAATGATTTATACCAAGGCTTTGTTCAGATTAACGATAGAAAAATAGATATGCCAAACACAACAATTATGGAAGAGTTCAACACGCTTAGACAAGAGATTAAAGAACTGAAGTCAATGATAAAAGAACTTCTTGACAAGGAACAATCAAAATGATAATGACAAATTTTCAATTTGAAAGATTGGTTATGATGCTTGCAAGGTGCATTGAATTAGACAATAAGTCCAGTGTATTCAAAAAGCACAATGGTAGTATTGAACTTGTGGTCAATAATTTTTTGAATGCTATGGAAATAGACAATGCACGAGCAATCGCTATAAAAGAATATCCGTATATTAGATTTGAACTTGACAAGTGAATAGATATGTGATAGAATGGGAGTAGTTAAAAGCTATTCCCATTTTTGTTTTAAGGAGGGGTTGATATTGGAAGAAATTTGGAAAGACGTTGTAGGTTATGAAGGATTCTATCAAGTAAGCAATCTTGGTAGAGTTAAGAGTTTATTTACAAACAAAATTATGTCCACCTATATTGGAAATAATCAGTATGTAAGTTTAAGATTGGCACGTTGCAATTACGGAAAAACAAAACTTTGTCTGTTGCATCGTATTGTTGCTGAAGCGTTTATCCCTAACCCTGACCATCTTCCGCAAGTAGGGCATAAAGACGAAACAAGAACAAATAATTGCGCTGATAATTTGTATTGGACAACCAGTGTAGAAAACAACAATACGCCACAGCATTGTCATCGTATCGCAAAAGGTCGAAAGGACGTTAAAACAACTCATATTCAAAAATCCATTATTTGTGATGGCATAATTTATCGTTCGCTACCAGAATTTTGTCAACAGCACAACAATATGAATCCACCAACAGTTTGGCGTTGGCTTAACAAGGTTACTAAAATGCCTAAAGAATGGCAAGAAAGAGGACTAAAATATTATGATTAACACATATACTTCACTACACAATCACAGTGAATACAGTTCCGCTGTTCTTCGTTTTGCTGACGCTATTTGTAATATCCCTAAATGTGTAAACTGGTGCTATGAAAATGGTCTGAGAGGTTATGCTATTTCAGACCACCAAACTGTAAGTGGATATGTAGAACTTGAAAAAGCATATAATGCTTTGGACAAACAGCGTCCATTTCAGCATATCTTTGCCAATGAGTTCTATCTACTATCAGAAGAAGAAGATAATCTACGTTTTAGTGAAAACGACCGTCCATACTATTGGCATTATTTGGTAATTGTATTGGATGAGATTGGTCTAAAGCAAATGTATGAATTATCTGCAAGAGCATGGCTTAGAAGCTATACTTATAAAGGTCAGTTGCGTAGACCAAGTTTCTACTCAGACTTTGAAGAAGTCGTAGGCAAAGACAAGGGTCATTTGGCTGTTAGCACAGGATGTATCGGCGGGTTCTTGCCTAAGTGTATTCTTACTGGCAATACGGCTAAAGCTAAAGAATTTATTCAGTGGAATTGGCGAACGTTTGGCAAGGATAATTTCTATCTTGAATGTCAGCCTTGCTGGGAAGATAACGAAGAACAGATTACGGTCAACAATTCATTGTGGAAGTTGCATGAACAGTTAAACATTCCTATTATTGTTACTACTGATTCTCATTTCATGCGTCTAGAAGATAGAAAGATTCACACAGCTTTTCTAAAGTCTAAAGACGGCGGTGATTCTCGTGAACCTGAGAAGTTCTATCAGACCACCTATCTGTTTACTCCGCAAGAACTTAGAGAACAAATGTATGTAAGTGGTTTTAATGACGAAATGATTGACGTATTGTTTGACACGACTAATCAGATTGCTGACAAGGTTCAGCCTATTACCATTAAAAAGACTACTCGTGTACCTGCATTGCCTAAGATTCCAGAATTTGAAATTAAGCATTACTATAAGGACTATTATGATAAATTTCCTTTTGTGAAATATTATGCTACTGAAGGTACGCTTAATGAACGATACTACTATTATCAAGTAGAAAAAGGACTGTACGAATACAATAATATTCATCCAGTGAACATTAAAGAATATCTTGCTCAGATTAACATTGAAATGGAGCAAGTTAAAGGATTGGGTGAAGCATTTGATGGTGAATGTATGGCAGATTATTTTACTGTTGTGCAAAAGGTAGTAGACCTTATTTGGACTGAAGGCGATAGTTATGTTGGCATTGGTCGTGGTTCGGCTGGTTGCTATCTTACTAATAAGTTATTGAACATCACTGGTATTGACCCTATGCTCCCAGAAACGAAAGAATTTTACCCTTGGTGGCGTTTCTGTTCTATTGCTCGTTCGGAAAGCATTTTCGATTGTGATATTGATATTCAAAGTTTTAAGAAAGAGCGAATTATTCAAGCTATTAAAGACTATTTTGGTTGGCGCAGAACTTGCCAATGCGTAACTTGGGGTAGGTTGTCTGCAAAAACAGCACTTGAACGTGCCGCAACTGGATTGGGTATTTCTTCTGATACTGTAGGATATATTAAGTCTTTGATTCCTACTGTCCGTGGCTCTATTTATTCTCTTAAAGATTGCTTATATGGCAATGAAAAGAAGGGCAGAGCACCCGTGCCAGAATTTGTCGCAGAAGTAAAGAAGTATGACGACTTGCTTGAAACTGCGCTTGCGTTTGAAGGTATGATTGTTTCTTCTGGCGTTCACGCTGGCGCACTTAACGTGCTTCAAGGCGATTACACAGAAACAGGTAGCTACATGGTATCTTCTAACGGTGCAGTATGCAGTCAATTTAACTTGCATGACGCTGAATATGCGGGCGACCTCAAGTTCGACCTGCTATCCATCGACTGTCTACAAACCATTAGAACGTGCATGGAACTACTGTTAAAGAACGGTAAAATTGAAGATAAGGGTTCGCTCAGAGATACTTACAATTATTACTTGTCTTATGACAAACTTGATAAGACAACAAAAGAAATGTGGGACTTGTTGCCTACTATGGCTTCTGCGTTTCAGTATGACTCTAAGGCTGGCAAAGAAGCATTACGTAAAATCGGTGCTCAGAATCTTACTGAACTTACGCTTGCCAACGGTCTAATGCGTCTTGCTGTTGCTGATGGTGAACAGCCTATGGATATGTATGTTCGCTATCGCAAGAATATCAATGAATGGTATCAAGATATGACCAATTATGGTATTCCACAAGAAGAACAAGAAATCCTTAAAGAACTACTTGGCAACTACTGCGGTCTTATGATTGCTCAAAGTACCATGATGAGCGTGTTAATGGATGAGCGTGTATGTAACTTCAATCTAAAAGAATCGGATAAGGCGCGTAAGGCAGTTGCGAAGAAAAATGCTGAAGCACTTGCTGAAACCGAAGAAAGATTGTACCGTAAGGGCGCAGAATGTGGCAGAACCAAGGCTTTTCTTGACTATCTATGGAAAGTGCAAATTGAAATGTCCAAATCTTACGCCTTCGACTTTAGCCATTCAAACGAGTACAGCACCGAATGTTTGCAAGAACTAAATCTTTACTATAAGTTCCCTAAGATTTATTGGAACGCCGCTGTTGTAATTACTCAAGCTGGCGTAGAAGATGAACGTGATAATGTGGCTAATACTACGGACTATGGTAAAATTGCTGGCTCTGTATATAAAGCTAAAGAAAATGGTATTGCTGTTGCTCCACCACCAGCTAATCATGCAGAAATGTCTTTTGGCGTTGATGAAGCAAATAACACTATTCTTTTCGGTTTAGGCGGTATTTCATCCATTAACGCAGAAATTGCTCAACAAATTATCGCAAACCGCCCCTACACTTCTTTCCGTGACTTCTATACACGCAACTCATACCAAGGTACGCTTATCACGCCATCCAAGTTTATCCAACTAATCAAGGCTGGTTGTTTTGATGAGTTCTGTCCTGACCGTATGCGCGTCATGCAAGCGTACTTCGCCCTTTCTACCCCTCGCAAACAAACGCTTACCACTGCTAATTTAGCTGAATTACAACGCATTGGCTGTAAGCTACCCAACACTCTTATCATGCCACTTGCCTTCAAAAAATACGTTTGCTCAAAGCAATTCCTCTATGGTACACACCCCAAGTTCAAATCAAAGAAAATCTATTGGCTTGACGAACGAGCATTAGTTTTCTTCGATTCAATGTGTCGTAGTCAACTTGAAGAAAATGTAGATTGGTGGTATGATGAGGAAGGCAGAACCCTTGTTGTAGATAAGTCGCTTGAGAAGCTATTCAAGAACGTCACTGAAGAACTAAAGGCTTATATTAACCAGCCAGAGTTCCTAAAGATGTATAACGAACAATCTATCAAGGCTCGTATGCGTGATAAGTTGCCTAACATGAACGTTAATCATTGGAGTTTTGAAGCACTGTCCTATTACTCTAATGAGCATGAATTGACTTGCATTGACGCTGATAGATACAATGTTACTACATTTGATAAGTTGCCTACTGAGCCAGTGTTTGTTACTAAGAAGTACGGCAAGCGTGAATGGCGACAGTATCAGCTTAGTCGAATTATGGGTACAGTGATAGCAAGAAATGATGCTCATTCAACTATTACTGTACTTGATTCTAATAACAACGTAGTACAGGCTCGTTTCGACAATCATAGTTATCCATTTTACAAAGCCCAATTTAGCGAACAGCACGCAGACGGCACAAAGACTGTCATGGACACAAGCTGGTTTACTCGTGGTCAGGGTCTTGTACTTACTGGTTATCGCAGTGAAGATACGTTCCGTGTCAAGTCTTACAAGAACAGCATTTTCCCTCACAAGTTACAAAAAATCTTGACAATCAATGAAGATGATGGTACAATGGAGTTACAAAGTTACAGATACGGTTATGAGCCGAAGGAGGAATAGGTGAAAGCAATGAAACTGATTAACTATGAAGAATATAAGAACAAGTTATTGGAAGTCAGAGATAGCATTCCACTGACTGTTCCTGCCGCAACGTATGAACTTATGCTCGAAAAACCGGATGCACATGGTATGTCGATGCGTGGGGGTATTCGTAAGGCTTTGAGGTGTTTGGAGGAATGCCAAAATGTTTCTGACGTTGCGCCAGTAGTGTATGGAGAATGGGGCGCGGGACGGTTCAATCTGGAAACAGGAAACTATGAAGAGCAATGCACCCATTGTCGGAATTTTTCGCAAGAGTACGGCAAGCCTTATTGCCCCAACTGCGGGGCAAAAATGAAAGGAGGAACAGAATAATGCGAAATCAGTGTAAAGACTGTATCTATTACAACAAAGTGAGTAAAACTTGCCAGTTGAAGAAATGCGCCACTTATGGCGACGGAAAAGTATCTTTGATTGATATATTGTTTTGTTCTCCGCGAAAAGATGAATGGAGGTGAAGAGATTGACAGTAACACCAATTAAGAATGGTGGTCAAGCAATTATTCAAGACCTTGAAGATTGCTACTATTATATTCATCAATATATGGGCGGTGATTTTCTTAGAGAACTCAAGAATTGCATAGAACCTATTAACGTTCAAAACGATTTAGACGCTACTAAATACGAACTTGAATCTTATGAAGCAAACCTTGAATCGGCTCAACGTGCTCTTATAGACATTAAGGAAATTGTTCAGCGCATTTCTGGACTGGGGAGAGTTCGTCAATCTCAAACTGCTTTAGACGCTTTGCAAGAGATTGTCGAGATTGTAGACCAAGAGGTGTAATTATGGCTATTCTAAAGCTAAACTGCCAAGGCTGTCATAAGCGCTTTGAAGTCGATGAAGATACGATTGATTGGAAAGTTAAGGATAATTGGTTCTCTCTTATACACTATCGCGTAGCTTATTGCCCTTGGTGCGGTTATAATAATTACATCGACTGGATTGAACAATTTAGTCGAGAAGAAGAATAAAACCGAATAAAATGCTTGACAAGACCTTCGTTCTGTGGTACAATAATCGCAAGAACGGAGGTCTTATTTATATGGACGTTAAATGCAAAATTAGAAAGCAAGTATTCGTCAATTATCTTGATGAGTTCCGTATTTTGGGCTGTAAACCCATTGGAAACTATAATATGGAACTTGATAAGTGGGGTGGTTTCTCTATCTCTGGTAGCAATCTGTTTGGTTTTAAGGAAGGTGATGAAGTTGAAATTACTATTCGTCCTAATCAGAACGCCAAACGTCCAGCAAGTTATATTCTTGTCGGTTATCCGGGTCTAAAGATGGAGAAAGACGAGATTGTAGTTGAAGAAGAAAAAGAAATATCTATTCTAAGCACGATGATGGAGTATATTCAAGCTGAACGTGTGCATGAAGCATATCCTCATTTTGTTCAAATGGTGCTTCGCGGTGAAGAAAAAAATATTGATTATCATAACATTTACAACGTAGGCAAGGTTCGTGTTGAAATGTATATTGACAAAATTAAGAAGAACCTTGAATCCATTCTTTTCTTCCCCGTTTGTGCTGAACTGGGTATCACGCAAGACAAAGATGTACAGAAACTTTCGGACAAATACGCGAGTCCAGAACTGCTTCAGCAAGACTTTGAAGAAAATCCTTACCGTATTTATCACGATGTTATTAACTGGTCGTTTGCTAAGAGTGATAGAGAAGTGTTGAAACGCTATCCTGACCTAAAAAACAGCAAACTTCGCTGTGAATATGGCTGTGTTAATATTCTACATGAGAACGAACTTGAAGGTGATACACGCATTGAAGCAGAAGTTCTCGGTTATATGGCAGAAGAAATGATTCCAGAATGCAAAGAGCATATTCCAGAAGTAGTAAACGGTTGTCGTTTTATTCATCATGATGAAACTACTGGTTATTCGGCGTTGATTGACACTTATGAAGCTGAAGAAACGATTACAAAACATATTAAAGATAGACTGCTACAAGGCAATATCTTTGAAACAGAATACACTATGAGCAAGCCAGACTTTGAAAAGTTCAGAGAAGTTGACGGCTTTAAGTGTACTGACGAGCAGATGCAAGTGCTGTATAATACTTGGGAGCAGAATATTTGTGTCCTTCGTGGTTATAGTGGTTCGGGTAAGTCAGCGTCTACCAAAGCGCTTGTTCGTATGTTGGAAGATATGTGCGCAGACTATATGTTATTAGCACCTACTGGTATTGCAAGTAAAGTATTGGCTAATAGCACAGGGCGTAAGGCTTCTACTATTCATCGTTTTCTTGCACAGCATAGCATGGATGAACAAGAAGGTCAGTGTATGCAGTATCGTGGTGTTGTTATTGTGGACGAGAGTTCAATGGTAAGCGTACACCTTATGGCACAACTTCTCAAGAAGGTTGGCTATAAATGCAAACTTGTATTTGTATGTGACCCTGCACAGTTAGCATCTATTCAATGTGGCAATTTTATCGTTGATGTTATCAATAGTGGAATTGTACCAGTGGCAAGTCTAAATAAGATTTTTCGCTATTCTACAAGCGGTCTAATCACGATTGCAACTGATACTCGTAACGGTAATATTGACCATATAGCAGAAAAGTATGACGATTATGAGTTTGAGCCGATTTCAAATCCTATTAAGCAAGCGATGACAGAATATCAGCATTTGCTCGATGAAGGATATACTAAGGACGATATTATGATTCTTTCGCCGTTTAACAAGGGTGAAGCTGGCTCAGTAGCAATCAATCGTGCTATCCAAGCACATTTCAACGATAAGGACTATACGCCTGTTGAATATGAAGATAACAACAAGGGTGGTAAGATTCAGTTTAAGTGGGGCGATAAGGTACTAAACACTAAGAACAATTATCGCATGACCGCTGTTGCGCTGAATGATGAAGGTTCTTTTAGCCCTTCTTTCCCTATCGAAGTAATGAATGGTGATATTGGTTATGTGCGCGAAGTTATGGAAACTGATAAAGGGTATGCGCTTATTGTCGAATTTGAGAACGGCTACGGTGTCTATGAAGGTGCTGACCTTAGAAACTTGATTCTGGGTTATTGTATTTCTACACACAAGAGCCAAGGGTCGAGTGCAAAGGCAGTAATTTTCCTTGCCGACCAGTCACATAAACGTCTACTATCTCGTAACTTGTGCTATGTAGCTATGACACGCTCTCGTGATAAGCTAATTGTTATTAGTGATACAGATGTGCTGAGAGATGCCCTGAAAGTGCAAGAAGAAACTACACGAGATACTTGGCTGAAAGATATGTTGAAGGAGGACTAAGCAATGAACGAAAAGCAACAAAAAGATTTAGAACTTACTTCCACTATCGTAAAAACATATATAATGGGGCTTTATATACAGCAAGAACCCAGTAACTATACCGCTTCACTGTCTGGAACATACTATGTTTCTGTGCCTAAGGATGGCGTGAAAACCATTATGGGCGAACCAGCAGTATATGGCAAAGAATTAGCGAAGCAATTCAAAGATGCTCTAACAAATTATGGCGTAGATTGTGTGGTTAAATACAGGATTCGTGATGAATATTGGACAACTGATGACGCAGAAATGATGTATGAAGTGCTGTCAGAAGGTATTCAAGATTTGGTTAAACAAAATTCTGGCTATAATTCTCTCTAAAAACTTAAAATAAATGCTTGACAGACCTCCTTGATAATGGTACAATAGTATCAAATCAAGGAGGTTTTTAATTATGGAAACTATGAAAGTATACATCAAACCGTGGATTGAAGCGCTGAAAGAAGCCAAAAAGCATGAAGGGTTTGTAAACTTCTTTCCTGACCATGCGAAAATTTTGGGCGTTTCTCGCCGCATAGGTGACTGGGGACATATTTGCACGGTTACGAAAAACAGTGATGATGAATACACTTCTTATACCGTAGTTCATTCTCGGTCTAAAGATATAGGTTTTTCTTATGATGCTTGCTGTGTAAAAGAAATCACACCAGACTGGCTTGAAGAACACGCCGAAGTATTTGCCAAGGACTGGTATAAGGTAGACATGGCTTGTGAGCCGACAGATTGGGATTTTAATACGCACTTTAATATCATTTATAAGGTCAAAGATGCGCTTAACACATATTTCTTCTATGTGCATAAGTTTTATGAGCATGGGTGTGGAGACCCTGTAATTACGGATTTTAGAGAGATTAACTAAGGAGAGAACAAACATGATTGATATTAAGAATGGCGATTGCCTTGAACTTATGCCCCATATCCCCTCCCAGTCGGTGGATATGATTCTATGTGATTTGCCTTATGGAATCACAGCCAGAAACAAATGGGATACGGTTCTTCCTTTAGACGCTTTATGGAAACAATATAATAGGATTATTAAAGAACATGGAATGATTGCGTTATTTGCTGACGGCTTGTTTATGGCTGATTTAATGAACAGTAATAAGAAAATGTGGCGTTATAATCTAATTTGGCACAAAACCACTCCAACAGGATTTCTTAATGCTAATCGTATGCCATTAAGAGCGCATGAAAATATATGTTGTTTTTATAAAAAATTGCCAGTATATAATCCTCAAAAAACTACCGGACATCAAAGGAAAACAAGCACCGCAAATCAAAAACGCAACTGTATTAAAACATTAGATTATGGAGAGTATAATTTAACTACTTATGATAGTACAGAACGATTTCCTACAAGCGTATTAACGTTTTCAACTGATAAACAAAAATGTGCTTTACATCCCACTCAGAAGCCAGTAGCCCTACTTGAATGGCTGATTAAAACTTATACCAACGAAGGAATGACCGTTCTCGACAACTGTATGGGGTCTGGCAGTACAGGCGTAGCTTGCGTCAACACAAATCGTAATTTCATCGGTATGGAGCTTGATGAAAATTATTTTGAAATCGCCAAAGAGCGTATTGACAAAGCGATTGATGTAAGGTAAAATATAATCAATCAATTAAAAGAGGTGTAAATAATGGTTTTCCTGCCAATAATTGTTGTGACAAAGAATGATGATACTAAATGTGTGTGTACGATTATGCAACATAAATTTACTAAAAAATATTCTTTTGTAAATATTACTAAAGGACATATTTGCTCATGTGAATTTAATACACAAGAAGAAGCAGTTAAAGATTTATGCAACAAGTGCGATAACAACGAAATTGCACATTTCATTCTTTATAGAAATGTTCCAATCGCAAAAATCATTCAGTATCAAGTTGAAGAAGTTGTAGATAGAACAATGGGATGTATGCGAAATTAGAGAGGATTAAAATGAAAAGGTTTAAATATCAGCCACGAGTGGGCGAAAATCATGGCAAAAACAAGATTAAAGAAGAATGGCTAAAAGAACAATTCGGCAAACAATTTAAGTTAATTTGGAATGAGCATAGTCATTTTGCTTTAGATGAAAATACTGGTGAAATGTTTTATATCTTCAAAACACCAATGTATCTATGTCCAGTTAATGAGTTTTGGCAATATAATATGTTCCAAAAATATCCGATTAAAGATGGAAAGGAGAAAACCAATGGTTAAATGTTTTTGTGACGTATGCGGTAAGGAACTGTCTGCACTTGAGCAAGTAAACGTATATAATATTACGATTATTAGCAAAAATAGAATGTGCCGTGCTCCACACACGAGGAATTATCCAGAGGTGTGCGAAGATTGTGCAAAGGGAATTGCTAATATTATCGACGCACTAAAGGAGAAAACCAATGGCTAAGTATCTAATTGTTGAACTAACTAAGCACTATCACATTGTTGAATGTGAAGATGAAATTGACCCAGAACAGCTAATTGACAAGGCAAACCATGATGTTCATAGGTTCGATACAGGCTATGAAGCTATCGAAGGTGTGTTGCAAGGTTATGAGAAACAGTATGGCTTTGAGTATAAGGTACAGCCGAACGCTTGTGGTACTGAAACAGTGAATATGGACTTGCAGGAGGAATTAGAATGAGAACAATCTCTCAAAAGCAATTCAATGAATTAAACGACTATCTTGAATACGATGGCGTTGACGAAGTGTTTTTCACTAAGTTGTATGATGCCACTGGTATCACAGCAAAGCCTTATACTTCATACAGCTTTTATGATGAAAATGGCGATTATGTGGGCAATTTAAGCGAAGATTTATACGATATTCTAAGATACGCTGGTATTGATATTAGAAAGGAGTGATATAATTGACAATTAACGAAGCTATCAAAGAATGTAAGGAATACTTAAAGCCCGAACCAATTCGAGGAACAAATCACGCATATAGCTCACGAGATGTAGCGCTTTATACTATTCTTTTAGAGCTACTGGAAAGAGAAAAACAGCGAGAGGAAAAAGAAACATGGTCAACCTAAAATCTTGCAATGATATTTTAATTTTAATCAACGGCGTTCGCAAAGACCTTGACACAATTCGTCAAAACTTGAACGAAATACAAAATATGATGTATCGTTGTTCTACTGACAAGGAATTTAAGGATTGGTTACGCAAGCATGACCCCGAACATGGAACTAAATATATTATGATTTTTGGAGAGTGAAGAAAATGGTTATGAAATATCGTAAGAAGCCCGTGGTTATCAAAGCTGTCCAGTGGACAGGTGAGAACCGAGAGGAAATCCGTACTTTCTGCACTCACGGTGCGTTTTTTACTCCCGCCCGGCAAGACACGGAAGGACGTACCACGGAGTGGAGATTACTCATCGACAGCCTTGAGGGCATAATATACGCTGAAATCGGTGACTACATCATCAAGGGTGTAAACGGTGAGTTTTACCCCTGCAAGCCGGATGTGTTCGAGAAAACATACGAAAAGGTATAACTTTCATGGCACGAGATTACTTTGGTAAAGAACTTCGTGTCGGAAATACTGTTGTTTATATTCATGAAACAAGCACTTCAGCCAACTTTGAAGAAGGAACTATCGAAAAGGTAACTGAAAAGCAAGTAAAAATTAACGGTACACGACACGGTGGACACAAATGTATTAAAATTAGTAAAAGGAGAAAACACTATGAAAACACAGATGAAGGAACTAATTGATGTTGACGACCTGATTGAACGACTCGAAACAAATAACGTGCCATATTGCGGCAAGATTGAAAATATTATTGCAATTATGCCGAAATTTACTGTATACAGTGTTAAAGTTGAAGCAGAAAATTATCCCGAAAACGGAAATGGCAACTTTGAATTTAAGGTTGCCCTTCGTAATGACTCTTGTGATTGCGAGAATGAGCCTACTGAAAACGAACCTGTCGAAGAAGTTCCTGCTTATGTAAGCCGTATGATTGACGAGTATCACGAACTCAAGAATAAATACACCCTTCTACACCATATGCTGGTAAAGTATGAAGCTGGAAAACTTGACTTTGAGCCGAATTGTCCTATTGAGCTTCTTGAACATCAAGCAAATGTAATGAGCGAGTATCTGCATACGCTTGAAGTACGCGCTGAAATCGAAAACGTAGAACTATAAACCATTTAATGGAGGAATCAAAATGACACTATATGATATTAACTCTCAGATTCTCGACTTTATGAACAACATCGAGATTGACGAAGAAACTGGCGAAATCCTTACCGATATGTCGCTACTTGACCAGCTTCAAGTAGCACATGACGAAAAGATTGAGAACATCGCTTGCTATATTAAGTCTGTTGAAGCTGAGTGTGACGCTATCAAGAAGGAAGAAGTCAATCTTGCAAAACGCAGAAAGGTCAAGGAAAATCTTATCAATCGTCTAAAGGCTATGCTGTCCGATGACCTGCAAGGTAGCAAGTTTGAAACCGCGCGTTGCAAGATTTCTTTCCGTAAGTCTACAAGTACCGAAGTCAACGAAGAAGAATTTCTCAAGTTCCACAAAGACCTATGCACTAAGATTGAAACTTACAAGTATAGTAAGGCTGACCTCAAGAAGATGGTACAAAGTGGTACTCCGCTACATGGCGTTAAGCTGGTGGAGAACAAGAGCATTAGCGTGAAGTGAGGTGTAAATTGATGGATAAGCCACAGACACTTAGAATTATTTCGTCACAGGGTACTTCGCTATATCTTTACAACGTTGTAAACTACCAATTTATTAGCAGTGAAGAATACTGGATGATTAAGAAAGCTAATGGCAATCATATCTTTGTTCATAAATCAGAAGTTGGCGTTATTGGTTTTGATGAGGACTTAAAGTAATGTTTGATTTACACAATGAATTTCAAGTTAAGTTCTTTGACGACCCAAGCAACCCAACATACATTGACTACTTTCAAGAGTACCAATTTAAATATGAATCGCAAAGGCTGATTTTTCAATACTTGGTAGACCAATACAATTATGTATACCAATGCCTGTTTAAGCGAGGTTATGGCATGCTCGATTTACGCGAATATGAAGCACTAAGCGTAATATACGGAAAGATTTGTCAAATCGAACGCGAAACGAAAGTAAAGTATAGAAATAATTGTTAATAATTTGTTTACAATTTGTTCATACCATAGTAACATTTTTATGTTACTATGGTATTCTACAAAATATTGTAGGTTATAAAAATTTATATACAAGGGAGTGTGATAATTTATGATTAAAGTCCTTAAAAAGAATGGGGCTATCGTAAATTTTGACGGAAACAAGATTCGCAAAGCTATCCAAAAAAGTGCGGAACGTGTATGTATGCCTTTATCTAAGAATGATGAAGATAAGGTTGTATCAACCGTTCGTGGCAAGTTACAGTACAATGAAACTCCTGTTCCTGTCAATACTATTCACAATATGGTAGAAGTTGCTCTTGATTCGGTTAATTCAGCGGTAGCAAAATCTTATCGTGAATATCGTGACAATAAGAGTGCCTTTGCTTCAATGTTGGATAAGGTATATAGCAAAAAGCTGTCTCTATCTTTTATCGGAGATAGAAGCAATGCTAATGCCGATAGTGCTCTTGTAACCACACAAAAGGCTATTGTCTATAACGAATTAAACAGTGAACTTTACAAGAAATTCTTCCTTACTATCGAAGAAGAACAAGCTATGTCTGAAGGCTATATCTATATTCACGACCGTGGCTCAAGACTTGATAGTGTAAACTGTTGCCTTGCTGATATGAAGTCAATTCTTACTGGTGGATTTACTATGGGTAATCTCGATTATGAAGAACCACATAGCCTTGATGTAGCTTTTGACCTTGTAGCTGATGTTGCTATGAATATGGCGGCGGCTCAGTATGGTGGCTATACAATCAGCGAAATTGATAAACTACTTGCTCCTTATGCTCAAAAGAGTTATGAAAAATATTACCAAGATTATTTTACAATCGTGGAAGATTGGCAAGGTGATACTGGTGGCAAGGACTTCGAACAAGCGGCAGATACTTATGCTTTTAATAAAGTTGCTCGTGAAGCAGAGCAAGGTTTCCAAGCATGGGAAATGAAGTTTAATTCTGTGGCTTCAAGTCGTGGCGATTATCCGTTTACTGCTGTTTCTTTTGGTCTGGGTACTAACCGTATGGAATCTATGCTATCTTCTGTTTGCCTAAGAGTACGCAAGGAAGGGCAAGGTAAGAAAGGTTTCAAACATCCTGTACTATTTCCTAAACTAAGTTTCCTTTATGATAAAGAACTTCACGGCGAAGGTAAAGAACTGGAATGGCTGTTTGATGAAGCGATTGATTGCAGTAGCAAATGTATGTACCCTGATTTTATCTCGTGTACAGGTGACGGTTATGCGCCAGAAATTTATAAAAAGTATGGTGTAACTATTAGTCGAATGGGTTGAAATGACACGATAGCCCATGTAAAACTTCGTGAACATATAAATATATGGTGTGGAGATAACGTAAGTTCAAACAGGAAATGGTTTGTTAATATCTCTGCTAACAGGGAAGGTTCATACAAAAGTATGAAATAATCGCTGTGCTAAGCATATTCAAATAATTTTATACGAAAGAAGGTGATAAAATGCAATATAAAGAATACAACGGATTTTTGGTAGATGAAAATTTTAACTTTTATAACTCTCGTACAGGTAATCAAGTCGCCCCACATAAAGGCAGTGATGGATATATACAAGTAATGCGTAGTTTACCTGACCACACTTTTGTACATGAACGAGTTCATGTTATCTTAGCGCATTGTTTCATTCCAAATCCTAATAATTATAAGTACGTTAACCATATCAATTCTGATAAAACAGACAACCGTCTTGGAAACCTTGAATGGTGTACTAATGCTTATAATGTACAACATGGTTGGGATAGTGGCAATAGAACACATAAAAACAACACGGCTGTTCGCGCTATTGACAAAGAAGGCAATGTGCAAAATTTCACTTCTATTCGTGAAGCTGGTAGGTGCTTACATATGGATAGGCACAAAATTGCGCGAGTGCTAAAAGGCGAACTAAGTCCTAATTATTTTGATAATTACAAATTTGAATATGTATGTTAAACGACTATCAAAAGGGTATCTGATATGTAATTTGGGTTGTATCAGAAAGTAACCGAGTAGAGTACATAGCAAGTGCAATTCTTGCTATGGAAGCGCGAAGAATTGACCAAACAATTATGATATAGTCTAAGGGATATAATTCCCTTGTGTCGAGCAAATCTTTCACCTTGGTATGAGCGTGGCGGTATGTACCCCGCAGATGACCAAGACAAGCCTGTATATGAAGGGCGTTGTAACCTCGGAGCAATCTCTCTTCACTTTCCTATGATTCTTGCTAAGGCAAAGCAAGAAAACAAGGATTTTTATGATGTACTAACTTATTATCTTGATATGTGCCGCGCTATTCATAAGCGCACATTTACTTATCTTTCTCACAAGAAAGCTGGTACTAACCCACTTGCTTTCTGTCAAGGCGGTTTCCTTAACGGTCACTTTGACCCAGAAGAAGAAATTGGCGAAGATTTCCTTCGTCCTATGACAATGAGTTTTGGTATTACTGCACTCAATGAAACCAGTGTACTGTACAACGGTAAAACCATTGCTGAAGATAATACTTTTGCTATTGAAGTTCTGAAGTTTATCAATGATTATGCTGAAAAGTATAAGAAAATCGACAACATTCTATATGCTCTTTACGGAACTCCTGCTGAATCCCTTTGCGGTTTGCAGGTCGAGCAGTTCCGCAAGAAATACGGCATTATTAAGGGCGTATCTGACCGTCCTTACACTTCTAATTCATTCCATTGTGGTGTATGGGAAGATATTTCACCTATTCAAAAGCAAGATATTGAATATCCAATGTTCCATCTCTGCAATGGTGGTAATATTCAATACTGCCGTTATACTACAGACTACAATATTGAAGCAATGAAAACTCTCATTCGTAGAGCAATGGATATGGGCTTCTATGAAGGTGTAAATCTACAGCTTGATTATTGTGAAGATTGCGGTGCTTCTTTCATTGATAAGGACGAATGTCCTAAATGTGGCAGTAAAAACATCACTCGTATTGAGAGAATGAACGGGTATTTAGGATATTCTAAAATCAAAGGCAGAACCATGTATGCAGACCACAAACTCGCAGAGTTCAAAGACCGTAAATCAATGTGAGGTGTCAGTATGAACTATATTAAAATTGACTCTTGTAACATGAATAACGGTAGCGGTTTACGTTGCGTAGTTTGGGTATCTGGTTGTAATCATCATTGTAAAAACTGCTTTAACCCAGAAACATGGGATAGCCGTAATGGCGATGAATTTAGTGAAGAACAATTTAATTTCGTTTGTGATACACTTCACCAACCTTGGTGCAGTGGAATTACATTCACAGGTGGCGACCCACTATGTCAAGACAGCACAGGCTTTCACATTATGAATCAACTTGCTTTAACCGCTCGTAGCCTTGGTAAAACAGTATGGCTATGGACTGGCTTTAAGTGGGAAGATATATGGAACGATGAATCTGACATGAGAATCTACCGCCAAAACCTAATATCATTATGTGACGTAGTAGTAGATGGACAATATGTTGATTCTCTGCGCGACCTTACGCTTAAATGGCGTGGCTCAAGTAATCAGCGTGTCATCCTTTCTCGTATGTCTATCAATCACAAAGAACCTATTCTAATGGAGGGAACTTAATGAACACACTAATCAGACTATTTGACCTTGATGCAGAAACAGGTTATTACAATGACTATGCGTATGTACAATGGGAAGTGCCACTTGGTTCTCCCACTCCGCGTGTAGGCGAATATATTTACACTTCACCTAATGGTTGTGAAATTGCTCGTGTAGATAACGTTACCTATTCTTATAACAACAACCATGTTATCATGATTGACTGTAATGTTACACTATTTAATTCTGACAACTAAATAACCCTTGACTTACAATACTTCTTGTGATATACTATCTATATGAACAAGAAGTATTGTTTTTTAAGGAGAGATTAAAATGAAGATTACTTTTGATGTGGACATTCACGATGACTACTTTAAGATTAACGGCGCAAAACAGTCTATCAAAGGTTGCTCTTATCCTTGGAGTTGTTTGTCCCATTCTCTTAACAGTTATCTTTTTAACACTTTTATTCATTCTCTTGACGGCACTTTTAATAAGAACGTATTCTGGTGTGATGAAGTTGAATATGCCGTACAGTACGCCTTGAGAAAGAAATACACTATTATCCCTACACGACACTATTTCAAGCGTGTTTCTGAACTTCACCTTCCTCATAATTGCTATAAAGCTATGTTGCACGGCGAAGTAATTGAAGCTGAATTTGAACTTGGCAACGTAACTAAGGTTGTTGTTCGCTTGCAGAATAACAAGTTCCCTGATAAAGACACCTGTGCCGCTATCATTTTGAACGCAGATGGTACTGCTGTTGTTCGCACTGTTTGGGTTAATCGCCACAATGACAAACACAGCACTATTCATAAAGAAAACTATGTACAACACTTATAAGGAGGAATCCCCAATGATTAAAATTGATAACATCCAAACTTACGGCTGGGAAGGCGCTTTTAGAGGTATGCGAAATCCTCTCAACTCATGGGCTAAGTCAGACAGCTTCTTTTACCCAGACGGTACATTCTCTCTTGGTGAAGCTGACCTTAACCTTGCAAAACGTCTTGTAAAGGCTGGTACAGAACATCGTAAGTTCCTACGCTTTATTCACGTTCAGATGGATATTGTAGCGCCGTCTTATTTCTGTGCAGAAAAAGACACCTACAAAGTCGCCACTGCTCGTAACTCATGCAGTTTCATGCACAAGGGCACTTCTGAAGAATTTGAACTTGTGGACTTTAGCTTTGAAGAAATGTGCTATCAAGACCCAGAACATAAGGCTTGGTGGGACGGCACTCTAAAGGAACTTAACCGTCTGCGTGAAATTTATCTTGATACTAAAGACCCAATTATTTTCCAAGAGATTCGCAATATGCTCCCCAGTGGTTACATGATTCGCTACACCTATGATTGCTCCCTTGAAACTCTACTTAATATGTGTAAGCAGAGAGCAAATCATCGACTTCCAGAGTGGCGCGTATTCGTTTCCACCATGCTCGAAAAAATCCCTTATTTGAAAGATTTTTACGAAGTAACTATTGACAAGAACTAAATAGCATGATACAATAAGTGTGTACTAAGGAAAGACAATTAGTACACACTTATTCTTTTATGTATCTAAATTTAAGGAGGAATCATTATGTCAATCATTCTACCCAATCAAGCAACCCCAAACTTCGACCCCAAACGAATGGGTGGTGAACCACCAATCGGTCAATCTATGCAAGTAGACCTTCCCCAGTTCGTACAGATGATGACCGCGCAGACCTTTGAGATGTTTACCAAGGCAAAGGTCAAGGTAAAGATTAAGAAGATGAACGAGGACGCTATTATCCCTAAGTACGGTAGCGCAAAGGCTGGTCTGTGTGACCTTTATGCTGTTGAAGATAAGATTGTTCCCGTTGGCACTACCGCAGTTATTGGCACTGGCATTGCTTGCGAACCGCCAGAAGGCTTCATGCTCAAGATTCGTTCTCGCTCTGGTCTTGCAAGCAAGGGCATTATTACTGTAGGCGGTGAAATTGACGAAGATTATCGTGGAGAGATTAAGGTAATTCTTCTCAATACTTCTGGCACAGATTTTACCATTGCCAAGGGCGACCGTATTGCACAGATGGAACTTCGCAGATACCAGCAGATTGATTTCAACGAAGTAAAGAATCTGAGCGATACAGCAAGAGGAAATGGTGGACTGGGTTCTACTGGCAAATAAGCGCATGAACCATGATTTATCCCACACTGCATTTCAATTATAACAACTCTGGTTACGCTGTCATTAAACTTGTTGATACCGACCTTCCAGATAAAGAAGCGTCACTATTTGGCATGACGTTTGAGAATGACCAAGAAACAGTAGCACTCTTTATGAATCTGCTATCCACATTCATTGCTCAAGCTGAAATCTTTTATGAAAAAGGTTGGTATGATGGATTTGACGATGGGCTTCTATCAGAGTTCAATGATGACGATGAAAAAAACAGGGGAACGGAATGAACCGCTCCCCTAAACGAAAGGAAATCTATATGAATCTCAAACGTGTAATTGCTGGCGCATTAGCTGGTGTAACCCTTCTATGTGCTTCTGGTTGTGGTCGTCAGAGTACCCGCGTTGCATACAACATTTCAAAAGAAGCCGATAATTTTAACGTAACTCGTAGGCTTGAAGTCATTAACGCTCGTACCGACAAGCCTGTGTTTGAACTTATTGGCAACTTCGCTATTGCAAACAACAATACCAACGAACTTGAAGTCACGGTAGAAATTGGAAAGGGCATTTACAAAAAGCACCTTGTATATCTTAACGATTGGACGATTTACGTTGTCGAAGATGTAAGTGGTGCTTACGTTGACAAGTATCACTACGAAGTCAACTTCCTGCCAGAAATGATTGCACCCGTAACCATCACTTCTAATGATTAAAGGAGAATAACCATGACAAGCTATGAAGTAATTAAGAATCTTGAAACCTTATTCCAACACCTTAATGAGCATTATTTTGAATCCGCTCTCCCACAGCCCTATATCACCCTTACTGTAGGCGCAAAGAAGAATGGTAATAACCTTGCAGGATGTTTCTGGGACGACACTTATGTCAATGTCAATGATGATACCGACATTAAGTATGAAATTAGTATTGCTGGTGAACGTCTTGGTGACGGTATCTATCAGACTGCTGAAACCCTTATGCACGAAATGATTCATCTGTATTGCAAGGTCAACCATATCATTGATTGCAGAGGTAAGTCCCATAACGCAAAGTTCAAGAAGGAATGTGAATCCCGTGACCTTATCTGTGACAAGGCGCAAGGTATTGGTTGGGGTCATACCGAAGCAACTCCCACTTTCTGCGACTTCATTCAGTCCCTTATTGACGATGGCATTGTAGACCCGCATATCTGCGACTATACTCGCAACACTACTTTCCCAGAAGTCAATCCCGCACAGAAGAAGTCTTATATTTGCCCTTGCTGTGGCGTAAAGGTAAACGCAAAGGTAGATACTGCTATTGCTTGCCTTAATTGCAATGTAGCATTTGATTACTGGGACATGACTGACCCAGATGACCCCAAGGTAATCACTGATAATAACAATAAATTAGCTTTCACTGAAGAAGGCTGGTATGGTCAGATGTTCGGAGTTGACGAGAATGAAGATTCGTAAGTGGATAAGTGAATTTATTGAAAACGTAAAATTACAACATTCACTTGCTCAATGCTATAAAAGCATGGAATATCACGGCAATGCTATCTTCGGTTGGTGCAACAGCAGAAGCGAAGGCTGTGAAGATTGCCCGCATTATTTTATAGAAAAAAGGTGAATATTATCCATGAGAATCTTAATTGATGTAGACGGCGTAATACTTAATACTCAAGAAGCATTACTCAAGCGTCTTAACAATCGTTATGGCACAAGATATACTCTTGAAAACATAACGCATTATCATTGGTTTGAAAACGTATATAGGAATATTAACCCTTGGGCTGAACTTAAAGATGTCACGTTTTGGCACAATGAAGTTACGTTAATTGACGATGCTAAAAACGCTTTTAATCTGCTTAATCAAAATCACGAAATTTACTTTGTTACTGCATCCTATGTGTTCAATCTTGCTCTTGGTGAAAAAATGTACTGTCTGAAAGACTTATTAGATGTTACAGGACAGTGGCTTAACGACCACATTGTCATCACACAGCATAAAGAACTGGTACAAGGTGATGTTCTTATTGACGATTGTGCCGAGAATGTCTATAAATGGATTATGGCTTCAAGCCCTCGCAGATTGGGCTTATTATTTGGTCAGCCGTGGAATAAAGATAACAAATATAATCTTTATCCTTATGCGTCATGGTCAGAAATTGAAAATACTCTATACCGTCTAAAGTAACAATTACCGTCTAAAAGTAACAATCGAAAAAAATAGGGAAGATAGAATTAACTATCTTCCCTATTATTTATTATGCAGTCCAAAAGACCACAAAAGGAATTGCAACATCAATAGAGTTTGTGTGATGAAAAAGAATACGACCTGCTGTGTTATCAGTTACAACACCAACCAATCTATTCCAGTTACGAGGCTGAGAAGTCCACTCTGTAAACGCTGGCATACACAAAAAGCAATTACAATCTGCTGGCATACCCGGAATACTTACAGAAACAGGTGAAGTACCAGTAGCGGGAATAGTAGCAGAAGCTACATGATTATAAGCAGGAACAGGCATAGAAATGTTCATTGCTTGAGGAACACCATTCTCGCCAAACCCCATTACTTGTCCATTTGTGCCATTTACACCAGTTAGTTTACCTTCTGCATTGCCGACAGCAACGCTATTAGCGGTAATAGTATTACCACTGGCAGTTTTAGCGTAATCAAGCTGAATATCTGCAACATCTTGCGCAACATTTTCGACTTCAGTTTGTAGTGCTTTAACATCAGATTCATTAGTTAATGCAAAACGCCCATCTGGTGTAGCGTTAGCATCACCAACAAAAACTTTATGCTGAGTAGTATCTACACAAAATTCGCCATCAGAAAGCACATAACCAGAAGGGTTAGTAGCAGATTTTAGTTTAACTTCTTTGCCGCGAAGTAGTTGAATTTTCTTCGCCATAAATAATCTCCTTTCTTACAAAATATCACCGTCAATGCCATTAACGTAAATCTCGTTATCTTCATTGACGGAAATAGACTTTTTATCTGTTTTAATTGAAATTTTGTTATCTTGAATATCAAGACCGTCACCAGCAATAAAAGATACTGTTCCACCAGAAGAAGGAATATCTGAAATTTCATATTCGCCTTTATCAGCATTCCAGATTTTCCAGTATCCGCTTGCGTCAGGGACAGGAGGATGATTATTTATTTCGTCCATTCTTTGCTCAATTTGAAAGAACTCGCTGGGGATAAATCCATCTTCCTGATATGCACCACAATAACTAAGTACAGGCTTCTTAACCCACATTTCAAACACATCTGAGTTATAGACCTTTTTGCCCGAAATACGGCGAATATTACATAAACATTTGCCTTGCGGTAGCATATTCGCTCCAAGCAAAACACTATACTCATTATCTGCGTCTTTACTCTTGGTCAAGTTAATTGTGTTGTAGAATATCTTGTTACCCAATTTGGCTTTAACATCAAGTTTATATCCCCAAGCTGGCGTAGGTATAGAATCTTCTACAACGCAAATGAACTCATTCACATCATTGTCTGTTTCAAAGCCAACAACACGGTCATTGTTAATGTACGATACGTCACGACCGTTTAGAATTATTCGCATCTCTGACTCAAACCTCCTTTTCGTAAAAAATAGGGAGAAAGGATATTTCCCTCTCCCTTAATTGTATCACACTATTTGTGAAATGTCAATAGGAATTTTGACTAATCTTAGTCCAAAGAACCGCAGTCGATTACATCTACGGTCATAGCACCGTCAGCACCAATAGCAATTTCAGAAGAACCCTTAACAGCACCAGCGGTGGTAGCAGAGCCAAGAGCCATCTTGATACCAGAAGCATCAACAGATAGACCGTTAGCGGCAACTACCTTTGCAGATACAGTGTTGTTCTCAATGGTAATACCGTTGCCAGCAACCATAGAAGAAGGAGTAGCTACGAATAGACCGTTAGCGTCCAGAGTTAGAGCATTGCCTTCGGTAGTAGATACGCCAACCTTAACGGTAGGAGCAGTAGCAGTACCGCCAACAACGATAGACTTATCTTCAGCAGTTACAGAAGCAACCTTCTTGTCAGCTTCAGCCTTTGCAGAAGCGGCATCGTCTACGCCCTTTTGTGCCAGAGCACGAGCACCGTAAACAGTGATAGCGGTAGTAGCATCAGCTTCAGTACCCTTTAGAGCGTCAACAGCGTCATCAGCGTGCTTGTTCAGGTCTGTAACAGTTGAATAAGCCGCATCCTTTAGACCGTGTACAGCAACGTCAGTGCCCTTTACAGCAATAGTACCGTTGGTAGCGCCTTCTGCAATGTCAGCCTTCTGTAGTGCAGTGTCAGCCTTACCAATAGAGTCTTGTACGCCTTGAACCAGCTTACCAAGAGCGATAGTACCGTTCTTAATAACTGCGGAAATCTTGTTATCCTCAGATACGGTAACAGTAATCTCGTCACCATCAACACCAGTGTAAGCGTCAATTAGAGTAGCAACATTGATGTAGAGAGGTGCTTCTTGGTTCTGTAGGGTCAGCTTAATGTAAGTGCCAGCAGGTTGATCTTCTGGATTTACAACAACTTCACCAGACTTAACGAACAAGTCCTTAGGAATGTTGATTGCCGCACCAACATTAGCACCATTCTTGGTCAGGTGGTAAACAGCAGAGAACTCACCTGCGTCAGCGTCCTTAACAACACTATACTCGTCAGCGGCAGGTAGGGTCAGCTTTAGACCGTCAGCACCAACAGTTAGATGCTCGTCAGAAGTCGGGTCAACAACAACCGCAACGGTCTTTTCAGTAGCAGTGCCAGTTACAGCAACGCCATTGCCAGCAGTGATAGTGTTGACTACTGCATTCTTAACAGCGTCAGCCTTGGTTTGAGCATCATCTTCAAAATACTTAGCAGTCTTGTATGCCGCATCGCCAAGACCAAATACTGCTACGTCAGTGCCATCAACGCTGATAGTACCGTTGGTCTTACCAGTGATAACTTCTTGTACAGCGGAATCAGCCTTATCAAGAGAAGCGGTAACTTCATCAGCCAGCTTTGCCTTAGTTACAGCCTTGTTAGCGATAACAGCTTGTAGCGCAACAGCACCAGTGCCATCAAATGCAACAGGAGTAGCAGTTACGTCACCTTCAATAGAGAAATTCTGAGCGTTTGCCAGCTTATTAGCAATGTCAGCACCAGAAGCCTTTACAGGAATGGCAGTGCCAGCTACGCCGTCAACACCGACATACAGCTTACCAGCGTCAGCACCAGTACCCAGTACAACAGCAAGTTCGCCAGCCTTTAGCTGTGCGGCAGTAATCTTGGCAAGTTCAGAAGTTCTCTTAATTTGAATAATAGCCATAATAAAAAATCTCCTTTTATAAAAAATATATTTTTTATTTATATGAGGTTATCCTCATATTTTGCATACTTTTGGTGGAATTACAACTCGCCACCATCGAGGTCAATCTTTTCGTGGGCGTTCGGGTCGTCATTGTGTTCTTCCACAATCTTTTTGACATCCCCTGTAGCCCCACCTACTACACTGATAACTGGTCTACCCAACTCGTCTTTAGTGATAACAAAATCATCGCCATCGAGCAGATAGCCACCATCAGGAGCCATTATAGGTTTCTTCGGCATGAAATCTCTCCTTTAATTAAGATGGTTGAACCCAAGTCGGTACACCATTTTTAATAGTGAGGACATAGCCTTCCATATCAGCGGTAAAAGATGGCACAAGTCCGTCCATCTTGGATTCCATGTTGCTAATTTCGTTATCAACGTATGTTTTGGTTGTTAAGTGGCTTGCATTTGTTGGAGCACCACCAAACACAGGAACATAAGTATTCTGAGTATTTGGCTTAACAAATGCGGCTTCACCTTCTGTAGTGCTGGTTAGTCTTACACCCTTGTCAATTTTTTCAATAACTGAACCAATGAACACAGGTGTAGTACCATCAACATGAATTTTTTGTGCGTTAATCAAAGCGTGTTCATTCATGTCAATATTACCCAACATTGTGCCACCAGTCAACGTCAACTTAGAAGCGATAGCACCTTCAACATCAATCACGCGAATATTGAAGCCGTCTAATTTCTTTTCGCAATCTCCGACTTCGCTATTCAAGGCTTGAACAGTATCTTCAAGAATCTTGAGATTATCTGGCGTTACATACTGAGTAGTATCTGGCAAAGCATGAACATCTTCACAAGAAATCTGAACATCACCTGTTTTGCCATTTACTGATTTAACAGCAGTTGTGCCAGCAGACTTAAATGTTACAATAGGTCTACCCAATTCATCCTTGATAATTTCAACTTCATTATCTTTGAATAGATACGCACCGTCAGGGGCTTTAATATAATCTGGCATTTTTCACACTCCTTTCTTTATCGAGTCCAATATATTTGTATTTTAAAATCTACTTGCGGTTTTGTTTTACAAGTAAATCTTACTGCATTGTTAGTGGAAAAAACACCCGTAATTGGATTGATACAATTAAACGCTTTTTCTTGCTGTTTCATTTGCTCTGTTGTTCCTTCAAGAACTTTTGTTATAATAGGAGCGTCAGAAGATAAAATCCCTGTAACATCAACTGTTTGTTGTAAATTTTCGTTCCAATTCATTACGCTTAAAGTAATAACTTTTATAAACACTTCGCCAAAATCAGCATCAATTACTTGGTTAGAAAAAGTTTGGGGAGATAATGTGACATATCCATTTGAAGTTTTCACCTTCATAGCAAATCCTTTATTCGCCATTTTTATTCACCCCTTATTCCATAAAATACCAAAGCAATTTTGATTGCGTTTTCTGGCATCGTGTTTAATCGAGTTATAATTACTGCCCCTTCAACAACTTGCACTTGATTAAGGGTGTTATAATCTCTTTTGTTTCCATTCAATAAATGCACTTCAAATGGCGCATTAACAATATTAGCGTTTGTCTGAATTGATATATTTTGTGTAACTCCGTTAAAAGCGGGAACTTCAACTTCTATAATTTGCGTCTTACGAAAATTTTCTCCATCGACAATAGCTCTTACAGAAGTCCGAGGAAACAAGTCAACATATTCATTGTTTTCTTTATCTGAAAGACGAAATTTTATCAACTTACTTCCTCCTTATCTAATTAGAATTTTTATCGGCAAATTTTCTGTTATTGAATGGTTTGCGGTAATAATAATTTTGCCGTTAGATACTACAACACTTTCAAGAAAATTATATTGTTTCCATTGTGCTTCGGTCATTGTACTTTCTGGTAAAATATTAACAACAGAACTTTCAGTAAAATGTGAATTGCTTATTTCTATTGTTTGATTATTCCATTCAGACTGTGTTATAATTATGGAATAATCATAACCTTTTACTGAATATTGTTCCATATCTACCAAATCAAAAACAGTATTTGGATACATTTCTTCCCAACTACCGTTTTCATGATAAACCATAAAAGTTCCAACAATAGAACTATTACCAACATAAGTATAAGGGTCTATTTTTGTCTTAAACCAAACTTTACCTTCAACCAAATTTTCTGTCGGTGCTTCAACTCCTACAAAAATATTACCTTTAATAACTTTTTGATATAAAAGCCAATTAGTTTCATCAGTTGGCGCAATACCTATATTAGTTTTAAGTGCAACGTATATTTGATTTTGATACACAACAATATCATTAACTTGATAAGTTTTTGTAGAAGAATAATCATATTGTTGTCGCACATTAACACCAGAAGCACCTTGTTCACCTTTTAGTCCAATATACAACCAATAATTATTATCTGTAGGCAATGTTCCTTTTGGAATTTCTTGCAAAGCCATGTACATATCTTCATTATATGAAACAAAATTCATTTCTTTATATTCTTTAGAAGAATCATAAGTTTCCATATTACGATAATTATCTATTAAACTTTGCAAGCTAATTGTAAGGTCAGATAAATAATTTATTACACCATTTCCATATAAATTTTCAATGGTTAAAATTCCTGTTATAATAGTATTTACACTATCGCCAATCCAAGACTTACCACGAAATTGTGCTTGATTATTAGATAATAGCTGTAATGCTTGCGCATAATTACCAACAGACATATCCGCTTCAAACTGTGAACGTAAATCCACATCTGATAATTGAATATCTTGATATTTCATCCATGAGAACAAAGTATTAGGGTTTGCCATAAAACACACCCCTTACATTGTTCCGACAATCAAGTTTCCTTGACTATCATACGCTTCAAAACCAGCAGCAATGTTAGAAGCGGTTGCAGGATTTAACAAAGGTTCAAGTTTATAATATTGAGTAGGATTACCAGAAGTGTCAAACCACAATTCGCCTTCATTTTGATTGGTTGGTTGAGTATCTTGAATAGGGTAAACAGTTACCACATATGGCATAACTAATTTCCAAATAGCGTCATTTGTACCCGGTTCTACATTTGAATTATTTGTCAAAGATTGCCATAAAGCGCCATTATGAGTTACCGCATTATCTTTCTGATAATCTTCGCTTGACGACCATTTAGCTCGATATGCTAAACCAGTACCAGATACGCCTTGTTTACCTTTTTGTGTTAATACACGCCAATAGTTACCATTAGTAGGAGTAATTCCACTATCCATATCTTTAAGAGCAATATAAATATTAGAATTGTCTCCAATAGAATATGACACAAGATTGTTCTTTTTATAAACTGTATTACTATCCCATTCACCAATATAACCAAAATTATCAATCAATGCTTTCCATGCTTCTTGTCGTTGCTCAATATCACTACTAATATCAGTAGAATAAAAACGTTCAATAGCAAGAATTGCTTCAGTCATTTTATTCAAATCGCTGGACTGAATAATTTTTTGAGTGGCAGAAGGTATCTGTGCTAAATACTGTGTTGCCAATGTTTGATTGCCAGCGTACATAGCATCTGTGTACCCTTTAATTAGTGCTCCATCTGAAGCACTAATATTCAAAAACGTCTTAAAAGTTGTATCAACACTATCGGGGAAAGTCGTTAGAGAAAGGTCAGGATAACGAGTTGACATATTACACCACTCCTTCCTTAATTTTTAACAGCACCAGCAATAAATTTGCCAGTACCAGCATTTTTATAAAATTTTAGCTCTACGCCATCATACATACCAATTTCGCCTGTTTCTTTATGACGAGCAGGAATGAGATTGCGTACAGCATTATCATCATCATAAATAACAAGACTATGGATTCTTACACCCTTGGTCTTTAGGTCAGCTTTACCGCCTGTATTACAAGCAAATATATACAAACTATTAGCGCAAGTAAACACGCCTGTATATGCGATTGTAGCCGTTTTATCTGTATTCAAAGTAGTTACATTATCATCTTTATCTACTGTAAACTGTTCTTCAAAATTTACTTCTGAAGCAAATTCAGCATAAACATTAGCATATTCTGTACGATACTTTTTGTTGTTAGTGCGAAATGTATAATGCACTGTGCCGTCCGCAGAATCACGAGCACCAAACAATGCGCCTTCCTTAGTATTCGGATATTGGCTAACCTTGGCATAAACACGAGTATCTTGCTTTGGATTGAACCCAACATCAATCCATTGGTCTCCATCAGATTCAATATATTCAAGCAACTCATAATCTGTATCAGCTTCATTTTCGCCATAATATCTTGCCATAGTAACAGTCATATTATCTGTTGGAGCAAGACCTTGCTGAATTGAAGTAATAAGATATTTACGCTTTTCACCATTGCGATTCAATGTATATTCAACAAGCATATTAACGTCAAACCAATACACAGGAACGCAAGTTAATGTTACAGTATCATTCAGATTGGTATGAAGCCATAACTCGTATTTAGCACGTTGCAATGCTAAATCATCTGTCAGACAATTCGCATAGTCTCCATCATATAATGGTAGTCGAATACGTCCTACTGAACCATTTACATAATAAGGGCTTTTTTCATTTGTATCTTCGACAAAACCATATGCTTGCAAATGTCCAAGCCATCGCCAATAAGTTGTTTTATACTGAACGCAAAAATAAACATCGCCTTCTTCAGCAACAATATTAGTGTCAGTACCATCATCATTTTTAATCGGCAATACAGCAAGGTCATTGATTTTTAGCTTTGGTGCAGTTAAACCCTTATTATTTTTCATTGTAAAACCATACACTACGTTTTCGGTATAAGCTGTTACATCTTCAATAGTCAGCTTAATAATATTGTCAGTAACTTCCGCAGTGTCGGAATAATGTGCTGGGTCGTGAGTTCGTCCCCATACTTCAATGCTATTCTTTACATTCTGAAAGTCAACTTCAATCTTTTCGTTGGTAACAATCGGAATAAACGTAGTGTCATCAACAACAACTGGGTCATTCTCACCTGTTGGCTTGCGCTTGTAAAAAAATGTACCGTTTACATCAAAATACATTTCATAGTATGGATATATGTCCCTTAAACCTGATAGCAAATCATACACAGTTGAACCTTGATTAAATTCAAGGTCTGTAGGAATTACACTTGGAAACGGCGCTTCTTCGACAACATATTGAGTAAAACCACCTAAAGCCAATGTATCAATAATTGTTTGACGAATATTTTCACCAGCTTTAAGCACAACAGGAGCACCCTTCAAATAGCCGTTTCGAGTACCTGTCAGCTTTGCCATAAGGTCAAGTAAACTAAAAGATACTGTATTAGTTTCTGGCGCATATTCATAGCTTGGAGCGTCAATAATATAAATACCACAATTTACATATTCAATCTCGCCAGTCCGCATTGATTGTGTACCAACAAGTAAACGAATATATTTATCAAGCCATACTCTTGCTCCACTGGCTACTTCAAAACTGGTATCTTTTACTGCAAGAACAATACTCGCTGTTCTTCGCACATCGGCGGTAGAATCAATGTTTATATTACCAGAAGTACAAACCCCTGATAATTCGTCTACAGTTTGAAATTGATAATTCAATAATTCAACTTTAATAAACCGAGCTTGTATGCTTTGTAAGGAAGTTTGAAATTGTGTGTTGGTGATTACCATATTTCTTCCTCCTTATGTTGGTGTATTGATAATACCGTTATTGTACAAATCTGATTGACTGTTTACATCGCCAATTTCCGTCCATGTAAACGTAACATTTGGAATGCGCAATCCAGAACTTTCTGCATAAGAAATTTGCACATCATCTGTAGCTATACAAAGCCAACTTTGCCCCGTCCAGTCACGTAAAATTTTAGGTTTTTTATTTGCTAAAAAGTCTTTAATTTTGCGTTTCTTTTCATTGATTTTTGCACTATCAATAATTCCTGTATTTTCAAAGTCATCATTCAAAATCGTACCAGAAACACTACCCGTATCATAACTCAACAAACCGTTTGAAATAACAATAGGATATTTTCTACCAAGAGGCTGAAATGTTCCAACATTTATTTTACGAGCGTTTGTACCATATTGAACATCATATAAAAAACGATAGCAAGTATCAGCATCACCAATAAAAATACCGTCTAATTTAGACAAAACCTTGTTAATAATATAGTCGCCTTCAGCATTATTCAACACAGGAACAAAAGCATACTCATATTCAATACCATGTGTATTTAATCTATCTTCAAAAATAAAAGATAAATCAGAAACAGATTTTATAGGAATTGAAGCTAACGTTAACCAATCAAAAGTCCCACGCACACGACGTTTAATTTTAACCGCAGTGATTTGCTCCAAAATAAAATCAACGTTGCCCGCACCAATTTCTCCGTCAAAAGTAGCATCCATAATAGTATCATAGTCCCAAACTGTTGGAAGTGAACTATTAAAAGCATCGCTTGTATTTTTAGTTACGTTAAACTGGTCTAAAATAGCATTGCTAAGTGTAGTATCTTGAATATCATTTACTTGTGATGGAGCAGGATTTAAGCAATCTTGCCCTGCAAAAGCACTTAGCCCTACAAATTGAAACATAAATCCTTCTCCTTTCTTATTCTACAATAGTAAAAAATGTCTGATAAATATTGTTAATTCTTCTTAGCCAAAAACAATAATACGAACTATCAGGAAGAATTGCAAGATAATCACTGTAAATATAGTAATTTGTGTGAATAAGCGAACTTACATATACTTCTATATATGCTTGTTTATCTTGAGCTTCAATATCTTTATATCCTTCACGATAATTTACTGTTATAGTTTGTCCAGAAGTATTACTAAATTTTATAATTGTTGTATTTACATTAGCTCCTCTAAACCAAAGTTTAGCAGTAAAATCAGAATTGATATTATATCCTTGTTTCCATCCTACCCACCCATTACGAACATCAATTTCTTTGTTGTTAATATAAATTGGTGGGTCGGGTTGACTAACGCCTTCTATCAAAACCATATTAGAAGTAACTGTGATATATCCTTCTTTGCAATGGTTTTCAAGTTCAATCTGAGAATATATACTTGGATTGAGATAACGCACAGTAAAATGAATTAAACCAGTAGTAACCGTTGTTCCATTGATGGTCAATCCTGTAATTTCAACATAATATTCAGTTGTGTTTTCAAAACCGCTAAACAAATAACTTCCATCATAAGGTGGAGTACCATCTTCTGCATAGTTAGTATTAGAAGTAGAAATTAACGTTTTTGTGCTATCATAAAGATTGACAATATAACTGTTTAATCTTTCGCCTTCAGATTGACTATAGGTAAATTCAAAATTAAAAGAAGCGTTATCAATAATGGAAGTAACAGGAAAGTTAGTTAACTCAATTTTTGGCGCAGAATAGCAATAAAATTGAATAGGAATAGATTCCCCAGATTCTTCGCCAGAATTATCTTTAACTGTTATTGTCGCATTATAATAGTTACCATTTGTTAATGTATTAGCAGGAAGATTATGTTCAAATCTATATGTAGTTTGTGTTTGTTGATAAACAATACTATTATCAGATTGATTTCTAATGGTTAATTTGTTTGCTGTAATTTGAGCACCAGACCCATATACAGTAAACGTAAAGGTATGAACTTGTGTAGCGTCAAATGCGGGTTGTGTATTTAACACTGGTCTTGGTAAAGCCATTGCCATACCTCCTTATATAAAAAATGTTAAATTAGCATTGCCTTGGGGAATGAATACTTTAACGATTTTACCAACTTTTACTTGATTATCGCCATATTGTTTGATAGAATGAACTTGTCCATTATATCTTACATTCCAATTAGTCCCATTTTGCCCAATAACAAAGCCGTCATAAATTTTCGTAGTATTGTTGATTGCTTCTTTAAGCAACAAATTAAAGCCTTCAAGCATAACTTGTACAGCTTCTTGGTTCATTTCATCCATAATGTCCTCCTATATAAAAGAGGGGTGAGCATTACGCTCACGCCCTCCCCATAGTTGTTTTATACTGAATAACATTACGCCAGAAATTATTCTTGAGATAATTAGCAAAACCTTCACCATCCACAACATTGGGTAGAGAAGGATTGAAGTTTTCTATGCAAATTGTCACACCAGATTGGTCTTTTTGAATACCAGCGAACGCAGAAACAATATCACTCGGTTTAGTTTCGCCCCACTCCCAAAGATTAGAAGTTAAGTCGTGTGGAATAATGCCATCGCCTTGATTCAGAACTTGAAGTTCAGCACCTTCTTCGCCTGTAAGAGCTATACCACGAGGCGCATACTTTGTACCAGAAGCACGCTTTGTAGTCGCTTTAACTGTGTGGGTTGTTCCGTCTTTTGTTTTAATAGTAGTAGAACCATCTTTGTTCTTAGTCCACTTAGAGCCATCACCACCAGTCATTGTAGAACCCGATGGTGCACTATTAACAAAACTTGTACCCTTATTTGTAGTGATAGTATATCCTTTATCGGAACTAATTACACTATTACTACTACTTGAAGAAGAACTTCCCTTACTTGAAGAACCCTTACCACTACTCGTTCCTTTAAGCGCACCTGTAGCAGTACCAATAATCGTTCCGATTACACCGCCAAGAATACCTCCTGTAGCAGTGCCTATGACTGAACCGATTGCGCCACCAGCAGAAGCACCCGAAGATACTTTGTTGGAATCCACAGTAATATCTTTTTCTGCTTCAAGTTCGGCGTTAATTTTGGTAAGTTCTTGCATATATTTCTTATATTGAGAAACATAATCTTCAAGATTACCAAGACGTTCTTTCCAGTTTTCTGCTTCAAGGTCAACACCAAGTTTTTGAAGAACATTAAGACGTTTTTGTTCTTTCTCATATTCAGAAACAACGTTAGACCATTCATCTTTATACTTTTCCCAAGCATCAATCTGGTCATCAATAGCTTTTAGAGCGGCTTCTTTTTGCTTTTCGAGATTTTCTTTTTCTCTTTCAAGCGCTTGGTCACGTTCGATTTTATCAAGATTAGCTTTAGCTTCAGAAACTTCATCCGCGTCATTGATATATTGGAATCGTCCATCTTGATAAACCATAACTTTAGTGGAACGAGCACGAGCCAAAGCATCAAGTGCTTCTTCCTTTTCAATCTGGTCATCAAGTTCATCGTTCGCCTTTTCAAGCGCATCAATTTTATCGTCCCAATATTTTTCAACTGTATCACGTTGTTCTTCCAGTTTGTCGATTTCGTCTTGTGCCTTATCAGCTACAAGGTCAAACAAGTCCTCATAAACATCTTGCCAATCTTCAAGACGTTTTTTCTCCGCTTCTTTGGCTTCTTTCCACGCTTTTTTCTCTGCTTCGGCGGCTTTCTTTGTAGCTTCTTTACGCTTTTCAAGATAATAGTCATAAGAAATAAGTCCATTCTTATACCATTCGTCCATCCATGTTTCTACACGATGCCATGCTTCAATCTCAGAGTCAGCGCCCCAATCTTCAAGGTCATTGCGGTCATCAATATAATCTTTAGATTCTTGATAACGTTCATCAAAAGCTTTCTTCTGATAAGAAGTTATGTCATCTTCTACTTGCCACCAAAGTTTTTGTAATTTGCGAATTTCTTCTAAATCATTGTCATAACCTTGACTACGCCACCAGTCAGCTTGCTGTTGAATCTGCTTTTGATAGTCACGATTCATCTTAATGAGCTTTTCATAAGAAGCGCCATTCTTTTCAGCAAGGAAAATATGATGCTCAGTTACATCGTTGGCTTCTTCAAAGGCATCTTTCTGCTTTTTCTGTGCATCTGTTAATTCATCTGTTGCTTCAGTAGCTTTAGCACTTGCAGAAGCGTTTGCGGACTTTGCAGAAGTATTAGAATTGGTTGCCTTAGTATTTGAAGAAGTAGCTTTTGTGGCTTTAGAAATAGAAGCAATTTTTTCACCAGTATAACGACTGGTAATATCACCTATTTTAACATCATGACTTGCGTTCGCGACACCAGTACCACTTGCAGTAGTTCTACCACGCAAACCACCATCATATCCATTAAGCTCACCTTTGCGAATCATTTCTGTTGCATCAGCGGGAATAATAGTATCGCCTTTGTTTACTTTTACAAACTCTGCGCCATTTTCACCAACGAGTTCTTTTTTACCGTCCTTGGTAATACGGAACTCAGCGCCTTCTTCACCAACAAGAGACATTCCGCTTGATTGAGCACGCATAGGCTGCGTACCTTGTAATCCGCTTGCATAAGCAGGAGTTTGACCAACAGCGGTTGTACCTGATTGTGTATATCCTAATGGAATAGTTGGTAATTTCCACTGTGTTGTATCTGCTTTGAATTTTGCAGTAAAAGTGTGGTCTAATTTAGAAGCGGAATTATATAAGCTGTCTACTTGTCCTTGAGCAGTATTAGCATTATCTCCCGTCTTTTTAATACCGCTTTGAATACCGCTTAGATTTACACCATTCAAATTTTGAGAGGCGGTTTGAGCGTTTTTGGTCGCTGATTCATAGTCGTTCATGCCTTGAATAGCAAGACCCATATCAGAAGCTACTTCAGCACCTACACCATTAATGGTAATTTGAGTGGTATTAAGTTTAGTTTCTACTGAAGTTTTAATTGCATCAGCAAATTCTTGACCAACACCTTCGGCAGCAGAAGCATCAACGGTGACACCTTCAAACAAGTTAGATATAATCGTTTGTCCGGCATCAGAACCAATTATATCAGAATAGTCCATACCTCCAAACGCTTCAGAAAGTTGAGATTGAAAAGCCGATACCGCTTCGTCTGTATTAAAAGTAATTTCGTCACCGTCAAGTGTGATGGCTTCATCTCCAAGAGCGCTATTAACACTGTCTACGAGACCTTGTAAATCCCAGTCCCCAGACTCGGTAGTAAGGTTCTGCAAAGCTGTAGCAAAACCCGTAAGCTCATCACTGGCAACGTCCAACTCTCCTCCTGTAAGACTACTAAAATCATAGTCAAAGGTCATATTGGTGTATTTACTTAAACCATTTAACTGTGTTTGAAGTTCTTGCAAGCGGTCTGTGCGAATATCAACTTCGCCAACAGATTGAAGTTGCTTTATTTCATTTGCAATGGCACTAATACTACCAGTACCAGTAGCACTTATCGCTTCATGTAAATTCTGAATGGTAGTCGTTACTGCGTCAATGGTATCACCCATTTGAAAATCGACAGTACCACCGAGACTATCCATAAAGCTCTTTAGAACAGGGTCGCTGAGTCCAAGAACTTCAGACAATTTGCTAAAATCATTGATTGCGATTTGGAATGTGCCGTCATCAAATTCTTGAAAATCAAGAAGTTTACCATACTTACTAATGGCGGTAGCAGAAGTGCTAAGTTCTTTTAAGCGGTCAAGAAGAAGGTCGCCTTGGAATACGCCGTCAGAAAAATATTGTTCGATATTGCCAACAAGAGTTGCTTGACCTTCCGCTGCTTCTTGAGCAACGTTACGGAAGTCAGACATTGCCGCATTTTGCTCGGTGATTTTAATAATATTTTTATCTGTTGTGCCATAAATTCCTTGCAAAGAAGCATTATATGCTTTAAGATTAGTAATACCATTTTCAGTAGACTGAGTGATGTAATCCATCATCTCATAAACTTCTTTTAATGGTGCAGAATAATCTGTATTTAAAGCGTTTTCAAAATCAGAATATGCTTCTCCCGCACTTCTAATATCGCCACTTAATCTACGAAATACTTCGTCAATGTAAGAAACGGCTTCAGCCCCAGACATATTGCTGATTTGAGCCGCTAACCAATCAGAACGATTACCTAAATCGTCTATCAAAGAATTGAGCTTTTCTACTTGAGATGAATCAAGACTCTCAAGCCATTCTTGCATAGAATCTGCATCTTTAGGCTTAATAGAAATATCGCCCAATTCTTTTAGCTTAGAAACAAGTTTAGAAGTTTGTTCTTCAACGCTTGCTTCACCATCAGCAGTGCTTTCGAGAACTTCTTTAATAGTACCGCCATCTACAGAATCGGCGGCTTCAGCCATATCAATCAAAGATTGAATATATTTAGCTTTTGTGGTATCGCCTGCGGCTTCAGCGGCAGATTTGTAATCTTCAAGTTCTGTAATAATACTTACAATAGAATCTTCTGCTTCAACAGCAGCATCCTTAAAGTCAAGATTCTGGGTTTGCGTAAACTTGTGAATAGTTACTTGTAAGTCACTAAGTTTTTTCTTGTAGGCATCCTCACCTGTAAGAGTAACCGATACTTGTTCACCACGAACATTTTGTTGCTTTGTAGTATAGCGCATTTTTTCGCCATAGGTACGTTCAAATTGTTCAGATTGGTCTTTCCAAAGAGCTGCTTGCTCTATTTTTAATTTTTGCTCTTGAAGTTGAATTTGACGTTCGATAAGTTGGTTTTGATGCTCAAGAGTATCGGCTTCAGTTTGAAGTGAACTGTTCCAATCAGACGTTCCTTTTACGCTGTTGATTTCTTCGATTCTTTGCTTATTAGATTCAAGAGTAGAATTATATTCATCAATCTGAGACTTTGTATTGTTTATAGTGGTTTCTTTATCTGCAATAGATTGTGTTAATTCTTTATCTGATACATGAAGTTTATTGTAAATTGCAATAAGCCCCGCTATTGCGGCGACAGCTATTTTAACAGGTAAAGGAAGTGCAGAAATTGCGCCAACAATATTTTTGATAGCAGAAACACTTGTGCTTGCTCCACTACTCAATCCAGAAAAAGAACTCCCAAGTTGAGAAATAATCCCTCCCAATCCAGAAGAAGCAGCACCCGCTTCGGTTGCACCAGAAGTAAATTTGACGAATATTTCTGACGCTTTCTCAAAAATAGTATTCAATCCACCCATGGGATTTAATACTTTTGATATGTTTGCGCCAAACAAGTCAAGTATACCACTAATGCCATTTACTGTTAAATTAAATAGTAAAATTTTAGAAATGGCTTGACCTAAATCCGTATTAGCAAATTTAAGAATAGATGTACCTGCTTGTAAAAATCCCTTAACAAGGTCAGAAGAAAGAATGTTTGTTGCAAATTCTTGGAACTCCGCTTTAAGAGCTTGAACTTGCGCTTGCAAACTTTCCATATAACGCTCATTCTCTTTGGTTGCCGAGCCAGCAGAATTTATCGCTGTTTCAGTCGCTTCAGTCGCATGACCAAAGTTATTCATGAGAGCAAGGAAAGCATTAAGCTGATTGCTACCCGCTGAAGTTAGGGCAATGTAGTTCTGTTGATTTTTGGAAAGAGAATCCCATTTTGTAGACAAATCGGAAAGAATATCATAAGAACTACGCATTTGCCCTTCGCTATCATAAAGGGCAATATTCAATCCGTCATAAATATCAGTTAATTTTTTACCAGTATCACTATTTTCATCGGTCACTTGAGATAAGCGACTAAAAATTGTATTAAGGCTTCTCGAAGCCTTACTTGCATTACGAGTTTGCTCGGTAATGGCTGTAACCACATATTATTTGAAAATATTTGTTAATATATCTAAATATTTTTTATTATCCATATCCCAATAAGGAATACGAATAATAGTTATATTATTGTCTTTGCAAAATTTGTCTTTTATTTTATCATGTTTTGTTGTTAACTCATAGGAAATTTTAGCTTGCTCATTTGAACATTGGTTAAAATTTGCTACAAAATAATGCCCTTGTCCATCCACTTCAATCACCATATTTTTAGAAGGGAAGTAAAAATCAAACGGCAAAGCGATTTTATCTTTACATCCTTCAAAACATTGCTGTTGAATATAAGAGATTTCGTGTTTGTCAAGCCAATTTTTAACAAATGCTTCATAAGCAGATATGCTTTTTGCACAATGAGCACATCTAAATTTGCCTAAACGAAAAGCATTAAGAGAAGTATCAAATTTATTTCCACACTCACATTGAACTTTAATACCGCAACTTTTCCACTTTTGATTATCAGCATACCCTACTATTTGACAAGTGTAATTATTCAAATCTGCATAATGTTGAACATTATACAAGAAATATTTCTCATTAACACGTTTGTCAAATCTTGAAATAGAAGAACCTCTCAGTAAATTACGAAAATTACAAAATCCTCGATAACCTTCTGAATCTTCACATTCAAGCATTTGGTCATTATTACCATAAGGAACTTCTAATAATTTTAAGTTGTGTTCTTCAAACTTCTTTTGAGTTTTTTCAATAGAATTTCTGCGTCCAACCCCTCTAAGAATTGCGCCACATTCTTTACATTCACAATAAGTCGCAGTTGATAAATCCAACCACGTTCTTGTAAAAATTTTTTCGCATTCTCCACATTTGAAATATAATTTATCTTTTTCTCCACGAAATTCTGTTGAAAGTATTTTTGTTTTAGACCCTTTCAATTCCATAAATTTCTGAATATTTTCAATCGTATAAGGATTGGTTGTAGAAAAATAGCAAGGATTCTTTCCACTTCTTAAATTTCCAAGATTCATCATAGCTTTATAACCTTGACAATTCATAAAAGACATTTTAACAGAAGCATTGATATAATCTTTATCTAATAAAATCAGCCCTTTATCTTCAAAAGATTTCTTCGCTTCTTCATAACTTAATTTATTAGGCATATAACAAATATTCTCCTTATAGTTTCCCATAAGATTGACTATATCTTCACCATAGGCGCAGAGCACTTCGGATTTCTCCTACTCTACTCACTTCGTATGATTTTATTATCATCTTATTCTATTCATATTGTATCATAAATAGTTACATTTGTCAAGAAATAATTCTTGATTGTTTTCGATAGTCGATGAAGGTTATACCGTATTTCAACGGTATCTTCCCTGCGGATTGACCATATATCCTTATCTCTTTTACGATATTTCGGTTAATTACTCCGAACCCTTACCTATGTTACCATGATAAGTTCGTGTATAAGGCTTTAGGCAACCATGCTTTTGCACAGTTGAAATCGTACCCCGTAGAGCCGTATTTCCTTTCCCGTCAATTCACTCTGTTTTACTTGACCTGATTTCAGCCATGCCAAGGGTTTCTTCCATTGAGTTACCCATTGCACCAGCAGTAGATGCAACATTACCCAATGCTTTAGAAAGGTCGCCCGAAGAAACCGAGAACTGGTTTGCAACCTCGTTAACACTATCAATAATGGATGACGCATTATCAGCTTCTACGCCAAACGCAATCATTTGAGAGATAATAAACGATGCACTATCTCCTGCTGTGATTGCTTCATCACTTACATTTTGAAATTTAGCCGCAAGTGTGCCTAATGTTGCGGCATCTTGGTCATTAAAACCATTTTTACGAAATTCTGTAGTAGCGTCCAGCATTTCAGACGTTATTTGGCATTATTTCCATTTATTAAAAAAGTGTGTAATAAAATAAGATTCGTCCATATAAACTCGCTTATTCCGACCTTTGCAATAAACTCCCAGACTAATCAACAAAGGAATAATTAGCCACCCTTCTTGAGTCAATAACAAAGTGTCAAAAGATATAAGCAAGCATACCCCCCAAATAAAATTCGGCGTGGTTGCTATTTTAAGAATAGCAAGAATACTAAAGATTACTACAAATTCTAACATAGTATCATCTCCTTCTGATACTATTATAGCACACACTTAAATAATGTCAAGATAATTCCATAAGATTTCTCTTACAGCCCGAATACTTCTTTTCCCTATATTCTTGGAGGGAAGTGAACTTTTACTCTGTTGACACATCCCTCATCAGGACTTCGCGCCCAAACTGCCATTTTTTATATAAATACTTTACACTATTGATATTTCTATATCAACACTATACAATATTTATATCAATACTTAGGCGTTGCCACCATATATCATCCTTACTGTTTTTTGAGTTTCCATACCGTCACACTTAGGCGTATCTCATCCTTATGTTGTGGTAGTAAGGCTCTTAGGCTTTCAAGGGTTTTGAACACTTCTTAGTGCATATTTACCATCTATACACTCCGGTTAGTATATCAGCCGGTACGACCTACTGTGCTACCTAAATCTTGTAATTGATTTACATACTGATTAAGCGATTCTCCACTAAGGTCAGATACTTTCTTAAATTCGGTGAGTGCATCATCTACTTCAAAAACTTGCTCTGAAATAGATTGATACACTTGCACCATTTGTTGAAAAGTCGTCATTAACTGTGCATAGGACTCGCCAGCCGCTACACCAGATTCAGTAAGACTATTTACTTGAGAAGCAGCTTCACTACTTGCACTACCTAATTCTTTTACTTGAGAAGAATCAGCATTAACTTTAATAGTAGATTCTTTATTTAACCCGGAAGTAAGACTTTCAACAACTGATTTAGCTTCATCAGCATTAGCAGTAATCTTAATCGCTTGTGGTTTTTCACTAATTGATTTAAGAATGGCATTTATATCGGTTTTAGCACTTTCAGTATCTAAAGTCACCTTAATGTTTTTTAAAGCATTTTCAAGTTTAGACTTTATTTCTTGTACTTGACCATCAATACCAGTAGTTTTTAATTCAGTATCAATAGAAATCTTAAAATCTGCCATAAACTCACTCCTTCACTTTCGGATTTTTGGCAAAGTGAACTTTGCTTATCTGTGAGTATGCTACCAAAATAGCATCAGCAATATCATCATCGTTCTTCTTGCTACAAGGCGATACCCACTTTAGTTTAAGACCGAATCGTTCATTTGCTTTTTCTATTGACTTTCTTTTCATTTCATCCCTATGAGTACCAGCTTTCGTACCATCAAAAAGTCCAATTGGACTCCTCCAAGAACTCGGCAAAATAAACTCGGTAGGAATATTCATAGAAGATGTTACTCCTAATAACATTCCTTGCACAGCACCAAGGATAACCAAAGTTTTCTTACCTCGTTTATCCATCAAAGGAACATCTTCTAATATCACCTTATCAACATGATACTTCTCTAATAGTTGCTTAATGAAAGGCGCGATTTGCTGAGTGCGGTCGCGCCAATCATCACCATTAGGTCTAAAGCACCCATAATCAATAAGGTCAGTACCATTGAATATACTCCATCCTACCGCAGTAGTTGAAGCATCAATACCACAATAAACCATAGTTATCCTCAATTCTGTACTACACCTTATTTTTATCTTTCTATTGGCAGTCCTGCTTGTCTACAGCCTTGATAGAACCACTCTTTAATAGTGTCTTCGCCACAAGCGTTTAATAAGGCTTGCCATGCGTCACGAGCCTGTGTCCAAGCGCCTTCGCCGTAAATCTTACCTGCCAGACCTTGGTATACAATTTCTGCCAAATAAGGAACAGCTTCGCCAGTTAGATTAGAATGAGCACTAATTTTACTTGGGTCATATTCAAACGTTGCATGACCGTTTGCACCAGAAGCACTGGCTTCGTCCTTCCACGCTTCTCGCAATTCAAAAGTACGAGGGTACATTTGAGGAGAATAAACAGCGTATACTATCTGATTAACAACTTGCTCATTCTTTTCCTTAATCTTTTCCACTGTATACTTTAACGCGCTTTGAATTGCAGGAGCGCATATTGCCATCAAGGCTTCAATGCTTGTTATCGCCATCGTTCATTGCCTTACGTGAAAATTTCTGCACTGCATTCTTTCCAACAGGTGTGTCCATAAACTTGTTGATTTCGCCAAGAATTTGAGCAAGCGCACGCTGAGTAGATTCATGGTAATCAAGAGCATCATAAATCTTATAAACATTGTCAATGTGAAGCATTACTTCATCAATAAGACCACACTGCAAAAGTTCGTCATGTGTATGCTTCTCAATTTCTTCAACAGTCATATCCGTAGCATGGAGAAGAATCAGCATATCGATATTCTGTTGGCGTTCAGCCCAAGTATGAAATTTCATAGTTGCTTCAACAATTTGTTGAATCTGGGCATAAGTCAAATAACGATTAACAGTAACACCATACTTCTCAAGATATGTAGTTTCTTTCTCTGGAATAATTGCCATTTCCTTTTAGTTCCTTTCTTTCATTACAAGAGATTAAAATGTTTTGCAACGTAAGCACCAACAACCACGCCAGTAAGGATAATTGTTGGTAAATTTGTTTTAATATAAGTTAAGAAATCAAATTGTCCTCTTTCTTCAAGGTCATCAAGTCGATTATTTAATTTCTTATTAGATTCTACAGAATTTTTCTGTAACATTTCAATCGCTTTTGATTGTTCATCCATCTTTACGTTCATTTGCACCATAGACAACTGAACAGCATCAAGAGTAGCATCTAATTTTTCACTTACTTTAATTTCTCTCTCTATCATTTCCTGCATAAACGGTCGGGTGCTTTCTAATTCTGTCACTCGTTCAGACAGGTCGTTCACCTTATGATATAAGATACCGATGTCATCTGCCATTTAGCAACCCTCCCATCATTCCTTTAATCGCCATGTTCCATTTTTCAATTTTGTCGCTTTAACATAAAGTGGAACGTGGTCAAAAGGATTTGGAACAATAACTGCTTGTTCTCCAATTTCAATATAAAGTTTGCCTTTTCGTTCTTGAATAACTCTGCGATAGCCAGCAGGAATTTTGGCTTTTATCTTTTGCGGACAATCGTCAGGCATATATCTTGACGGCTTATATCCTTGAATTTTTTCGCAGTACATCATATAAGGACAAACAGAATTGGTAACTTTGCACAAATTACCATTAGTATATTCACACATAATGTTACCTCCTGTTATAAAAAAATAGGGAGAAAGGAATAACCTTCCTCCCTATTCAGATTAACCAACAGTTACGGTAGCGTATGCGGGCGGTACGTTCGCATAGCCAGTGAGTGTAATAGAAATTACAGCAGTACCAGCTTGAGTACCAGCAGTTACAATGCCAGTATTAGCACCAACAGTAGTACCAGTTGCAGTAGAAGCAGGAGCATCTACAACAGCGAAAGTAAAGTTAGAATTATCCTTACGCTGAGAAGCAATTGCGCCACCAAATACTGCGCGAACAATTAGAGTATCAGTACCAGAAGTAGCAACATCAAGGTCAGCGTTCTCGCAAGCGAGTGCCACAACATCATCTTGCCACTTAGAGCCAAAAATTTCCTGAGTCATAGTGCCATATACCGGGTCTACTTCGCAAGATTCGGTATCAGCATATGCCAGTGCCTTACCAGACAGGGAAACAGTTGCCGCAGAAGCTGCCGCCCATGCCAAATTTTGTGCGCCTAATGTTCACATAGAGTCGTTAATTCTATGCCGTTCTTTTATGAACTGCTCATGCTTTCACATGAGAGCAGACTATATGTTCAACTTAATTATTCATATCAATATAACCTAAAGAGTGATTATTCAGCACATAATCTACTTCTTCTTTAAGTCTTTCAAGTGTAGGCAATGTATTTCTATTATTGCCTAAAATTCTGATTACTTTATAACCCTGACTTATAAGCCAATGATTCCTTTTGCGGTCGTAATCTTTTCTGTCTTTATGCCAATAAATTCCATCATATTCAACGTCAATCTTAATATCGCCAATCGTTAGCAAACAATCAAGATTGGTGTTTCCAACTGGAAAATTAGGTATGCAATTTTGTTCGCCATACAATTCTTTTAACATTTCAACCATTTTACGTTCTGGCTTAGAAGAAAGAACTGTACCATTTGCGTACATAGACTGTCGCGCTTTTTCAACCAACTCAGGACAATATGTAGGGTTTTCATGACCATATCGTTCTTTCATGGTTTCTTTGAAATGCTTTTGCCCTTGCTCAGTTTGCATAGCATATCTACTTCCGTAAAGCCACTCAATAGTATCTTTTGCACGTTCTTGACAAATCGCAGAAGCGCCAACAGATTTTACACTATATTTTTGCATAAAGGTATCTTCAATTTTCTTGTTTTTGCAATTTTTACAACTTAATTTACCACGTTTAACGCTCTTTCTATAAAAAGCATAATTTGTAATAAATTCTTGTCCGCAATAATCACAAATACACTTTACTTTAGAACTACTGCTATTTTGCAACTCTTTCGCAAAAACCTGAAAAGTATCCCCGCGTTTAGTAAATTCATATCCTAAAGCAGTAAAATGCTTAACATTATTAGAGTTCCATCGTACTTCTACAAGCTGATTTTCGTCAAATATTATAATCACCTTCTTTTTTATATTTTTTTGAATAATTAAGTGCTGTATTTTTCAGCCCACTTGGGCTTACCTTCCCACAAGGAAGTAGTCGTTGGGAGTCTCCCATATACATATTATACTATATATTATAATAATAATCAATATGTACTTAGGGCTTTCTCTGCTAAAGACCCATTTACATTCACTTAGGATTTAACCTTATGAATATCCTACAAATTTTTTCTACTTTCGTAACTACACAGCTTATCGTTTCCAATTACTGTTTGAGTTTTGTAGGCTTTAGGGATTCAAAGCATTTAACACAGAGCTTATACCAGTCACCTGATATAAGTGGCGTTATTTTCAAGCACACCGCTTGAAAATTTTACCATCGAGCTGGAACTGAGGAATATCAGTAATTAGACGACCATACTTAGCAGTAGAAGCCGCTACATCAGCGGTAGAACCAGAGAACAAGTCGTTAATCAGAACAAGGTGCAGTACCTTTGGAACAAACTGAGCCTTAATAGTAATAGACTTAGCGTTCTCATTCTGATAGAAATACTTAACACAATAATGTTCGTTTTCCTTTGCGCCACCGATATTCATCTTCTTCTGGTCAGCGTCAATAGTGCCGATAGACCAGTCAGCGTCAGAAGGCTTCTTATACCAACCGATATAAGAACCAGAGAAAGCGATTGGCTTGTTAGTTAGTGTTACTGCGCCACCAACTGCGCCAACAACAACCTCTTCTTCAGTTACAGAAATGCCACCTTGTTCGAGGTTTACACCAAGGTTTGCGGCAACGTACTGAAGGTTAAACATTGCGTCTGTGATAGAAACAGTCAGTGAAGAATCATGGAAGTATTGACCGTAGAGCAGGTTGCCCTGACCACCGCGTACTTCCTCGGCGGTGATAGAAGAATCGAAAGTGGTATCACTTAGAGTAGTACCAACACCAATCAAGTCCTGACCGTAGAAAAACAGCGCACGAGCAGGGCCAGCGGTGAAAATATTAGCAGAAGCCATACTTTAATTTCCTCCTTGTATAAATAGTTGTTCCAGAGAATCGCCACGGCTCGTATCAGTAGATGTATTGGTAAAGCTACCTTCGCCACCCATCTGCTTAACAAGTTGGTTTTTCTCTGTAATATATCCATCGAACTTACCCTTCTTTTTATGGTAAATCCAATGTTCAAGTTCGTTACCCTTACCACCAAAAAGTGCCACGGGACGAACCGTTGTAAATTCAATTTCACCACAAACTTCGTCAAAAAGCATAATATGGGAACGCAACGTCATCTCAAGCTGTTCTTTCTTGGATAAACCACAATGAGCCGTAATAATTGCACACTTTCGCTCAAAAGTCGGCATATCAATATCTTTGTTTCTTAGCCTATCAGTTTCTTCCATTGCTTTTTTCAAGTCTGGGTTAATATACTCATCATCATATTTTGGAATATTCTGATAGAGAATAATTCTCCGAATATCTTCAAATTCCTTATGAGTAATTTTTATTCCTGCTTCTTCATCCACTATTAACGGTTTGTTAGTTTGTTCGTTAAAAGTTATCGCAGGATGCTCTAATCCCAAACAAAGTTTCAAAATATTAACCAGCTTTTGAACAAAAACTGGCGCTTCAGCCATCATACCAATAATAAACTCAAGATAACTCATAGAAATTATCTTTGCATCATTGACACTGTTTTTGTCAAATGCTATAATGTCAACACTGGATTGAAAAACAAGCCCATGTTTTACATCAACAGGAATAATGTTAATAGTGTTACCCCCCTTACATTTATAGGGGACTGGTTCATCGTAAGCAAAATATACTTCTTTGAGGTATTGTAAATCAATCGCCACAAGCAACATCCTTACCAGAATCGCCCACAAGCGTACTCATATAAAGTTGAACGCCTGTAAATGTTTTACTATTCCCTATGGTGCTTCGGGCAAGATTGTATCTTGACATATCATCACTAAAAGTTAATTTACCAATACCCGCTACATATGCACCATTAAGTACAGCCATAGCACGATGAATAAACAAATCTCCGCGAGATACGGGAATATTCTCATATTCTACCAAAGCCATTTGACCACCATATAGAAAGTCAAACGCATATACTGGTGTTGCCACATACAACTCTTTGGCATGAATATAATAATCATAAATTTTCAAGATGCACTTGCTTTCGGCTATGACATCTTCAACAAGGGGGGTAAGAAAAATGCCATAATCTGCTTGCGCCCCAGTTTTCCAAATAAGGTCTAACTTTTCTGCAAAAGTGAGGTCTGGTTTGCTTAAAGCATCGTAACTATTATACTTTAACAATTTCCAGATAATTTCATCATTTTTTGCTAAATAAGTTAGAATGTTATATGGAATTTGAGGTAACGCTTTCATACTGTTATACATATTATCACCTTACCCCATCATACTGAGTGCTTTAATATTAAATTGTGCTGATACATGACCATAGCTTTCTGTATCACCTTCAACATACAATGTTTGTATGTTTTTTGATGGATTGATACATTCAATAGTCATAGTTGTCCCATCACTGGATAGACGCAAGACCTTATTATTGGTCACACCCTTATCCAATATACATACAAGATTAGTTAGCTTTTCGCCATTTACACTAAATTGTGCGTGCTTAACTTCAAACTGCCTAATACTATCGAATGCGTTTTCCATTGTTACAACCGGAACAATCTCTTGCTTATCGGCAACTGTAACTTTAATTTCGGTGTAAACATCATAATTACCTTTAAGCCGTGCCTTAATAGTGGTTACACCTTTCCCGACAACTTGTAATTTTTCACCATTGGCTACAATAACAGCAGTATCGCTTGAACTCCACACAACAGGTCTATCGACTTGTTCACCGTTAAGAGTAACACAAGCCACAATATCAAGCGACTCTGTGGTATCAGGAATAGTGAAGTCAGAATGATTTAGAACTACAGCATAATCATAAATACCGTTGTTAGCTACTTGATGTACCAAATCATCACCATCATGCAATTCATCAAGTGACAAATCAAGATAAAGAATAGTCGGTTCTTTTTCTTCTACATTTGCCATTAGCGCATTTTGATATGCGGTTAATTTGAACGCACGCCCACCAATAATAAAACGTTTATTATATGTAAACAAACGCATAGTATCTGGATTAGCTTGAACAATAACAATCGCATGGTTATTTGGCGTAATAATGGCATTTGATACTTGCACCGAAGGTGAAGTCATATCGTAATCAAGCACACATGGAACAGTAAAGATTGAGCCGTTTTCTGGGTCAATAATTCTGAGAAAGTTAGTGCAACGGCGAATAGTATTACCACCCACTACACCATCAGAAGGATTTACGAAATCAGAAATCCAGTAATTATTATCGTACTTAAAATAAGTACCGCGTTCTGGAAAGTAATCTAACTCTCTGTACATTAGCGAACGATAATCTGTACCATTCTTCATAAAAGTGGTCGTAGTGCCAATAACCTTACTCATCCACACATGAACCTTATGATAAGTGTTTGCACCAATGTAATCTTGTTCTTCTACAACAGTTTCAACAGCGGTATTCTCCCATTGGTCATCAATAAAGGCTTGTTGTATTCCTCTATACGCATCATTAGGAGTCATACACATACCCATAATCATTTCATTCTCAAAAAATTTGTTAGCCATTGGCTCACTCCTTTTCAAGAATATGGATAATATCAAACACTACTCGTTTTACAGTATCATGGTGTGCGTCTGCACCCAATAAATACAATCCTTTTAGATAAGCGCTAATATCGCTATGGTTCTGACCAAAATACCGTACATATAGCTTATCTATATAACTAAGGTAAGAATCCAGCGTAGCAGAAGTATCATTATCATCAATTGCCTTTTCATATTGAACAAGCACATTGAAGATTTCATCAATTCTATCCATTATAGACCTCCAATCTTATCAAGGTCTTGCACCAGATAATCATTGATTTTCTGATATGCTGATTCACGCTTTGTATTGATAATCACTTGTTCTTCCTTCATATGCTGTGCAGGAGAATGTGTACTAAACGAAGATGTTTGCATTTTTGCGGCGTTTTGCGCCGAATCATTTGTTTCGCGTTCCCACCATTCAAGTACCCAAAAGCAAGCAAGAATATCAATCTCAGTAGGCGTAAGGTCAGATACAAACTCACGAGTTTCTTCATTGTATTCCAAACTTTGCCAACAATCGTTGACAAAGTTTGGAATAGCATTTAGCAGAAAGCCGTCGCACCAAGCATTGTAACCGTCAAGTGACTGATTGTAAATTTTGCCAAGTTTCCAATCATGTACTTTTCGTGTAGCCAAATCTTCTACACGGTCGAAAGGAGTACCCATTGGTTATTCCTCCTCGGCGTTTTGTAGTTCAAACAAGTCCTTACCACTTAGCTTAGACAAGGTGATAAGAATATTGCCATCAACTTCTTGTCCTTTATCCAACTTATCACAAATCATATCAAGAATAATCTGCTTCTGATTATCATTAGCGCCCTTATATGCTTCAATAGCATACTTTGGGTCGTTATCCAGTAGATGTTGTAATTGGTCTTTGCTAAGTAAATAACGATAAACGTCCGTTAGATTATGGTCTGCACGGAACTGCTCATCATCAATATAGATACTGCCAGAACGTACCATATTACTCATATTGGCAACAATAATACTTGCTTCAGTCTCCAAGAAATCTTGGTAATTAAACTGACCATCAATCTTCCAAATAGTAGAACCACGAAGCACTGCCATACCATTAGTCATATTAACGATACGAATAAGACGTTCATTTTTCTTAGCGGGAGTTGACACAGAAGGCGCAGTCATAGAACTCATCAACAGTTGCATTTGAGCCTTAATGTCTGCAAGTTCCTTCTTTAGTGCGTCATTTTCAGCTTCTACATTTTGCATCTGTGCTTGCGCTTCGATTTCAGCAGATTCTACCTTCTTTGGACGACCGCGCCCAGTAGACTTAGTTTCAGCCATTTTTTATATTTTCCTTTCGTTCCTTTAATTTCGATTACCAATTATTACTGGTTGATAGTGTAAATACCTGCGTATGCAGAAGTTGCAAAGAGGAAACCCCATTCCACACGTTGAGTGTAGTTGGTAGTCAGGTCTGCATTGTCATAGAACTGGTTAGAGTTAGATAGGGTTGTGGTCATTACACCCTTCAGTAGCTTATCCTGAGATGGGCTAATAACATAAATCTTGTCATCAGGCAGAATCAGTTCACCAGCCTTAGAAACAGCATTATCCAGCTTCATTACTGTGTAGCCCATAATATTGCGGAGTAGTTCGATAGAACCATTGCCTTCACCATCTACGTTTATACGATAACCAGAAGTAGAATCTGGTAGTACGTTCATTAGAGCGGTTGCAGAGCCAGCAATAATCGGCTTTACACCACCATTACGGTACTGAACGGTTTCACACATCTTAACAAGAGTTTTCATATCAAATGCGCCGTCTACATTCAGAGAACCGTTTGGAATGGTAGCAAGACCACCGTTCAGAGCAACCAGAGCGTCAGTGTACATCTCGGTCTGAACAGACAGCATTACCCATGCCATGAAGTCAGCAATGTTTACACGACCAGAAAGTACATTATACATCTTCTCAAAGATAGTAATAATGTGCTCTTCTGGGGTCAGAGTAACATCAGAATTGAACTTTCTTTGACGGAAAGAAGTGCGTTCCGCACGACCGCCCTTAGAAACAACATAGAAAGAACGTGGCTGAATAGTAAACTTGGTAATATCACCAAAGCCTTGGGTACGGAAATCAGCAAATAGATTAAACTGTGGTAGAATGGTCACAGGAATAATTGCACGGATGGTAGAGTCAATAATGCTCATTGCCGCCCAAGAAACAGACGGGTTGCCAATCCAAGCATTAACATCAAGACCTTCACGAGCAAAGTGAGACTTATGCTCTACTTCAGCCAGAAAAGCCTTGTGCATTAGTTCCTTATTATCTGCGGTCTTTTCGCCATCGCAGAAATAGCGCATAGCGGCATCATAGAAACCAGTCTGAGAATCAGCCGCAAACTTTACGAGTTCAGGATTCATAATCATATATATCTACTCTCCTTTCAATTAGTGATAGTTCTTCATACAACGAAGGTATACAGCAGGTACTTCTTTCATGCCACAAGTAAAAGTACCAAAGCCTTCTACGCGGAAGTAAGCGCCAGAAGCAGGTGCAGAAGCCTGTACAGCACCATACTTACCATTAGCGTCAGCGGGAATAAACTTGCCAATATCACCAACAACAGGCAGTGCATTAGCTGTAAATACTTCCTTAGTTACCTTAATTACATCTACACCAGCCATAAGAGCCTTGACAGACATTGCCTTACCCTTTGGATTGAAGAAATAACGCGGGTCATCGTGAAGCTGAGATTCAAGGTCGTAACCCACTTCTGGAGATGCAACAATCCATACATTGTCAGCGCCAGCTTCAGTAGGAGTTACCTCATACTCAAAACCTTCTACTACACCAGTGCTTTCAACACGGTTAATCTTCTTTAGAGAAACAAGCTGACCATTATCGAGGTCGGTGGTAGTACAAACACCAGCAATGTTTAGAGCATCATTATCCCAGTACATGGTAGAGCTACCATCAAGAATAGCATGATTCATAGCCATAATTATCTAATCTCCTTTACTTAGTTATATTTTGATTTCATTTGTGACCAAAAATCGGTCGGTACATTCGATTCAGTTTCGGTTGGTGCAGAGAAAGACCAAACAGTATTGGTCTGCTTCTTTAGACCCTTCTTCTGAATAGCAGAGAAGCAAGTAGCCTTAACCTTGTTAGACCACGCATCAAAATTGGTAGTATCACAAGCAAGACCTTCTTCGCGCAGTTCGGCAAACTTAGTGTTATCAATAAAGTCCTTAACGTCTGCCATTACCTGCTCAACATTCTTAGAAAGACCTTCCTTCTCAATGCCAGCCTTAAACTCACGAAGGTCGGAAAGTTCTGCTTCTTGCTCAGATAGCTTCTTATCCTTTTCCATAATGATGTTTTCTTTTTCTTCAACATCAGCTTGGAGTTCAGCAAGTTTCTTTTCCATTTCTTCTACAGACATTGTTGTTGGCTCTGGGTCTGACAGCTTCTTCTTTTCGTCATCATCACCATCATCACCTTCAGCTTTATCGTCTGCGTTCTTCTTATCGTCCTTGCCGTCATCACCATCTTCGCCTTCCTTTTTATCAGGCTCAGCGCACTTTTTGACTTCTTCGGCGTTCTCTGGTTCAGCAAACTTCTTTATGTTCTCAGTAGGAACAAAATCAACCTTTACTTCGGTGATTTCGTCAGCGACAGTTAGACCATCTTCTGTATAATTAAAATCAAGACGATACTTCTTAATTACATCGCTGTCATCAACAATAATAGCAAACTTTTGATTATCCTCTTCATAGATACCATCAATGTAATAGTACCAAGAATGGTCACTCATAACAGAACGCAGAGCGCTCCATAGGTTGCCAATGTCAACAGCGGCAAATTCAATTTCCTTAGACATTTTCTTTTCCTCCTTTCCTTCGGAGTCAAGACCAAGTTTCTTATAAATCTTTTCAATTTTAGAAACTACTGTGGTTTCTTCTTCTTTTTTAGCATATCCAAGCGCAGAAGATAGCGCACCACGATTATAAACAAACGTGTCGCCCTTTAACTGCATAATTGGATATTTGAGGTGTTCGGATGGAGATTCTTCCCATCCACTTTCAACCAATGCGTAAACCGATTTTACAAGACTGGATTTATTAGAAGCATCCATAATCTTATTACGCATTGAAGTCTTGTCAACAGAACCCCAATCATCGTCTGACATAGCTTCTTTGGACTTATCTACTTTATAAGATTTATCAGCCATAGCGCGTTTCCTTTCATTCACAAATTTAGTTAAATCGGTGAGATGTTGTCCATTCACTTCATTAAAATAATTCGTAGCTTCTTCTTCGGAAAAGCGAACCATAGTCATCATTGCGTCAGGACAACTGCCGTTAGTAGAAAGACCTAAACAAGTTAAACCATAGATATTAAAAGAAAGCACTTCGCCTTCTTCTTGGTCATCCTTTATCTGTACGGTCATTTCGACAGAAGTATCACGAAGATTTTGTACGTCAAAAATCTCATTAAATTCTTGACCATACTGTTTACTAATTACACAGTACGCCCACGCCTTAACAATTTTTTCGTTGTTGATTTCAACTTCTTCAAACTCAACTTCTTGTTCTTTTGGAAAATATCCGTAAATAATTTCAGAAGGTAGGTGTGTAGTAGCGTCACCAAACTGCACTTTTGCTACAAGAAAATTTCCTAAAATCGTTGAAGCGTCCCTTTTGAGGACTTCTTCGGAAATATCAAAATGATGAGAGTTCCGCGAAGTAGACAAGAAACAAGTCTTAAAGACCGTAAACTTTTCTTCGGAATAATCTTCCAACCATTCGGGTAATGCTTCTTCGATTTGAAAATTTACAATTTTATCCAATATCTCACCTCCGTTCTTTATTTATATTTGAATATCAAGGCTTAAAGGATAATATTATGTTTCTTTAACGCCTTAATCAACTTATTAGTAATACGCCAATAGCAAGTTCCATCTAATTCTCGCCACTCAGGTGGATAACCTGCTTGATGAATCTTTAGAATATCTTCAGAGTTATCCGTGCTAAAATACTTATCGGGTTGTGACGGAGTTCCAATGCGTACCATATTACTTTTCTCCTAAAATCCAGAATTTGTTAATATCATGGTCGAATGCTTGAACATTACCATACGCATCAATCTTATCAGTAAGCAGTATACCTTGCTCAACATACGCATTAAATTCTTTTAATACTTCAAGCAAATCTGCATAAACATGAATATCATTATTGTCCATAGCCACTTTACAAGCGCCCATAAGCATAGTTTGATATTCAAGTAGTAGTTCTTCAAGACGATGAATAATTTCGCTTGGTAGTTGATAATCTTCATTGCCTTCTGGCGTAGCAGGATAGTATACTGGAATATTATAGCGTTCAAGGCATTTCTCGCCCAGAACATCCGCCACAAGCGGAAAATAATGAGCGATATTAAGATGAATCAAACTGGATGTTTGATTAAACGCAAATTTAACACCCAACACACTAACCATACGGTCAATCTTGCGATTCATAAAGAATGCTTGACCAATAAGCTGTTCAACAGCATCTTGTGTTTTTTGTGTTACAATCATTAGATACCTTCCTCACTATCTCTATTCAATTCGCCCGAATCGGACAAATCTCCATCTTCTTTCTTGGGTCTGCCACTTTCACCAGCACTACCAGTATTAGCCGTATTAACATTCATAAGTAACTGGCTATATTCTTCAACCCAGCCCGTGTACTTACTTTCCGCAAGGCTACGTTCAAATACTTGTGGCTCAACACCAATAGCCGAAGCCCACTGTGAAGCATTCATAACCAAACCTTTATCAGCCATCTTGGTTAGCTTATCGAATCTCTTCTCGCGTTCAAATGGATAAGAGCATCCATCAAAAGTAAAGTGGAATTTATATTTCTTTGTCAACTTATTAACAAAGAAATCAAGAAAATTCTCAAACTGATAATACAGTGGCTTCATGGTATTATACTGGTCAATAATACCTGCTTCAATTTCAGCATTACTCATTCGGTCAGACGAATAAATAACACGACTGATACCAGAACCAACGCCAGCGGTAGTAGCAAGCGTATTTTCATACATATCGCTATTGCTATCAACAAACTGATAGAATTTGGTATTTTCAAGTGGTAGCGCCGCAATCTTTAGCAAATTACCAAGACCAGCCTTTGCCTTTGCCATAAAACCGCCAAGGGTTTTTGGGTCAATAGCAAATTGGTTAGCCTTTTGAGATTTTGCACTATCAAATAGTCGAATTTCACCCGCAAGAATAGCCGAAGCACCAATAATATCCTTATCTCGCTGTAACTTCTGGATTTCGGCAGAAGTGATAGCGTCTTTCAAGAAAGGAGCAAGATATGGCGTGGTATTAAAGTTCTCTGGATTTTGCTTAAAAACCCATGAACCATCCTCAGGGGAAGTCTGTCCCCAATAAGCATATTTACCAGTACGTCTATTCAACGGTTGGGTAGGACGATAATTATACAATCTACCATCGCCGTCAATAAACATTTGACGATACATCTTAGCCATAGAAGGGTCGAAACCTTCAATATCAACACCGGGATTTAAGAAATAGCTATAATCAAAGTCATATAGTAAGCCTTTCTCCCAATATCCAGTAAGCATACAATATTGTTGTGGCATTATTTGTAGCGCATATTTCATACCTTGATTCTTCCACTTAGTCTTTCTAAACCAAGTAAAATAAGCACCGTGTAGTAGGACTTCAACTACACATCTTCTAAACTCGTCTTTATACTTAAACTTATCAAGAAAATCATATACTCGCTTCTTATCTTCTTCATATTCTTTAGAATTATAATCTTGCTGAGAATAAGCATTAGTACAAGTTATAGACAAGTCAAAAGCAAGCACATTTGCATAACTATATAAAGTACGCTTAAATACCATATCATAGTTATTCATAAAGTCCATAAAGGACTGCAACGTGCCAGCATCTTCTTTATAAGACGACAATGCTTGTTGAATAGATTCAAGCGAAGGAATACGAGGATTGTTGTTTAGATTTTGCAATAATTGATTGCTCATCATTGGAGAATACATACCGTATTCGCCTGACATAGCGGCAATGGCTTGTGCAAAATCAATGACATCCTGTACGTCTTGTTTTGAAATAGAATCTGCCAATCAAATCCTCCTTTCTTTAATAATCACCACACAAGCTGAATTGAATCAATATCAAATTCATCTTGTGCTATATCTTTATTCCATCTGTTTTCAATTAAAGTAGCAATATAATTACCATAGGCTAAAGCAACAATACGGTCTTTTGTGCCATTTAACGGCTCAGAAAGACGCACCTTATCTTGCTTAAACTCAGCTTTAAGGTTGACTGCTTCTTTTATCAATTCTTCTGTGTGATTGTATGGAGCACAAGCAACGCCATACTGTTCAGAAGTCATTTTGAAATATTCGCCATTGTCAACTAAAGTTTCTTGGAAATCGTTAGTGTCAATCAAGAACTTAACATTACCATACTCAAGCTGACGGCGCATTTCTTTCCACACAATATCGTTAAGTGTTGAAGAACCCTTAACAGGAATAATGCAAGGAATAGCGTGTGGGTCAACTGTACGCATCTTATAATCTTCAATTTTGCTATCAATAGCCACTGCTGAAACATATTCAGTTTTATCACTGATAGTAAAACCGTGACTATTCCATGCGCGTCCTCTTTCTGGATGCTCCCAAGGTTGAGTGAACAAGTTGTAAATGACTTCACCGCCAGACTGTTGGTCGTCAACGATGTAGTCAGCATTATACTTATATATTATCAGATTCGTGATATAATCCAGCATCTTTCCATTTGAATCCGTATGCTGAATTTTCATAGCCTTTAGCACATCTAAGAATAGGAGTAGCACCTTTCGGATGCCCGATACTTCTTGCAGCTTCAGAAGCGGAAACATAAGTACAAATATAGTTTCCTTCTAAAGTGTAACATTCAACTTTTCTCATTCTTCTGTTCCTATTCGGGTTTTTGTTCATTGCTTCGCTCATTTTCTTCTTTGATTCAGGTGTATGATTTTTACCCTTCCAAGAATGCTCATGAGTTTTCCAATATTCTTTGAAAAATTCAGAAGTTGCTTGTTTTTCTTCTTCTGTATATTTATGATGATTAGACCAAATTTCAGGATAATTTTCATGTAATTGCTTGGCTTTCTCAGACATTAGTTCTTTTGTTTCTTTTGAATGAGTTCTGCCAAGCCAAATTGTTTCGCCATTAGCTATTCTATCAAGCATTCTCTCGGAACACGCTTGCTTATATTCTTCGCTTCTTTTTACACCGCGACAGCTACCTGCGATTTTGCAAATATTATATCCATAATCAGAATTATAAGACTGAAAATAATCCATCCAATATTGTTCTCGTTCATTCAACTTCTCTTTAGGAACGTCTTTTTCAAGAATTGTTATTTCAAAATTATCTATTCCATATTTATTTACAGCTTTTTTCATATAATCATTAAAATCATTTTGATTATATCTAACAAATCGTTCTCCGAGGTCTTGTGTTTGACCTACATACTTTTTGTTATTGATTAAATTTGTCCATAAATAAATACAAGAGTATCGAAATTTCTTATTGTGCTTAATTTCATAACATTTCATATCACTTATCAACCTTTCTGCAAAAAAGTTAATATATAATAGGGATAATCTTCATTATTGCAGTAAATCAGAAAGGTAGCTACTCCCTGTCTCCCTATTATATTCTGTAAACAAGTTCGTTATTCTTGTCTGCTTTCGCCTTCATATTTCTATGAAGAATAGACCATATCTTCTTCCATTTCTGGAAGTCTACTACTTCGGGGCACTTGCCCCTACTCCCTTACGGGATGGTCGTTGAGCCTTGCTCTGTTCGAGCCTTGGTTGCTGATTGTCCAATCTATATTGTTTTCAAACATTCACGTTTAGGCATATTTCATCCTTACGTTGTAGTCAATATAGCTCTAAGGATATTCCAGCAGTTAAGTAGATTTATTACTCCTATGTTACCATAAGAGAGGACAATAATGTTCATCCCAATATAGTTCACGAATACGATTTACTGCACCAGTAGAATCAGAAGCCTCCCAACCTTGAATATAATCAACATGACGCTCAAAATGATTCTCTTTCCAATGCAAAGACATACAAATAATAATCGTATTGTCGTTTGCTTTTCGACCAGCGCCCTTTACTGTATTAGCAAATGCGTAGTCAACAAGAATCAAGCGTACTTCATCTTCGCCCTTCGGTGGATTGTAAGGCACGGTTTGAGTTATAACTTCGATATTTGTTGGAGGAACAAATGCTTTTTCAAGCGTTTGGTTTTCTTTGAATTGCTGAATGGTAAAATAGGCGTGTTCATTTTCGCCTATCGCTTCATTAAGATATTCCATACGGAAAGAAAATTCTTCCGTAGTCTTTTTAGCACGGCGATAGTCGCCCCATGTCTTTAGACCGTTATCAATATTATCGAAAAAGTCTGAAGCGAAAACATTGAACACTGTCTTTTTATCGTCAAACCAACCTTTAACACATTCCTTCCAAAGTCCATACCACCATTGATATTTATATTTGGAAGAAGTTAGATAAATAGCCTTTGATTCTTCAAGCCAACGTGGGTTGTTTGCATATTCTGGATTGTTGTTCAAAAACACTGGCTGACGCGGATAAAGCATACCATCAAAGATTTGGTCGATACTCGCCTTCTTCATAATAGCAACTTCATCATAAATTGTGAAGTTTGAACGCACACCACGGCTGGACTCAACAGGAGCAAGGACACGCAATACACTATTGTTCAGCGTATTTTCAATCTTATAACCGTCTTGTGGTTTAGTAATAACAAGCCACTGCTTTTCATAAAGATACAACAAATATGGTGATAATTTTTTAACCAATTCACTTAATATCTTATCTTCTACAATTTTGTTTGCTTGGTCAATGGTAGAAGCAGTAACAACAATCCAACAGTTTGGGTAAAGCATCAGTTTACAAATTGCGGCAAGAGCGGTAATAAATGACTTTGCGCCACCACGCCCAGCACGCCAAAAGAACACATCGGATGTGCCAATCTCATGCAACGCTTCACGCTGATATGGTTTTAGACCAATACCAAGATAAAACTCTGCGTATATATCCCAATTACGTCTAAATAATGTGTCCCATTCAATTACTTTTTCTTCTTGCTCTTTTTCAAGCAAATCAGCACCGCTAACTGTCCCTCGGAGTTCTTTCGCCATAAACTTACGGCGAATACCGCCCATAGCTGGTAAGCTATTTCCCATATTATCCCTCCTGCAATGTTACATCAGGATATTCACGAGAACCAGTTACAGCATTTCTAAGAGAACGCTTTAGCATTGCTTTTTCTTTCTCGTAACCCACCATGTCAAGATATTTCTGCAAATCTTCACACTCGGCAGGTTTGCTATATTCAATCATAGCGACTTTCTTTTCAAACGCTTTTTGCTCATCGCTAATATTTTTTGATTGAAAATCATTTAATTTAAGCAAAGCCAGTTGCTTATTCAAAGCATCTTGTGCTTTACTAATCTCAGCACCGTCACCCGATTCATTAGCTTTACGCAAACGCAATTCGCATTTGCACAAATCGCGGTAACGATTCATTAAGTTAGTGTCCATTTCAAGAATATCTGCGGTATATTCATCAAAGGTTCTATTCAAAAAATCATAAGAATCTCTGTCAATCTTACCGTCAATTCCTGTAAATTTACCCCACTTCTCAATTTCTTCCTTCATATTCTTCAGCGGTTTTTGTTCAGTGCGAATTTTTTCCGCTTCTACTTCAACCGTCTTTAGAAAATCAGTCAACATATTAGTAGACTGCAAAAAACCAGTATACGGTTCGTTCCATTGCGCCATAAAACTAAGATATGTCACAAATAAACTTGGTTTCTTTGTAGAAGCGTCTTGAAGCCTAAGAATAGCTTTCTCATAAATTTCATTGATAAATGGAATATTTACTTGAGCCAACAGTAACCACAAGCCTGCGGCTTCGCTTTTCGTTTCAGCAATATATCTCTTTAACAGTATATTGCAACAGTTACGACAAATAGGAATATACTTATCGTGATATGGGGCAGGACTTTCATTGAAATAGTTCGCTAACTTAACAGTTCCGCAAATAGGACAACATCGGTCTGTTCTGCGTAACTGTTTTGGAGGTGTAGTTGCCATTTCAAATTTTCCTTTCTTTCAAAATAACAAGGGCAGGAACTATTGCTCCCACCCTGTTTTTCCAACGCTGTGCAGTATCGTGTCGAAGAACGACTTACACCGAGATAGGGCTTACGCCCAAGACCAACTCCTTTCATGCTTTAGTGAAAATTTCACAAGTGGACAAAAGTAGTGACCTCCTTACGTTGTTTATTTTACAATCTAACATATCCCATGTCAGATTACTTTGTTTAATTCAAATAATAAATTTTGCTTAAATCTCTGCCGTTTTCATTATATACGGCAAAGTAAACGCCAGCACGACTATGTTTTTGAATACTCTTAGCATATGGGTCAGTGCCTACAGTAGACGGTACACGAATCACTTCGCGGTCGCCCATATAACCAACACCCGCTGGCTTGGCTTCGCTTCTATGAAGATGACCAGCATACAAGCAATCAATCTGAATATCATAGAAATTCTCATAATAATTTGCCAATTCAATAAGATTATTTATTTCACCATGAGCAAACAGCAGATTATTACCATATAAACAAGTAAAGTATACATCACCATACGGTTCTACTGTAATATCTGGTTTGCACCCTTCAAGACGCATTTCAATAAACTTGTGAATAATCTTAGCAAATGTTTCTTCTGGGAATACGGCGGGCTGAGTTAAAATTCTATTAACATCGTGATTGCCAGAAATAATAGCAAATTTCACTGGAACTTTCAGCTTTTCTTGAACAGCAACAAGCCATTGTGACATAAACTCAGAAAATTCAATAACTGCGTCTACAACATTGGAACGTAGCTTTTGTAAACTACCCATGCGGAGGACATTTTCAATTGCGTCCCCGCAACTAACAATCAGCAGTTCATCATAACCAAAGTTATCAGTTTCAATCATAGAAAGTAATCGCCACATACGCTCTTTGAAAATTTCTTTATCATAAGCATTGATAATCTCGCCATTTAGCCCTTTGAGAACAAACGTTGAATCAAAATGCTCATCAGCAAGCACAAGAACACCTGTACTTTTAGAAGGCTTGGTAAAATGTTCGTGTTTAATCTTAACTGGTTCAAGACGCTTAATCGCGTCTACAATCATTTCGTCAAGAAGTTCGTGTCGAGCAACCTTGCGATAATATTCTTGGTGCTCAAGATTGGCGCTTTGAATTTTCTTCCGTTCCTTAACTAATTCTTCTTTTGCTTCAATAAGACGATTAACTCTATCTTCGTCATTTAGAGTTTTAATCTCATCTGCGTCAAGTCGCTCTAAAAATTCACCAAACAGCACAGCACATCGTCTTAGGGTTTCGTCAGAATAAATCTTTTCACCAACAATCGCTTTACACCATTCAGTATAAGAAATTTCGTCATTTTGCAGAGCCTTAGTTGCTTCTTCAACGAAAGCAAGATAAGACTGCGTTTCCTGTCGTTCCATTATTATTTTCCTTTCGTTGATGATTCCTCAATGGGTGGGCTAAACCCCAATTTACACACCCACCCATCGGAGGAATCCCGTATTTCTCTCCATAATAGCGACGCTTCAAAAATATTAAAATCGCTGTTTTGCAATTTTTAACTTTTAATATCTTCATTATTTTGAGAAATTTCATCATTTTCTGCAACTTTTTCTGTTTGAACGGGCGGTACAACCCTTCTTTTATGCTTCACTCTTTTAGCTTTAGCCTTTTTACAACATTCATCAGAACAGAACCGATGATTACTCTGCAATGAAACGAACCTATCACCGCATTCTTCACATACCTTACCAAGACCTGCTGTGTTCTTTTTTAAGTTCTCAACAAGTACATCACCAAAAGAAGCCCATAATGTTTTTTTCTTCATGTTGTTTGTTTTAATCATGTAAAGATACATAACCAACGTATTAACCACCACGTTAATATCTTCATTTGTTTCTTCAAGAATATGCTTGCGAATCTGCTGGAACATATACATATCTTCCTGCTTTGCATTTTCGGCTTCAGTATTAAACAAATATTGGTGTCTGTTCCAATAGTTATATCTTTCGACAATCTGATTATCTTCACTAATACTAAAACCATAATCAAGATTCATCAACATACGATAATCAAAATTATCACACATTTTCACGAACTTAACGCGAGTGGTCGGGATTAACTGGCAAATACGGTTCATAGTAGAATTATTTGGTGGTTCTACTTGTGACTTTTTCTTATCTTTAGCATAAATGAAAAAATATGGCGGCTTTGCTTTTGTGTATCGTTTCATCATTTCTTCAACTTCAGAAGGTGGGTCAACTTTCCACAGCGTCTTAGCGTAATCTCCTTTGTACCCTCGGTTTCCCGATATTTATTAGGGGAGTAGACTAT